GCCCAGCTTACACAAACTCTGGTGTTAACGCTGTTACTTCAGCCGCAACAGTTCAACCTCAAGGTCCTAAGTTAGACTTTTTCACTATCACTAAAGATACTGGAGCTTTCACTACAGCTAATATCAACACAATCGTTCAAACGGTTCAACAATTAGCTACAATTTACATCTATGAGTACACAGACGCTTCTGATGACACATTCGCAATGGCTATTTATCCAGTAGGCGCATGGACAACAGCAACTATGGACACAGCAGTTACAGCCGCTGGTGTTGCAGTTACAGTTGCCGCTTCTGCAACATTCACAGGTTAATTTTTAACTTGAATAAAAGGACCCGAGAAATTCTCGGGTTTTTTTACCTCTATTAAATAGTAGTATGAGTTTTACTATTACTTGCTACACGCTATTTGATATTACACCTACTGGTGTAATGAATAGACATCGTCCTGTAGTTGATGAAGAAATACCAAATTGGTTACTACGAAGAAACACGCAATGTAATTTTGATACGGTAGTACAATCAATTTCATTAAGAAGTCAACCTGACGTTAGAAGAAAACCAGAAAAAATACAAATACGTTTTGATCAATTTACTAACTTTGGATTTTTATACCAACAAATTGAAAATGAAACTTATGATTGTTGGTCATTTGACTTTGACATTCAGCATCCTAGTGTGTTTAATGATGGTATAAATGAGTTAGGATCATTATATAGTGATTGTGATACAGTTCCTATGATTAAAACCGATACAGCTTGGAACAAACTTCCTGCGTTTTTGGATACATCAGATGAACTTAGAAATATATATTTTAAAGTTGTAAACTATGGTTAAACGTAATAATCCAGAAAAACAGTTGGAAAGGTTAATGAAAGCTGACTTCCTAGGGGAAATAGAAGATATTATTATTTTTCAAAATACTGATGGAAGCTATGAACTATTCAATACATATCACATTGATAAAACAATAAAAAATGAATATGTTGTTACAATGTCAACCACATTTACTACACATTCATTTAATGAACTAAAACATGCTGTGGCTTGGTGTACTTATGATAAACGAAATTTATTATATCAATCTGAACGGATATTATTATTGGATAACTTACTAGCAGGTTTAGATGTTGACATATCATTACATACCAAAATATTTAAAAATACTAAAAATTCCGATGATAAATTGATTTTTTTAGCCAAATTAAGTGAAGATAAACTGAAAAAAAAGCTGATTACTGATGAATTGTATACTTATATTAACGATTCTAAGCGTTGGCAGACTAACAGATTTAACAGAAAACCCGTACAATAAAACAAAAAAGATAAATACTTTATATTAGTCTTGGAATATAACTATGAAACTAACTGAATTTGACAACAAAAAAATATCAACTGCTAAACAGGCGTTGAATGAACACTATTCTCTTCCGTTCAATACAAAGAGAATGACCGTTACGGAAACTAAGTCTATGCTTAGTAAAGTTCGCGGATTGATTAATGAAACTAAATCATCTGCTGAATTTTACCAAAGCCAAACTAGTCCATCGTACATGAAACTAGTGTTTATGGAACAAGCATTAGCTGACCATTTTAGCTATTTGCAATCACTACCCAAAACTCGTATCGTTGTAGAAAACGAAGAAGTTGAGAAGTCACAGGTTGTTCTTGCAGCCCAAGACATGGTAGACCAAATACAAAAGATGGTTGAAGAAGTATCTGATATGCTAGTAAAAGAATTACCAGCATTAACATCAGGTGTTCAATCTGAGATCGGTGTGAATGAAAGTGAATCTTTCAATCAACAAGTTACCGAAGCATTAACTTCTGTACAGGCCGCATTGACACAAAGTAAAGGTACAATGCAATCTGCATTGAATGGCATTACTGGTCAAGGCGGTGATATGATGGGCGGTAACCCTGCTGATAACGCATTTGGCGATGATTCAGGTGATATGTCTGCTGATTTAGATATGGATATGTCTACTGATGACGGTGAAGATGAATTCAGCGTTGATGATGATGTTTCTGTTGAAGAACCAGATGAAGAAATGCCCGTTGCAGGCGCAGGCCGTGCAAAGAGATAATGAGATTATTTGAGCTTTCAAATCCAAACCCACTATTAGTAAGATTAGTTGCTGTCACAAGTCAGTTAACTAGCGATATTGATAGTGGTGTTGAACATTCTGACTGGTCAGTTGATGAGTTATTAAATTATTATAAAGATAACGATATCATATTAGCCAAAGAAGATTTGTATGATATGATTAAAAAGCCACCATTGAAGAATAGTATTACAAACATTCAAGGTGATAAGGTTATATTTAAAGGTCAAGAGACCCCAGTAGAACCTGAAGAAGAAGATAGTAAAAAAGTTGTCAAACAAATGGCACAAAAAGCAATGAAGTAAGATGATAACAATCACTGAAAAAGCTTCAAACAAAATAAAACAAATAATAACAAAACGTGGTAAAGGTCTAGGAATACGAATAGGCGTCAAGACCACAGGTTGTAGTGGTTTGGCATATGTTTTGGAATATGTAGACTACTACAAATATGATGAATCCATAATAAATTACGCACAACCTAATTTTATTGTGTTAGTAGATAAAAAACATGATGTTTATTTAAAGAACATGATAGTGGATTATGTACGTAATGGGTTAAATGAGGGTTTTGAATTTAGTAATCCAAATGAGCGTGACCGATGCGGTTGCGGAGAAAGTTTTAGAGTTTAACCTAAACTCTTGCATTGGGTTATAAAATATATTATAATAGTCTAATGTACATTCCAAACAAATATAATTATGTTCCTTTACTTAGGGAAACAATAAACGGGTCACGAAAATATGCCACACCCGATGGTGAGAAACTTCCTAGTGTTACAACGATACTAGATGCTACTAAAAGTGAAGAATCTAAACAAGCATTACAAAATTGGCGTAAGCGTGTAGGTGTTCAAAAAGCACAAGAAATCACAACAGAAGCCGCAGGCCGTGGAACACGAATGCACAAGTGGCTTGAAGATTACATTAAGACAGGAGTACTCAATGAGCCCGGAAGCAATCCGTATAGCTTGCAAAGCCATAAAATGGCCCAATCAATCATTAATGAAGGTCTTGTTAAATGTAGTGAATGGTGGGGTACAGAAGTTCCTTTGTATTATCCAAAAATTTATGCAGGGACGACAGACCTAGCAGGTGTTCATGATGGTGATGAAGCTATCATGGATCATAAGCAAACAAATAAACCTAAAAAACGTGAGTGGATTGAAGATTATTTTGTTCAATTAGCGGCTTATGCTAATGCACATAATGAAGTTCATGGCACAACTATCCGTAAGGGTGTTATTTTTATGTGTTCTGCCGCAAATGAATATCAAGAATTCATTTTAGAAGGCTCTGAGTTTGACAAGTACACAGATATCTGGTTTAAGCGTGTTGAAAAATATTACATGAGCTTTCTATAAGAAATAATGATAAATAAGTGTAAATCTTCAAAGAATTACACTTATGGCCATTATACAGATATCTAAAATCCAACAGCGTTCAGGTAACCTTGTAGACCTGCCACAGTTAGACGAAGCACAGCTTGGCTGGGCAAATGACGCTAAACGTCTTTTTATAGGCACTACAACACCCAATCCAAATGAAAATGTTGAAGTATTAACAGCATATTCAAATATTACCTTTAGTCAAATTAACGGTAGTGAGGGCAATTTAAATATTTCTGCAGCCAGTAATGGTGAAGTATTAAGCTATGACGGAACCAATTGGGTTAATAAAGGCGGAACAACTGGCGGTGAAATCAATTTAGGAAGTGTTTCTAATATCACTATTACAGGTGGTGCTATTGGATATGTTTTAGAAACTGATGGGTTGGGTAATTTATCTTGGACTCCTAAAGGAACATTATATACCGAAATTGTCGCAATTTCTAGTGCCAGTACTGGTATCATGACAGTTGCAAATACAACACCGTATACTAACGGCCAATCAGTTACTATATCAGGTGTTTTAGGTGCAAACGCAAACAATGTTGTCAATGGTCAAACATTCTATGTAGAACTAGCAGTAGACTTTGCAACAACAGGTAACGTAGGCTTATATACTGATGCAAGTTTGACTGCTGGTTTGAATACTACTACACTAACTGCTACTGCAAATACAGGTATAGCTACTTCTGTAATTTCATCAGGTGGCGGGGCAGCCGCTGCCGGCGGAAGCAACACAACAATTCAATTTAACGATAATAATGTAATTCAAGGTAATGCTGGATTTACATTCAATAAAATTACAGGTGCAGTTGCTATTCCAGGAAATGTAACTGCAGGTAATGTGTCGGGTACATTATTAACCGGTACATTAACAACAGCCGCACAACCAAATATTACATCCGTTGGCACATTAACATCATTAGCAGTTACCGGCAACATCAGTGGTGCAAATGTAACTGGTACACATTATGGCGCAGCTACTGGGTTAACTTCAATACCCGGTGCTAATGTAACCGGTACTGTAGCTAATGCAACATATGCTGTAACTGCAGGTACTGTAACAACTGCGGCACAACCAAATATTACAAGTGTTGGCACATTAACATCATTAGCAGTTACCGGCAACATCAGTGGTGCAAATGTAACTGGTACACATTATGGCGCGGCTACTGGATTAACATCTATTCCCGGTGCTAATGTAACCGGTACTGTAGCCAATGCAACTTATGCAACAACTGCAGGTAGTGCGACAACTGCAGGTACTGTTACAACTGCGGCGCAACCAAATATTACAAGTGTTGGTACATTAACAAGTGTTACTGTTAGTGCTAACGTTACAACCGGCGGAATTAAAACAGACAATTATTATTATGCTAATGGGGTAGCTATTAGTTTTTCGGGTGCATATAGTAATAGCAATGTAGCAAGTTATTTACCTACATTTACTGGTACAGTAGGAGCCACAACGTTAACAGCCGGTTCCAATGTAACAGTAGGTACAATTACTGGTAACTGGTCATTGAGTTCTGGTTCAAGATTGAATGCTACATACGCCGACTTAGCAGAATATTATGAAGCAGATAAACCATACGAATCTGGAACTGTAGTAGAATTTGGTGGATTCAAAGAAGTTACAATAGCGGAAGATGGCACAACAAGGGTAGCAGGTGTAGTATCAACTAATCCAGCTTATGTGATGAATTCACAATGTAAAGGTGATTATATTGTAGCATTAGCATTGCAAGGACGTGTGCCATGTAAAGTTCGTGGAACTGTACGCAAAGGTGACATGCTAGTAAGTGCCGGCGAAGGTTATGCTAGACCAATGGTTCACCCATATATTGGTTCAGTAATTGGCAAATCATTAGAAAATTTTGATGGTATAGAAGGTATCATTGAAGTAGCAGTCGGAAGACTTTAAAATAATAGGAAAAATAAAATGGCATCATACGTATATACAGGCAATGCAGTATCACAACAATCAGCAAATATTGCTACGGACAAGATTAGAATATCAACTACGGGTGTAGGTGTTCACCTTGTGACAGGTTATCCTAGAGTAGCTGGTACTGGTACAGCAACGGCAGCAACTAACAGTGCAACAGTCACTGGTGTTGGGACAGCATTTAATACTCAACTGTCAGTTGGTGCTTGGATAGGTAACACAACCGGAACAACCGTAGGAATTATATCAAGTATTGCAAATGCTACTAGTTTAACACTAACATCTAATGCAAGTGTAGCACTATCAAATGTTGCATACACTTTCAACAATGCGGGAGTTCCTTATGCAATTGCTACACAGCAGTCAGCAATTTTTTCTGCTAATGACTCCTACAATAGTGTTTATTGCGGTCAAGGCAATGTAGTAGCGTTTCTTACTACTGGTAGCGGCGCAGGATCTGAATTCAGTATTACTGAACTTGGTGCACCACATGCCAATACAGGTACTCAATAATACAGTTTTTAGATAAATATATAATACACTTGCATTCTGCAAGTTTATGCAGTTACCCACTGCGTAGCGGCTAGAACCCGCTAATTTTATAAAGGAAAATCAAATGGGACGTCCTCTAAAAATCGCAAAGGCTCAAGCAGTCTTAACAATTACTGATACAGCCGCTACAGGCAGTATCGTTACAATATCAGGTGGAAATCTAACAACATCGCCAACTGTTGGTGTAGCTAAAGGAATGCCATTCCAAGTAGCCACTACAGTCGGTGGTCTAACCGCAGGTGTTACATATTTTATAAATTCAATACTATCAAACACTACATTTGATGTATCTGCTACAGATTTAAGTGTTCAACCACAAGTTATGGCAACATTAACTGACACAAGTAGTCAAACAGTTAGTATGTCAGTTGGTGTAGTTGATGCTTACTTCAATAATCCAGTCGGTGGTGCAGGCTTCCCTGCAACTAACGCTAACACATACGGTGTAGTTGGTGGCAATACTAGTATTGTTGGTAAACAAGTCTTAACACGTGTTGCTATTGGTATTAATGGTACAGGTACATTGTATTCTGCTACAAATACTGCATATGTAACTGGTATTGGTACTGATTTAGCTAATACATTAAGTGTTGGTTCTGCTATTCAGGTAGCAAGCGCAAACATTAATGGTAGCACAGACTACACTAGTATAGGTTTTGCAAACACAGTTCCAGGATTAACAACAGTTGCGGTTGCTAATACACAAAATACAGGTAACATCATTGGTACTTCAGGTAATGCTCAAACATTATTAGCCAACGGAACAGTAAGATTTACTGCTAACTTAGGTGGTCTAGTTTCTGGTCAAGTTTACTTTGTCAAAGCAATCGCAAACGCCGCCGCATTTACTGTTTCTACAACATTGGGCGGTGCTGAAGTTGACTTGTCAAGTGCTACTGGTACACCAGACGCACAACAAGATGTAGTTGAATTAGTTGCAAATGCAGCCGTAGCTTCAACTGGAGCCGCATTTGTTTATGCAAATGATGAAGCTGGCTTTATTGTTCGTCAAAAAGGCAAAACAAAATATCTAGTAACAGGCGGCACAACTGGTTTAACAGCACAATGCTATACTGCTAACGTTGCAAATACAGCGTTGACACCAAATACAATGAACATCTTGTCTACTGATGCAGCCTCTGCTACAGCATATGTTTCAAGTATTAATGACTATAACTCTGAAGTGTTCCCAACACAAGTTGCAGCCGGTTCATTATCAGCAGGTACTGTTTACACAATTTACAGTGCAGGTACAACAAACTGGACAGCAGTTGGTGCAATGGCTAATATGACAGGTATTACATTCACTGCTACTGCCTCAGGATCTGGTACAGGTACTGCTGTTGCATATAGTGTTAACCCTGACATTATTGCTACATTCAATACTGCGGCGGCTGCTAATGCGGCTAACGGTCAACCTAATCCGATCGTAGTAATTGCTAGTGCTTAATCATGGCAACCGGTAGAACTATTAAAATGCCAAAAACTGAAACCGAAATTGCAGTTCTTCAGGTAGAAGTTCAAAACATCACCGATGATATTCGTGAAATAAAAACGGATATCAGAGATATACACGTTGAAATGGTAAAAAACAACGATGATACTAGAGTGATGTTAAAGGGCATGAAGGACGCTAGTTCTTCAGCACATCAGGCAATGTCTGAAAAAATCTCTGCTTTAGAAAAGTGGCGATGGATGATGATGGGCGCCGGAGTTGTAATAGGATCACTGGGATTTGATACAATAGCAAAATTGCTAAAATAAAAAAAGAGACTTAGGTCTCTTTTTTTGTAAGTGATTTTAATTTCTTCTGTACAACATCAAAGTTTACTGTACTAAATAACCCAGGATGCAATGGCTTAGGATATTGATTATCACCTACCCAAGCATACCCACAATGTTCATAATTTAATACTGGAATGAATTCTTCATCTATCTTGCAAAAAAACGTATGATATGTGAATGTATTATTAACAAACTTTTGTATTGGTACTAGTTTTGCATGATCTGGGAAGTACCCAATTTCTTCAGTACATTCTCTTTCAATACCTACAAGTAACGTTTCACCATTTTCTATTTTACCACCTGGTATTCCCCAATTGCCCGGATTTTTATTATCCGTTCTAAGTAAGTATAGGAATCGTTGTGTATTTTTAGCGTAAAAGAAAACGCCTGCTGAGATATTATTCATATGCTAACATATTATAGCATAAAGTAAATTAGATTACAATACTATAATCACCCTGGTCGTACCAGCCTTCCCAAGATTTCATCCATGCACCTTCGGTATTAACATAGCGATACTGTATGCTAGTTGTCAAATTGGTAACATATTCAACTGTAGTAGCTTGGGCACTATCAAATGATACAAACCATTCTCCCATAGAACTATCATATTCAATAATATCATTGGCATATGCTACTACATTACCCCATGCGATAGTAGTATCACCTTCGCTACCTATGTTGTCTACTATTAAGTAACGCATTCCATTTTCTGCGGGAGGTAACCCTGCATTTGGTCCTGTGACTAATGGGTTAATCACGCTGTCTACAGGATCCAATGTATTTTGAGGCAGGGTATCTGGGTCAATATCATATATCAATAATCTATCATCTACTGGGTCAGGCACAATAGTACCTACAATCTCAGTGTCCATAAAAGGATTCTGTAACCATATCTGACTAATACCCGGTCTTACAGTTCCGTATACATTCAATAGACTTGACCAATACAAACTTGTATTAGGGTTAGGTGGTAAATCTAAATCCTCATTGCTTGGATAAAAATCTTGATTAGCTGGTAATAATTGTAAACTATTACCTATCAATAGTAACTTGTATCCATATGGAGTAATCTTTTGTCGTGTACCTAATAATAAATCATCATTCTGTATATCATCTAGTGCTTTACCAGAGAATATACTTGCTATAATCTTTTCAATAACACCCATCTTTTTAAGTTTAGCCGCATTGCTAATCCATATAGGCATATAGAATTTCCAACTCATTACATCAATAGGATTACCTGTACCTTGTGGTATGCTACGACTGCTGAAGGTTAAACCATCTTGGTAAACAACTGATAGTGAAGTCCAATCAATAAAGTTATCAGTACTTTGTATTTCTAATGAAGGATTGAATAGTGTACCTAATTGTTCAATCAATTGTAATTTTTGATTATAATTAGTTGTCCACAAATCTACAGTCATTCTTAATGTATAAGGTACAGGCATCAATCTTTCAACAGTAAATGCTTGCCCTTGCACTGTTTCATAACTTTGAGTTTCTGTATTGTAACTACGTTGACGAACTTGTATCTTGTCAATGAATGTAGGATCTTGTGTTCTACGTTGATCGTATTCTAAAGCAGTAATATAATAAGTGATTAACGGTGCGCTAGGTAAATTGCTAGCACTATTGTTAGCAATAATAGTACTTGCTTGTCTACTTGAATCACCATACATAATTGGTACACGAACAAGTATTTCATTACCTGCCGGGTCTTTACCTTTAGTAACATACCAATTACTAAAGATTTTTCCAAATTGAATTAGAAATCTGCGGACCTGATTATCATAAAAGAAAGCTGCCATATATTATATTACCGGTGGAATTGGATCTGGTGCTATTGTCAAAATAGTTGACAATGCTTGTTTCTGTGGTATACTTGTACCATCAGTTGTTATTGTTACATTACTATTATTTATGAAGCTAGATTGTTGTGACAAATCTGTTTCAGTGAATCCTGTAGGCGTTCTGACATTTTTAGATATACGAACCCATATTCTACCATCCCAACGATAGAGAATTTGCGGTAGATAATCTGTACGTAAGAAGTATGCACCCACTTCTGGATTTTGCGGGAAAGCAATTCCTGCCCCTGTTGGGAATCCATTTGGTGCTTCTGCAGTGCCATCTAAATAGCCAGTTGTATAGCCAAAGCTTCTTGGACTACTACGAGCAATGAATTGGAATCGTGGATCAGTATCTGCTCGATAGTCCATAGTATCTGGACCGTATGGTTCTGTTCCTGTAAAGTTTGGAGCTTCTGGGTTTTGATCGGCGAAAGCATATGTATTATCTGATGTACCATATGGTCCTGTAATAGGCCCTGTTGGCAATGCTGTTAATACTATCTCACCTTCAACTGCTCCTGAACCATTGCCAATTAGTGTTGGTGCAATAGTAGCTGTCTCTAAGTTTATCTGTCTTGCAACCCTTAAAGGATCAAATGTCATGTCTGCTGACATATCCCAAATACTTTGTACAGTTGTTTTAGGTATACGTAATATAGGACTTGCATTTTTGTAAGCAGGACTACGAACTATTGCTACCACACCAGTTGCAACAACAGGAGCTCCATTATTGTTAGCTAAAACATTTATAGGTGGAGCAGGTTGATTATATTTACCTGATAATTGAGTATCACTTTCATATACACCATATGTAGGAACAATATATAAATTAGTTCTATCATAACCTGACTTAGGTACTAATCTGTCAGCTTCTTCAAGTATAGCATTATTGATTTGTAGATTTTTATTATATGTAGCAAGAATATCTTTGAGATTTTGATTAGGATCAAGTTCCCAATATACTGTATTAGGTGGTACAATACCAATTGGTACTTCTTGTTTAGATATATAATTCTTATCACCAAATGTAATACTATAACCAGCTGGATATACTTTATTACTATCCCATAATCCAAGGTAATTATCTTGATTAATTGGTTCAGATAATATCTGACTAAATTCTTCACTATCAACTAATGGTTCACATTTAATACGCCATAAATGCGGATACCATGTAGGACTAAATCCTTCACTAGCAAAATTACCATCAGTAATCTGATAAAATCTTTTTAATGCAACTGGTATAGTTTCTTTTAATGGATTATAATCTAATAAGTGAGGTAATTCTAATACATCACCAACCATTAACTTACGACCAACTAAATCAATCATATCGTTATAATGAACAGTAATAAAGATAATGTCATTGTTTAAGAATAATCCAAATTGACTTAAATCAAAATCTAAATTCTGTACATTATAATGACCACGTAATCTATAAATATTAGGATCATACGTTCTATCTCTATTCTCTAAAAATAATAAATCTTGTATATTGGTTGGATTTAATGAATCATATTGTGGCTGTGTATAGTCAATACTCGCACCCTGATCTGTTGGTCCTAAGTATTTGTGAATATATAAATCAGTGGCGCCAACAGTAAACATCTCTGATATTGTTTTATCAAAGAAACGGTAATCATTTGATTTCGTGGGGTGATATAATGAGAGTCTAGGCATATCTATTATTTATCGTTTATGTACTGTTCAGTAAATAGAATAAGAAAATGGGTCAATCTCACGGTTGACAACAAATGGAACATATGCTATAATACACAAATGCGCTATAAAATTAGGAGAACTTAATGGCAACACGTAAACCCGCAAGTAAAATCATTAAAGCTAGTGATTATTCACAGGTTAAGACACTTAACCCCAGAGACCCGGACACTGAATATTTAGGTCCTGAACCTATGTTTGCCGTACAACCCGATCCAGATAGACGCCGAGTCGCACTTATGCGTAGTTTCACATGGTATGGTCGCTTCTATGGTAAAAAAGATGCTAAAGAATTCTTATCACAATACTTAGACCTACGTGAACGCCCACAAGAGGCTAAAATCATGCGTAAGATTGATGAGAAAGAATGTATCAACACACTAGCTTGGTTAGCACGTATGGAATTACGTGGACTAGAACTATCTGAAACCGAATCAGATACACTACAAAACGAAATCAAACGTTTGCTTGAAACAATACATAAGCCACAAATTATTGAACAATCAGCAACAGGCGCACCTGATACTCCCGCAAGACCTAACATTCAGGAAATCTTAAAAGATAAAGCACGTGAAGCCGGTGGTGAACTTGAAGGATTGTTTGATGAATATATTACATCAGGTGCCGGATCTAAACATACATTACGACCAATTGATGAAGTGGCTAAAAAGAATGTAATGCCACAACATATCAGTTTGTTAACCGATGTATGGAAAAAGAAACTGAACGAAATTGAAGAAGTATTGAAAGGTACAGATAGTCAATTAGTACAGGGTTATCAACATCTAACAAAAACACAATTAAAAAATATTGTGAAGTTTATTGAGTTGGTTATTAGTGATTTGAACAGTTACATTAGTGTTAAGAAAGCCGCAAAAGCTCCTAGGGCACGTAAGGCGGTACCTGTGGAGAAGATTGTAGCAAAACTTAAGTATCTTAAAACATTCAAAGATACTGCAAGTAAACTTGATTTGTTAAGTATCAGTCCTATCAAGCTTCATGGTGCAAGTGAAGCTTGGGCCTATGACACTGCCAAACGTAAGTTACATCATTACATTGCCGATGACTATAGTAAAACCTTTACAGTTAAAGGTAGCACGTTGTTGGGATTTGATACCGTACAGAGTGAAGTAAAGACATTACGTAAACCTAGTGAACAGATTAAAGAAGTTATGGGTAGTAAGCCGGCCGCACGTAAGTATTTTAAAGATATTAAAGCAGTTAGTACAACACCTAATGGTAGGTTTAATGACCAAATGATTATTTTGAAAGCATTTTAATGAGTAATATTGATTTAAACAAATACAAAGATTTTGTAGAAGCTGTAACCAGCAAGGCAAGCAATGACTTGACTACATTCATGGACCGGTGTGATGAACTTGATGGTAATTACATTGGTGATGGTGTACATGGTCCTGATATCAATGTACCACTTTTACTTACAGCTTGTCTTGGATTAGCGGCTGAATGTGGAGAATTTATTGAAGTGCCCAAGAAGATGTTTTTTCAGGGCAAACCACTGACAGAAGCAGAGGTGTTTCATTTAAAGCGTGAGTTGGGTGATGTTATGTGGTATTGGATTAATGCTTGTCGTGCGTTGAATTTAGATCCAAATGAAGTTATTGCAGAGAATGTTCGTAAGTTAGAGAGTAGATATCCCGGTGGAAGTTTTGATGCGTTTTACAGTGAAAACCGTAAAGAAGGTGATATCTGATAAATATGTTAAAGGTTAACATATTATGGATATCGGAGCAGGAATAACATTTGGTGCTGGGGTTGCAATAACACCTGAACCACCTCAAGGGAATAAGGCTATATTTGGATACGGTCTAACCTACTCAGGAGCGTGGATTGGATTATCAATGACCAATTTAGTATCAAACACCGGGATAGTTGGAAATGACGTAACAGGTGTGGGTACCGGCAGAGGCACTCTTGCAGCCGCAGGATATGGAACAGATAAAGCTATATTTGGATATGGAACTACTAACGCAGGACTTTCTGGAGTAGTAGCAATGACCAACAAAGTATCAAATACAGGTGTTGTAGCTACAGATACTACAGGGGTTGGCACTCGTAGAAGTAATTTAGCAGCCGCATGTTATGGCACTGATAAGGCTATATTTGGTTATGGATGGCTTGACTTTAACCCTCCCTTTGTATCAATTACTAACCTAGTATCAAACACCGGTGTTGTTGCAGGTGATACTACAGGTGTTGGTTATGCTAGATTTGCATTAGCCGCCGCAGGATATGGAACAGATAAAGCTATATTTGGATATGGATTTGGTAATGTTGGTGAAGGTTATACAAGTATAACTAACAAAGTATCAAACACCGGTGTTGTTGCTAGTGACACAACGGGTGTTGGTTCTCCTAGAAATGATCCATCAGCTACCGGTTATGGTAATGACAAAGCTATGTTTGCACTTGGATATAATGGAAGTACCGGAGGTTATAAATCAATAACTAATCTAGTAAGTAATACCGGAGTAGTTGCTACTGATACAGCAACTGTAGCTACCGGTAGATTCCAAGCACCGGCTGCAGTTTATGGCAATGACAAAGCTATATTAGGATCTGGATCCGGTGGATATGTAACTAACTTGATAAGTAATACAGGGGTTGTTGCAAGTGACACAGCAGGTGTAGGAACTGATAGAAGTGGCCAAGCAGGCGCAGCCTACGGTTAATCATAATGTTAGTGTCTCCCGATAAATACAATATACGTATCTAAAGGTAACAATTATGTCAATAACGATAACAGGTGGAATATCATTTGGTGGTGGAGTAGGGATAACTGCCGCTCCACCTGCAACTCCAACAGCGGCTTGGTTTGCAGGTGGAGGTGGTGCTGGCGGTCAAGCTTCTATTGTTCAACGTATAACATATGCAACAGATACAGCAACAGCAACAGTACGAGGTCCATTAGATGGAGTGCGATATGCTCAAGGCGCTACCAGTGATCTTAATTATGGGTGGTATGCTGGAGGTAAAATTGGGTCTCCCTTATCTATGGTGTCACGCATAACATATGCAACAGACACTAACACTGCAAGTAATCGCGGTCCACTAAGTTATAGAGCATATTATATTGCCGCAACAGGAAATACTACATATGGTTGGTTTGGAGGAGGATTAGACTTTGATGGCTTTTCAAACGTAAAGGTATCTACTGTATCTAGAATAACGTATGCAACAGATACTGACACCGGTACTTCTAGAGGGAGACTATCAAGCATATTCTTTGGAATGGCTGCGGCCGGTAATACAACTGATGGTTGGTTTGGCGGAGGAGAAAGCTCTAGCGGAACATCGTCAACAGTTAATAGAATAACATATGCAACAGACACTGCTACTGCAAGTGTAAAGGGTCCATTAAGTTTAGCTAGACAAAGATTGGCTGCAACCGGTACCCCTAGTTATGGATGGTTTGGAGCTGGCTATAACCCTGGTACTCCTTTTTTTAGTAGTGTAGATCGTATTGATTATGCTAATGATACAACAACAGCTAGTACTCGCGGACCATTAAGTTCAGCTAGAATAGGTCTAGCGGCATCAACCGATAGTGATACATATGGATGGTTTGGTGGTGGATACAATTCTCCATCTCCGGGACAGAAAACAACAGTAGACCGTATTACATATGCAACTGATACCGCAACTGCAACTGAACGTGGCCCGTTGAGTTCTGCAAGAACTTATTTGGCTGCAAGCTCAGGTTTACAATAAACAGTCTCTATGGCGTAACCTGATAAATACATTATACAGGTAAACAACTATGACAATATCAGCTACTGCAAATATACTATCTACGCCATCTGGTTTAACACTAGATGAACTAAAACAGGCACTATTCCAAAACGTTAGATATCGTCTAGGAGATGGTATCATTGACTTGGAACTAGACCCTCAACACTATGAGGCTGCATATAACTACGCTATCAAAGTATATCGTCAAAGAGCACAAAACGCTACGGCAGAATCCTATACTCTTTTTACAATAGAAAAGAATGTTGATACATATACTCTACCACAAGAATTCATTAACGTCAGATGTTTATATCGTAGAACAGTTGGTCTAGAAACAGGGCCAAGTTCTAGTAGTTTTGATCCATTCAGTTCAGCTATTCTTAATACATATTTGCTAAACTATAACTATGCAGGTGGTATGGCAACATATGACTTCTATGCCGGTTATGTTGAATTAGCCGCACGTATGTTTGGTGGATATGTTGTTTATACATTTGATCCAGTAACCAAAGTATTACGTATTGTACGTGATCCAAAAGGTTCCGGTGAACGTATATTGATTTGGGCAGATGTACAAAGAACACAAGAGGTATTGTTACAAGATCCAGGTGCTGGTGTATGGATTGGTGATTGGGTATTTGCTGTATTAAAAGGTATCATTGGTGAAGCACGTGAGAAGTTTGCTAGCATTGCAGGCCCGGGTGGTGGCACAAGTTTAAATGGTGCGGCAATGAAGGCTGAAAGTAAACAACTTCAACAAGAACTCATTGAAGAACTAAAACGTTATGTGGATTATAGTCAACCGTTGACTTGGGTACAAGGCTAAATGAGAGCAATTGAATTTTTAACAGAAGCTAGAAACAGAATGTATCAATACATCAAAAGTATTGTTCCTACCTGGCCTGAATATATTGTTAAAGATTGGCTCTATCAGGGATTTGGTCGTTATAATGATGAAAATCCTAAACGCAGATTATTGACTATGCTAAATCGTGAGGGTTTAAATAGAAACACTCAATGGCAATTTGTTCCTAACATGAAGTTTACTATGGATAATATGTGGACTACTCATACTTTAAGAAAACTCCAAGGTCGAGCCGGCGGACTTAGCGATATGGGAATGGACGTTCCCAGAGATTCTGAAAGACATGCTACACAAGCACAGTTAGCACAAAAACAAGGCGGTGTTAGAAGTGAACCGGTGATACTAATTAAAAGACCTGACGGATACGAACTATTAGAAGGTTGGCATAGAACTATTCAGCACTTTCATAAATTTCCAGATGGTTACACGGGTCCTGCTTATGTTGCAGTTGCTCAAAGTAAGCAAGGTGTAGCGGAAGGCAATTTTGATTCCTTCAAATTTGGTAAGCCAATTACCTTTACTGCCTACCATTCTTCCGATTCAAAAATAAAAAGAATTCTCCCAACAGACGAATTTTATTTCAGTGATGATAGATACACATGGGAAGGAAACTATCTTTACAAAATAAAGATAACTTTGAAAAATCCTTATGTCGTGCTAGATCAGAAAGCAGGGTACGAAGGTCATGCTACAGACTCTCTTCCAAAGATAAAGGCAGCTGGGTATGACGGGGTTATATATACCCCACATTCTGTTGATTATGGGTTTAGACAAGGCGTTTGTTTTTACCCACAAAAGCAAATATCTAACATCAAGTTAGTTAACTCTGATAGTGGTAAATAATATAATTAAGGATAACCTAAACAGTTTACATTACAATTCTCCTGTAGTACAATATGTATTACAGGAGTTACCATATGATTATTGGAGTTACAGGATTGATCGGTAGCGGCAAGGACACAATTGCTGACTATCTTTGCACATTTCACGGGTTCAAACGTGTTAGTTTTGCGGCATCATTAAAAGACGCAGTAGCAGCCGTCTTTGGTTGGAATAGAGAATACTTAGAAGGTTCTACTAAAACCAGTCGTGCTTGGCGAGAACAAAAAGACCAATGGTGGAGTGACCGACTAGGTATGGAAATCACCCCACGATGGATATTACAATATTGGGGGACAGAAGTCTGTCGTAATGGGTTTCATAAAGATATTTGGGTAGCAAGTGTAGAGAACAAACTACGCCAAACAGATGAAAACATTGTGATTACCGACTGTCGTTTTGTCAATGAAGTTAACTCTATTAAAAGTGTAGGTGGTATCACGATGCGTGTTAACAGGGGTGAACGTCCTGTCTGGTATAGTGCGGCAGTTGATTACAATAATGAACCTGAAGGTAGTGAACAAAAATTGAAAGCTATGGTAGAGTTAGGAAACTATGCTGTCCATGCGAGTGAATATAGTAGTGTTGGTTTATTGTATGATTATTATATTGACAACAATGGTTCAATAGATGAGTTACATAAGCAAGTGAACTCAGTGGTCAACTTGTAAGTCCCCTCGTTTCCAAGTAACTTCTTTCTTTTTTACTACTTCTACACAGTTAAGACAGATACTACGTAGATTAGACATTTCTGCGTTGTCTAGATTACCATCAATATGAAAGACGGTAATTTGACTAGTGAATATACTCTTGAAGCCGCATAAATCACATGCGGCTTTTTTCTTATAACCTTTAGTTTTCCATTTAGGATTTCTAGGTTTAAGTTTATTTTTCTTTCTTCCGCACTCATCGCACATGCTTCTATAGTGTGTTATACCTAGCCGGTTGTAGTTAACGGCACAGTGATTCTTTCCACAAGTATTGCATATAGGTCTCATTGTGTATTTACTCTGGAAACCTTCAAAGGCACGGTAACTATGTCTTTTTAAAGGTATTTGATAAATATTAATATGCAAACAGGTAGTAAACCTTAAAATTTTACATAAAGGAAATATAAAATGGCATTAACATCTCCAGGCGTAGAAGTAACAATCATTGACCAAAGTCAATATCTTCCAGCCCCAACGAATTCAGTCCCGCTTATTCTATTAGCAACAGCACAAAACAAAGCTGATGCATCTGGAACAGGTGTAGCAGCCGCAACAACGGCAGCTAACGCAAATAAACTATTCCAAGTAACAAGTCAACGAGACTTAGTAAACTTATATGGTAGTCCATTCTTCTATACAACGACAAATGGCACACCGATACAGGGTTATGAGTTAAATGAATATGGTTTACTAGCAGCCTATAGTACATTAGGTGTAACAAATCGTTGTTATGTTTTACGTGCTGATATTGACCTAGCTAGTTTAGTAGGTCAAACAGGTCGTCCAACTGGCAATCCAGACAATGGTACCTATTGGTTAGATACTACTACAAGCACATGGGGTATATATGAATTTAATCAGACCACCACACAATTTACACTACAAACTCCGATTGTTATTACAAATGCGGATGATTTAACTGCTGGTGTACCAAATAGCAGTATTGGAAATATTGGTGATTATGCAGTAAATGCTATTCAAATTACAACTCCGGTCAATGGCACTAGTAGAACATATTGGTATAAAACAACAGCTAATGTTTGGGCAATAGTAGGTGCCAGTGATTGGAGATTAGACACACCTACTGTTCAAGGAACAAATTCTAATCCAACACTAACAGCCGCTAATACATTTACAATTAATTTGTCAGGTTTAACAGGAGTAACAGCAACTATTACAGTTCCTGCATCAACTAATAATACTGTAGCAGGAGTTGCTGCCGCTATTAATAATTTAGGATGGAACGGATTATCTGCCGCAGTACGTAGTGGTAAATTATGTTTATTTAGTAATCAACGTAGTATTTCCGAAACATCAAGTCTTGTTATTGCAGCTGGTACTGGAACAGTACTTAGTGATATAGGTATTCCCGCGGGAACATATAATCAACCGACAATTGGATATGGCACAAGTGCTCAAATGCCATTATGGGGTAGTAATCAAAGTACTCCTAGACCAACAGGTTCAGTATGGATTAAAGTTGGTTCAGCCGGTACTGGTTTAAATCCAGTATTATCTGTATTTAATGGTGCAACACAAACATTCCAAGCTAAAAATGTATCATTAGCAATAAGTGATTGGGTAGCAACTAATAACTTAGATGCTACCGGTGGACAAGCAATTCCGGCCGGTACAGTATATGGACAATATGCATATAATCTTACACTAACAAACCCAGCAAGTGTTGCTCCCTTTTACATGTGGGAAAGAATAGCAACAGGTCCAACAGTAGTTACTGGTTCTAATACAACACCTAACTTTACTGCTGGACCATATTATATGAATGTGTATGTATCAACACCTGGAAGTTCCGTATTAAGTTCAGCCTATAATTTTACGCTAGTAGATAATACTGATGCCATAGATTTTGTTACAGCCTGGGCAGCCGCTGGTATACCGTATACAACAGCAAGTGTAACTACTGATGGTGCTATACAATTAACACATACTACCGGTGGCGAAATTGTATTAAGTGATTTTGTAAATAGTGCATTTACAAATATCAATGTATCTAATGGTTTAATAGCGGAAGCTGGATTTGAAATTAATACAACAACTGGTGTAAAGTACGGACCAGCATCTTTTAATTCATTTACTGGAGTGGCACAAGGATCTAGTTCAGGTAGCGGGACCAGTGCTACATTTAATATTAGTATTTCAGCCGCAGTTGCCTATGTTGTCACAGGTAATGGAGTTCAAGCTGGCGGCACCGGTTATGCTGTAAATGATACTGTTACTATATTAGGTACTAGTTTAGGCGGAGCTACTCCTGCAAATGATTTAGTTGTTAAAATAACATCAGTATCTGCTGGAGTAGCAACATCATGTACATTTATATCAGGTACTCCACCATCAAACTTTACCACACAACTAAGTAACTGGGTTGAATTTACATATATTGCCAATGAAGGTGAGCCAAATATAGCTCCTGCTAATGATACAAATTGGTTCTACAGTGTAGTTGACCAAGTTGATATTATGGTTAATTACGAGGGCGCATGGTATGGCTATGGTAATAAAGATTATGATAGTAACGGTTTTCCATTACCAAGTGGTACTAATGTAACTGACCCAAATGGTCCTATCATAAGTGCAAGCGTTCCCTCTACACAAAGTGATGGAACACCATTAGAATATGGTGATATATGGATTAACACTAGTGATTTAGAAAACTATCCAGTAATTAGTCGTTGGCAAGCAGTATCAGGTACCGATCAGTGGGTGTTAATAAATAACACAGATCAAACTAGTAGTACAGGTGTAGTATTTGCTGATGCACGTTGGTCAGATGATCAGGATACTATTAGTCCAGTAGATGATCCTATCCCAACAATTACTAGTTTATTGGTAAGTGATAATGTTGACTTAGATGCACCTAGTCCAACACTATATCCATCTGGTATGTTGTTATTCAACACACGCCGTAGTGGTTATAACGTAAAACAATATAGATCCGACTACTTTAATAGTACTGATTTCCCAGACGAAACATTACCTACATATACTGATACATGGGTAACAGTAAGCGGTAATCAAACAAATGGTGCACCATATATGGGTCGCAAAGCACAACGTGCAATGGTTGTTCAATCATTGAATGCGGCAATTGCTACTAACACAGCAATACGTGATGAAGATAACTTCTTCAACTTAATTGCAACACCTAACTATCCAGAACTACAACCTGGTATGATTACATTGAATAATGATCGTGGTCAAACAGGTTATATTCTAGGTGATACACCAATGCGTTTACCAGATAGTGCTACTGCAATTCAAGCGTGGGCCAACAACGAAGCCGGTGCATCAAGTACAGGTGAAGAAGGGTTAGTAAATCGTGATACATATATGGGTCTGTTCTATCCAAGCGGCTTAGCTACAGATTTGTCAGGCAACCAAGTTGCTGTACCGGCATCATATATGATGTTGCGTACATTCTTGCGTAATGATACTATTAGTTATCCTTGGTTAGCGGCGGCAGGTACTCGTCGTGGTACAATTGACAATGCATTAAGTATTGGTTATGTTGATGCTACTACCGGTGAATGGCAATCTATTAAGACACGTTTAGGTATTCGTGATGTGTTGTATATCAACTTCATTAACCCATTAGTATTCTTTACTGGTGTTGGATTGTTAAATTATGGTAACAAAACTAGTTTTAATAGTTCAAGTGCATTAGATAGAACTAACGTAGCACGATTAATTGCTTACATACGTAGACAATTAACATTGGCAGCAAGACCGTTTGTATTTGAACCAAATGATGCATTAACACGCAATCAGATTTCAGGTGTTGTACAAACATTGATGGTTGATTTAGTTGCAAAACGAGGTCTATATGATTATCTTGTAGTATGCGATGAGTCAAACAATACACCTGCAAGAATCGATAGAAATGAATTGTGGATTGATGTTGCAGTTGAACCTGTTAAGGCAGCTGAATTCATTTATATCCCGGTTCGTATATTGAACACAGGCGAGCTTGGTGGACAATAATAAAATATGATACCCCGAAAGGGGTATCTATTTATAAAGATAAATATTAATAACAGGAGAAAAAAATGGCAATAGCCTCACAATCATTATTTAACATGACCGTAGCATCAGATAACGCTGGCGGAAATCAGGGCTTGTTAATGCCCAAACTACAATATCGTTTTAGAGTTAATTTTTTAAACTTTGGAGTTAGTACCGCTACTAATGAATTGACAAAGCAAGTTATTGACGTAACACGCCCGTCAGTTAGTTTTGGTGAAATTAACATCCCAGTTTATAACTCTACTATGTATTTGGCAGGTAGACACGAATGGCAACCGCTAACTATTAATGTTAGAGATGATGCTTCAGGTAGTGTCTCTGCATTAGTTGGTCAACAATTACAGAAGCAAATGGACTTTGTTGAACAAGCTTCAGCCGCAACTGGTCAAGATTATAAGTTCCAAACAAACATTGAAATCTTAGATGGTGGAAATGGCAATACTACTCCTGTTGTTTTAGAAACATGGGAAGTATATGGTTGCTTCTTACAAGCCGCTAACTATAATAACTTAGCATATAGCTCAAATGAAGTAGTAACAATACAATTATCAATACGTTTTGACAATGCGGTACAAGCACCGTTAGAGTCAGGAGTTGGTACACAAATTGGTAGAATTGCGGCATCACGTTCATTAGCGGGTTCTACAGGTTCTACTACTGGTATCGGATCAAATTAATCCAGTTATAGGTAACTATGGCAGGATTCTTTCAAAACTTACTAACAGACGCTGCCGCAGGATTCTTCGGCAACGACTACCTGCGTGATTATACTCACGCTAGTAAGACCTTTAGACCCAATGCATATCAATATGCACCTAAATTTAAATTCCTATTCCATGTGTACTTTGAAATAAATCAAAGTGCATATGCAGTAGGATTACCTCAAGGTGCAAACTTTGGTCTAGCTGTTAAATCTGTAAAATTACCAAGCTATAGTTTTGACACACATACAATGAATCAGTACAATCGTAAACGTATTGTACAAACAAAAATTAAATACGATCCCATAGATATTAACTTCCATGATGACAATGGAAATTTAATACGTAATATGTGGTATAACTATTATACATATTATTATAAAGATGCTAGCATCCCTGTAGCATCAGTATCAGGTCGTCAAGCACAACAAACTGGTAATGGTAGTACTAATAGTCCAAATAATACAAACTACAATTCAAGAAACATTTATTCACAATCTATTACCGGTGATACAAATTGGGGCTATATAGGAGAAACACCTGATAGTCCTAATACTAACATACAAGCAGGTAATGGACAAACTAAAATTCCATTCTTTAAAAATGTTACTATATTTGGTTTCAACCAACACAAATATGCGGCATACACACTAATTAATCCTATTATTAATAGATTTGCACATGACACGTACAATTACGCAGAAGGTAATGGTACTATGGAAAATACAATGACATTGGATTATGAAACTGTAAAATATTTTCAAGGATCAATTGATGGTACTAAACCTAGTGATATTGTTGCTGGCTTTGGCCTGGAAGCTAATTATGATAGAGCACCTAGTCCTATTACTAGACCAGGTAGTCAATCTAGTATATTAGGTCAAGGTGGTTTAGTAGATGGTGTCGGCGGAGTAATTGAAGATTTGTCTGGTGAAAACATAAACCCATTAGGTGCTATACAAAAAGCAGGTGCTACATATAATACTCTTAAAAATATAAATTTAAAACAAGCAATTAAGAGCGAAGTAACTGCCGGTATCACTAATGCTCTTATGAATCCATTAAACAATACTGGAAGAAATGTGTTATTTAATACTTTAATATACGGTTCTACCCCAAATCAAAAACAACAAGCAAATGGTAGAGCAGTAGTTCCTCCTGATATAAATAGTACAGGAGGATAACTCATGGCAAGAATTATAGATGACCGCACATCAACAGACTTAACAGTTAAAATATTTGATGATTTCTACTCATTTAACATGGTAGTTAACGGCAATGAATACGATATTGTTAATGGATATTTCAAATCAGTATGCGGTACTAAAGTCATTGCAGGAAATTTTACAGCATTTCTGTTTAGAATCTCACAAGAAACAGGAATACCTGTATTAGATTTATTAGGACAAATTCAAGGTACTAATAAATTACAAATGAATCAAGTTATATCATATTACTTAAATAGTTTTAAATCTAAAACAAGTTTGTATGGTGTAAGCACCGTACCACAATCTAACCAACCAGTAGCACGTAATATCGTGCAATAATCATGGCAAAATATGCTCAAGGTACATTTACCCCAAAGAATAGTCAAAAATATGTAGGTAAACATGTTCCACGATATCGTAGTGGATGGGAACTTACATTTATGAATTTTTGTGACACTAACAAAAACGTATTGTATTGGGCTAGTGAAGCAATAAGTGTACCCTATCGTAACCCATTTACTGGACAACCAAAAACATATATCCCAGACTTCTTTGTAGTTTATCAAAACAAACATGGTAAAAATATTGCTGAGATAGTTGAGATTAAGCCTAAGAAACAGAGTCTTATAGAGAGTAAGGTTGCTAACGCTAAAGACAGAATGGTAGTAGCAATCAATCATGCTAAATGGCAAGCAGCCATGGCCTATTGTAAACACCATGGATATACCTTTAGAGTAATAACTGAGGATGACCTTTTCTACAATGGGCGAAGCAAGTAACTAAATACTTGTATGACGAAAAAATTAACCGACTTATTTGAGTTACCGCAAGATGAGATTGACAGCTTGCATATTCCTATACCAGAAAATGCACGTGATATAACCACTGATGCATTAAGTGCTTTAGAGAAGATTGACAATGCATTGCCACAAGTACGTGGATTAGATGCTAGTGATAATGAGTTAGATGAATTAGCGCAGATGGCTGTAGATAGTTTTAAAGATTTAAGTGATTTGGGTATGCAAGTTGATAGTAGATTTAGTAGTGAGATTTTTAGTGTTGCTAGTAACATGTTAGGTCATGCTATTACAGCAAAGACTGCCAAATTGAATAAGAAGTTAAAGATGATTGATTTACAGCTTAAGAAAGCACAGTTAGACCAGAAGTTAGCTGGCAAAGCCGAAGAGATAGAGAACACGCCAGTTGGTGAGGGTAAAGCATTAGACCGTAACGAATTGTTAAAGATGTTGGCCAGTAAAGAACCGTCTGATAAATAATGATATGGGAATAAAAATATGTCAGTAACATTTAGTGGAGCATTTACATTTAGCGGTGGAGGATTTACAGCTACGTTGGCACCTCCCACGCAAGCTACAGCAGGTTGGTTTGGTGGAGGAGTTCCTGGACCTTTATCAACTGTTGCTAGAATGACTTTTGCAACAGACACTGCACTAGCAAGTGTGCGCGGACCATTAAGTTCTGCTAAATATAAACTTATGGCCACTGGTTCATTCACTGCAGGCTATTTTGGTGGCGGTTATGTCGGGGCGGTTGGTGATTTTTCAACAATAGATCGTATTACATATGCGACAGATACAGCAACAGCAAGTGTGCGTGGTCCATTAAGTGCTCCGAGAAGTGGTAGTGCAGCCACAACTGATATTTCAACATACGGCTGGTTTGGTGCCGGCTATTACAGTCAAATTGGACCAGTGTCTATGGTAAATAGGATTACCTATGCAACTGATACTTCTACCGCAACAACAAAAGGTCCACTATCGGCTGCTAGATACAACTTGGCAGCCACAGGAACTCCTAGCTACGGTTGGTTTGGTGGAGGTAACAATAATAAATCTATAGTAGATAGAATAACATATTCAACAGACACTGCCACTGCTAGTGTTCGCGGCCCATTATCCGGAGGTAAATATGGTCTTAGTGCAGTGACTGACAGTACAACATATGGTTGGTACGCTAGTGGAAATTCAACTTCAGCGGTAGATAGAATTACATATGCAACCGATACTGACATTGCAACTGTTCGCGGCCCACTATTAGCTGCAAGATACGTCGGCGCAAGCACCTGTGACAATACTTATGGATGGATTGGTGGCGGAACTGCAGGTTCAAGTATTACACGCATAACATATGCAAATGATACAGCAACCTCAACTAATAGAGGTAATTTAACTTTGGCAGTTTTAAGATTGGCTGCATCATCAGGCATCCAATAACTTCCCAAGCATTTTACGAAATGCAAATAAAAATCATAAATAGATAAATATATATAAGAAAAAGGATACCTATGCGTAGTCTAAAACAATACATAACCGAAAGTCTTAAAAGTTACAACTATACTATAAAGATTGCTGGTGATGTGGATAAAAACTTTATAGATATGTTTAAATACAATCTAAACAAGTTTGACCCGATCAGAATCAGCGATCCAGTGAAAACACCTATACAGAAAGATCCATACGGATTTCCTAATTTAGCAAATCAATCTGTAACTATTATTAAAGCAGACTTCAGATACCCAGCTACTGAACCTATGATACAGCAAATTGCTCAACTTCTAGGATACAACATCAATATGGTTCGTGTTATCAGCAGTCAATATGACGATAGCATTAATAGCGAGGCTGAAGGCTACGCTAATGAAATGAAAGATAGCCCAATACTTACACATGAAGAAATGGGTGAGCAACCTGGTGCTAAAGAAGCAAATAAAGCATATGGTGATAGTTATCTATCTAGTATCAAAGACCAAATGAAGGGTTCAACTATTGATATCCCTTATGCAGGACAAAAAACACCAAACTCGTTTGATCCATTCAAACCATATTTGGATGATAAGAAATTAGGCGATAAGAGTCCGATGAGTACAATTACACGTCCACCAAAGCCAGCAACTGGCGCCAGTGTATCTAAATAAAAGGAATATGAAAATGAATATGTTAGATTTAATGAACAAAATGACCCAGCTTAGTGAAGCAAAAGAAAAAACTAAAACTGGATTAAAGCATACTGCTGAGCCAGGTGGTTACGGTCGTAAAGACGATGAAGATGATGAAGGCAATAAAGTTAAATCTACTGCCGCTAAAAAAGGTAAAGGTCGTCCTAAGAAAGATGCCGATGATTCTGGTGAAACTAAAAAGTATGACTTCAGTGCATTTGGTGTTAAGTCTGGCAAAGATGTTAAATTACCAAAACATGATAAAAAGAAAACTACAGTAGTTAAAGGTAAATCACAAAGTCATGCCGCAAATAAAAAAGATGATGGTACTGGTGACGAAGAACCTAAAGCTAAGAAAAAAGGTCTAAAGGAATATTTTGACTCACTAGATAAAGCATTGAACGAAGCTGAACAGATTCAAATCAAACCAGCAAGTCAAATGCCTAAACAACCCGGACAAACATCAATGGGTCAAAAGCCAGCAATGCCAGGCCAACCTCAACAAGTTGCCGGACAACCTGCACAGAATACACAAGTTATTGCTCAAGGTAATAAGACTTTAGGTACAGTTAGTAATCCACAACTAGCACAACAGATTAAACAATCTATTGGCAAAGGTGAAATGACACTAATGCCTGACCAGATGCAAGAAGAAGATATGGGTAAGCACAACAATGCTACTACGGGCTTTGATGCATTAGTTCGCAAACTAACACCTAAATACGGTGCAGAGGCAGCGAAACGTATTGCTGGTGCACAACTAAAGAAAATACGTGAAGCCGATCAACCACCAAACGATAGTTTGATGAGTCCAATGAGTGAAGCACGTGCTAAGGCTGATGACAAAGCTGAAAAAGCAGGTAAGAAAGTTACTAAAGACTTAGAATACGATATGAAACATAAAGGTAAAGATGATGCTAAGGCTGAAAAGGCTGGCAAAAAAGTTACCAAAGACATTGAGTATGATGAGAAGAAAAAGACAGTAAAAGAAGCGGCTAAGCCAGACTTCTTAGACCTAGACAAAGACGGCAACAAGAAAGAACCAATGAAAAAAGCCGCAACAGACAAAAAGAAAGTAAAAGAAGGTATGGAACATAAACTAAAAGCAGCTCGCCATACAGGTAAAGCACACGCATTATCTAAGCAAGCATACAATTGCAATTATGATGATATGGAAGAATCAAGACATTATCATGACGGCTTCAAAGAAGGCTTAGATGAGTGCTATGGTCAAATGCCAATTCAAGGTTATGTTGGTGAAACAAATAACGAAGTAGCTGATATGGCTAGTTATGGTGCTCATACACCTCAAATTGCTGATGAAGGCAATGCATTTACAGCCGCATTGAAGAAAACACCAGCTGGTGGTAAATTTAGTGTTGGTGGTAAGACATTTACTGACCGCAGTTCAATTGAAGAAAGTCCATTCGCTTTTGAAGCATGGGAAAAAGAATTGAATTCTATTTTAGAAGGCAAAGAAGTTACTGAAGGAATGACAGTTTCAATCAGTAAAGGTCAACAAGGTACTCCTGATTCAGTAAGTGTTTCAGCACAAGATAGTGAAGCTGACCAATTATTAAGCATCATTAAACAATCAGGTTTAGGCTTATTTGGTGGTGATGACGCAGGTCAACCGCAAGCAGGTCAGCCAATGACAGTTGACGGTGGTGAAGCTCCACAAGCTGATATTGCAGTAGTTGATGACCATGATGATATGTTATCATTAATTCGTAAGATGACTGGTCAAGGTCCTGCACAAGCGTCCGGTGATTATGAAGAAGAAGGCGGTGAAGAAATGCACGGTCATGAGCATGGTGAAGAAGAAACATGTAATGAATGCGGTGGTATGATGGAAGAAGGTCATGCATGCGGAGAAGCAGTTGAAGAAGATGAATCAATGGATCAACGTGAATATGAAGTTGCAGAAGAAATCAATCCTAACAACAATGACGAAGCAGAAGAAGAACAAACAGATGCTACACGTGATGCCGCACTAGCAACAGCAGCCGGCAAAAACTTTGCTGATACTGATGCCCCACTTGAAGAAGGTGGCGATGGCGGCGAAGCTGGTACAGATGCTATTGCAGCCGATGATGCAGCCGACGAAGTTAATGCCGAAGAAGAAGATTTAGACGAATCTTATGCTAATGGCGATGATGACACATTTGAAACAGATATTGACTTTATGACTAAAGTTATTTCTGGTGGTTTAAATAAGCAAAAATCTACCGGTCAAACAACGATTCCAGTTGTTTCTACACAAGTAAATCGTTTAGGTAGCCCAATGAGAGAATCTACTGATTTATTAACAGATTGGCGCAAACTAAGTGGTATTAAGTAATTAATAGTACGTAAAAGTACCCGGCTTTAGTCGGGTATTTTTTTGGCTATAGTGTTTATAAGAAAACGATAAATACTAAATAAGGTAATATAGTTATGAGCCAACAAAATATAGATTTCGGTACTTTTCCAGATGATCCAGATGCAGATGCTATTAGAACGGCGTTCCAAAAAGTACAAAATAATTTTAATGAATTGTACACTACTGCTAGTGCTGGATCAGTTACGTCAGTAAATCAATCTGCAGGCGCCGGCATACAAGTTAATAGTCCAACCGGTAATGTAGTTGTTACTGCAAATATTGCATGTGTGCAAGTTGCTACTACTACATTAAGTATCGGACAAGGAAGTAACGGTGGCACATCAGCAATTATTAGTCAAACTAGTCAAACTTTAGTAATAGATATAAATCCAGCTAACGTCTTTTCTAACAACTTTGCTGCCAATTCTACTGGTGGATTGGCTAATTTTACAGGGACATTAACTTCAACTTCTAATAGTCAACCAAATATTACAAGTGTAGGAACCTTAACTAGTTTAGCAGTAACGGGTAATGTAACTGCAGGAAATGTATATGCTAATTCAGGAGCAGTAGTTGCAACTACTGTAACCGGTACATTAACAACAGCCGCTCAACCTAACATTACAAGTGTGGGTACATTAACAAGTTTAGCAGTTACAGGTAATAGTAATTTAGGTAATATAGCTACTGCTATTAGTTTTAGTGGTGATGGTGGGTTATTAACAAATATTAGTGTTAGTGCAGGCAATACGATTTTAAGTGGTTCAAGTAACGTTAGAGTTGTAAGTAGTGGTGGAAATGTAGTAACAGGTGTTGCCGGGAATGCAAATATAATAATTGCAACCGGTACCGGAGTTAATGTAACTGGATATTTAACTGCGTCAGGTGATATAACTAGTAATAATGCTAATTTAGGTAATGCAGCAAACGCTAATTATTTTATTGGTAATTTATATGGTCAAGCCAATACTGCATTAACTGCAGGTACTGTAACAACAGCCGCACAACCAAACATAACAAGTGTTGGTACATTAACAAATGCATCAGTAATTGGTAATATAACTGCAGGAAATGTGTATGCTAACAGTGGTATTGTTAAAGCACAATATTTGTATGGTGACGGTAGTAATATTGCCAATATTACTATTACTGCTGGTAGTTCTATTGTTAACGGAACCAGTAATGTAAGTATTCCTGGGTCTAATGGCAATGTTAATACTGTTGTTAATGGTAATACTATATTAGTTGTTACTGGTACCGGTGTTAACGTAGCAGGTACATTAAATGCTACCGGTAGTATTACTGGTAACTTTAATGGCAACGTAACTAATGCTACACAAGGTAATATTACAAGTTTAGGTACATTAACCGGATTAACAGTATCTGGTACAACTAATTTAGGTGCCGTTGGTAATGTAACTATAACCGGCGGTAGTAGTAATTTCTATTTAAGAACAAACGGATCAGGTGTGTTGACATGGTCTGATGCTTTATTAACTCCTATTCCAGGCAGCAATACTCAGGTATTATTTAATGATGCAGGTAATGCTAATGCAAATAGTAGTTTAACTTTTAACAAAAGTAATGGTTTGTTAACTACCACCACATTATCAGCTACAAACTTAATAGGTACACTTACTACTGCATCTAATCAGCAAACCAATATTAACCGTGTTGGTACTTTAGATTATTTAATTATTAGTACAACTGGATATATTTCAGCCGGTAATGCAAATGTTAGTGCAGGAAATATAAATCTTATTGCAGCCGGTAGTGCAAATTTAGGTAATGCAGCCTCTGCTAATTATTTTATTGGTAATGGTAGTTTATTAACAGGGGTGGCGGCCAGTAATGCTGTTACCGCAAGTACAGTAACAACTGCGGCTCAACCAAACATAACAAGTACAGGTACACTAACAAGTTTAGCAGTCACTGGTAATATCAGTGCAGGCAATGTTAGTGCTACAACATTTACGGGTGCATTAAGTGGTGCGGCTACAACAGCAGGTACAGTAACTACTGCGGCACAAGGCAACATTACAAGTGTTGGCACATTAACTGGTTTAGGAGTTAACGGAACTATAACCGGCGTGAACATTACGGCAAATACAGGTGTGTTTACAGGTAATGGTTCATCACTTACTGCATTAAATGCAAGTAATGTTTCAACAGGTACATTGGCTCAAGCAAGATTAGCTAATGCAGCCGTTACTCTTGGTAGCACTGCACTAACATTAGGTTCTACCGTAACAACTGTAGCAGGCTTGACAAGTGTTACGTCAACTACGTTTGTGGGGGCATTGACAGGTGCAGCAACAACAGCAGGTAGTGCGACAACAGCAGGTACTGTAACAACCGCGGCACAGCCAAATATTACTAGTGTAGGTACACTCACTGGATTAACAGTATCATCAACTATTTCTGGTTCTATTACTGGCTCGGCTGCTAGTGCAACAACAGCAGGTACTGTAACAACCGCAGCACAGCCAAATATTACTTCAGTTGGTACATTAACTGGATTAACAGTATCGTCAACTATTTCTGGTTCTATTACTGGCTCGGCTGCTAGTGCAACAACAGCAGGTAGTGCAACAACAGCAGGTAGTGCAACAACAGCAGGTACCGTAACTACTGCGGCACAGCCAAATATCACAAGCGTGGGTACATTAAGTTCATTATCAGTTTCAGGAACGTTAACTACTACTAGTATTACTACTGGCGCAAATTCTACAGCAGGAACCATTACTGGTAATTGGTCACTAAGTGCAGGCTCTAGACTAAATGCAACATATGCTGACTTAGCAGAAAAATATGTTGCTGATGCAGATTATCATCCAGGCACAGTATTAGTATTTGGCGGTGACCATGAAGTTACATTGTCTACAGCTTCAGATTCATTTAGAGTTGCAGGAGTTGTAACAACTAATCCGGCATATACTATGAACAATGATTGTATGGGAGAACATGTTGCTACTATTGCTCTACAAGGTCGTGTACCAGTTAAAGTAATTGGCCCAGTCTTTAAGGGTGATTTACTAGTATCATGTGATAATGGTCACGCCATTGCTAATAATATAGCACGTGCAGGAACCATCATTGGCAAATCATTAGAAAATTTTACAGATGCCTCGGGTGTTATTGAAGTAGCAGTGGGTCGTTTCTAATAAAAGGAAAACAAATGGTAACAATAGAATTATTAACAGCAATGTGTCCAAAAACAAAACGCTCTATATTAGAGGGTTACGTTGAGCCACTAAACACAGTAGCAGAATACTATGAGATGTTTGAAAACCCACGCAGAGTTGCCGGCTTCTTAGCACAGATAGCACATGAGAGTGGTGGTTTTAATGCTGTCATTGAAAACTTAAATTACAGTGCTAAAGGATTGATGGGTACGTTTAAAAAATATTTCCCCAATGAAGAACTAGCAAAGCAATATGAACGTAAACCAGAAATGATTGCTAATCGTGTTTATGCTAATCGTATGAAGAACGGCGATGAGAACAGTGGTGATGGATTCAGATTCAGAGGTCGTGGATTGATTCAATTGACCGGGCGTGACAACTATACACGTTTTGCAGAAGCATTAGACATGAGTATTGAAGATACCGTAAGATATTTAGAAACACCAAATGGTGCTGTTGCAAGTGCTGGTTGGTTTTGGGATAACAATAAATTAAATCAGTTCTGTGACCGCGATGATTTTGTAACACTAACAAAACGTATCAATGGTGGTACTATTGGGTTAGAAGATAGAAAACATCACTATCACTTAGCATTAGAAAATTTAGGCGCACATTAATATGGCACAACCAATTTGGAATACATCCGCCGGATCTATAGGAACATATCCTGCTACTATACCTATGCTATTTCAATTATCAGCCTCAGCAGTATCTCCGGCAACATCAGTAACATATACATTATTAAGTGGAACATTACCATCTGGATTATCAATTAGTAGTTCTGGATTAATAAGTGGAACACCATCACTGGTAACAACTGATACTACAACTACTTTTACTGTTAGAGTTACAGATAATCTATCTAATTTACGTGATAGAACTTTTTCAATTACTTTATCTGGAGTAGCAATACCTGAATTTACTACGCCTGCAGGTAGTATTTTAAGTACATTAGACAGTGTTTGGATTGAATTACCAATAACATATTCAAATCCAGATAATACTAATGAAATTATAATAGAATTACAAGAAGGTTTATTACCACCTGGATTAGAAATTAATCCTGCAGGATTAATAAGAGGATATGCAAATCCACCTACGGTTAATGTTACGTTAAATCAAATACAAACTAATGCTACTATAACCGAAAGTGTTAGCAATTTAATAACATGTACTAGCACCACCCAGTTTACAATAGGGCGTCCAATTGTTTTTACTAATACTGCATTTGGTGATATTGCTGAAGGAGATACATATTATATTAAAACTATTAATAGTAGTACTACTTTCACTATAGCGGCTACGCAAAACGGAGATACATTTCCTTTAGCATCTGATACTGGATCAATGACAGTTACTTTACCTGCTATATCTGTAGGACAGCCCACAATACGTACATATTCATTTGTATTAAGATTATCTAGTAATTTAGGTAGCGATACTGCAACATATAATATTACTGTAATAAATCAAAATACACCTGTAAGTCAAGGTGGTCCAGGCTATACTCCAAATTCACGTATACCCACCATACTTAATACTAGACCTAGAACATATATAATAACAGATACCGACCCATATTATGGTTATTATTTGTTACCTCCTGTAGTGCCGACTGTTTCTGCTTATATAGGTACAATAAGAAGTGGAGAATACTTCACATTTAAAATAATAGGATATGATTTTGATGGTAATTCTTTAACATATGATTATGTTAATCTACCTACAGATTTAACAGGTGATCCAGATACTGGTTGGATAACCGGTACACCTACATTAAATTCAATTGGCTTAAGTACTTTTAATTTTGCAGTAAATGTATATAAAACTTCCAACCCTAGCATTGCTACAACTAATTTTAATTTTAGTTATAATTTAAGTAATAGTGTAACAGATAACATATTATGGATAACACCATCAGATTTAGGCACATTATTTAATAGCACTATAAGTACATTAAATGTAATAGCAGTAGCAGATACAGAATTATCATATAGAATTGTTAGTGGTAGTTTACCACCTAATTTATTATTATTAGACAATGGTGAAATAACAGGACGTGTTGCGGATCAACCATCAAGTTCATTATTAGAACAAAATGCAGAAACTGTATTTACGTTTACTGTTCAAGCATATTCACCTTTGTACCCAGTAATACAATCCCCCAAAACATTCAATATTACAATACTACAAGAATATACTCAACCAACAGATACATTGTATATTAAAGCTTCCCCTAGTATAAATGATAGAAATATTATTAACGGTTTGTTAACAAATGACACATTAATTCCAGAAGAAATGGTTTATAGACCTAATGATATATATTTTGGTAAAGCAACTAGTGTAATATATGAACATGCATATGGTATGTATGCTAGTAACATTGATGAATATTTGGCTGCGGTTACACAAAATCATTATTGGAGAAATATTACTTTAGGGGAATTAAAAACTGCTGTAGCAAAAAATAATTTAGGTGAAATAATATATGAGGTAGTATATAGTGAAGTTATTGACAATTTAGTTAACCCTTCAGGTATCAGTATACAACAAGAAATTCGTTGGCCTAGACTAATAGATTTACAATTAGGTCCATGGTATACTAGTATTACAGATATCTTTACTAGTTATGAAACAGTGTTAGGACAAGATTATTATACAAGTTTAACTCCTGGTTATGCACAAACGTTATATCCAAATAGTCTTTTCAATATGCGTAATCGTGTAGGACAAGTAGTTGGTCAAGTAAAAGATAGTAGATTATTACCATTATGGATGACTAGTCAACAAGAAAATGGTGGAACATTAGGCTATACGCAAGCATGGGTTATTTGTTATACTAAACCTAGAATAGTTGTTAACGATGAGCCACTAACTTATGCTGAGTTTGAAGCAACTGGTTTAACAAGAGCAGATTATATGAGCTATGCTGAAACTATTAAAAATAACATACAAAATGATTGGCAATATACATTAAATGATATTAATTTTAAAATTGATAGATTTAGTGTAAACAAGAGCGAAACATACAATTATGATAAACAACTAACACCTCCCGCATGGACAGGACTACCTAGCGCATATCCTGTACCTGACCCGATAGATAGTAAAGATTTTTATGTATTGTTCCCTAGACAAACAATTTTACCAGACCAATCGCAATACTAAATATATAACGGAACAAAAAGAATATGAGCACAATTAATACAAACGGTATCAACGTAAATTATCCTGTACCAGGGGTTAATAATAATAGTCAAGGATTTAGAGATAACTTTGCGGCTATTAGAACTAACTTAAACACTGCAGGAACAGAAATAACAGACCTACAAAATAAAGTTGTAGTTAAATCCGCATTGGATAACTCTACTGTCAATAATGATATGGCTAATACACTTATTAGTAATGCATTAACCCGTAGCTTCCGTGCTAGTACTTATAATTTAGGTAATGCACTATCAGGTACAGTGTCAGTAAATGTATCACTCGGTGATGTACAATATGGTACTATTGCAGGTAATACAACAATTCAATTTACTGGTTGGGCTCCTACCGGTACACAAAGTAATGTCCAATTACAATTGGCAATTGCAAGTAATAATGCCGGAAACACAGCAGTATTGTCATTCCCTAGTCAAGTTACTGATGGAGTAACAACATTAGAAAATTATGCTAACGTTGCAAACACTAATACAGTTACTGTACCATATGGTGTAACTCAATTAGATTATAGATTTAGCACACTTGATTGCGGAAATACAATTACAGTAGAACCATTTAATAATGCTAGAATAGCATCACAAATACAAACACGCAATGTTATTCCTACTGGTAATCAGGGTGATATAGTGGGTGAGATAGCAGTAAGTACGGGTGTTAATCAGTTATCAATCACTAGTACTAATGCATCGGACTACTTAAATACAGCCAATACAGTGCAATTATATACGGATATGCCAATAGTATTCACTGGTGTAAGTATGGAAGCTAATATTACAGTTGGTACAACTTACTATGTACGTAATGTTTCAGCTAATACATATTTTACTGTATCAACAGCATTAGGTGGTGCAAATGTTAACTTAGCTGGAAATGCTAGTCCAACACTTCCGATGTATGCTAACCCAGTATCTTACTTGTATGTGTGTACAGATGATTATAACTCTACTGCATATGAAAAATCTGTATCTGCTACGAATAGTTCTGGGAATGTTACTTTAAATAATACTTCAGGTATAGAGAATGCAACTAATTCTCCTATTATATTTACTGGAACAACATTTGGCGGAATAACAGCAAATACAGTATATTATATTAAAGCAGTCGGTACTGGTGGTAATATTACTATCAGTCAATCTAGGACAAATGGCGTTGCAGATACGGTATTTACATTAACGTCTGCTAGTGGCACGTGTGTAGCAACCGCATATGTAGGTTCGGATATTTGGAAAAGAATTGCACTAACATCTTGGTAATAAATATTTGAATGGAACACCCGTTCATTGCATCACTCTCAGATAAAACGTTAGAAGAACTACAGGGTTCCATAACGGACTTAACCAAAAAACTAAACTTTGCATATCGTATGCAAAATGGTGCTATGATTCATCAATTGAATATGGTAATGGCAAGTTACCGAGCAGAGTATGGCCGCAAAATGGACGAGTTACTTAAAAAACAAGGTGATAAAACACAAATCAATATTCAAAAAGAAAGTTAAAATTGACCACACGAATAGAACGAGAATTTTCATTTCAAGCAGGTGTTTACTTCCAAGAAGAATTTTTAATGAATCTATATACAATAACATTGTATATGGAAGTAGAAACTGAATCCATTAGAGAACAAAATGTTGCAATGGAACGAATAAAATATTTTTTAAATGAATGTTTGGAAAATAGTATTTTTGTTCAAAATACTGAACAAAAAATTATTGAAAAATATAACTCATGTGGGTTTAAAGTATGTACAGTACCCGAAGAACCATACGACCAAATTATAACATTGTTATTACTAACTAAACTTAACAGCATTACTGAGGGTAGATTGATTATTACAGATATTACATTGGGTTCACGTATAAGTGATGAGGTAAAATTTATATGTGACATTGAAAGCCCATTAGGACCTTTAGAATCACATGGCTGGTGGATGGATAATAGTACATCAATTGCTGACACTAAAAAATCTGTAAAGAAAGATAAAATTGTTAAATTGTTCAAAACACCTACAACAGATTGGGCAGAATACAATTTAGTTTGGAAAGAAAAAGACCATACAGCTAATTGTGAAATCGTTTTTACGACTGAACAGGAAAAGTAATTATCCAAACATATTGTATTTTAGTAACAGTTGTGCTATAATACATGAATGAAAACAGATAAGTATGGTCAATTAATTTACAATCAGAACGATTTATGTGAATTGTTCTTGCAAGACCCTACACGTACAATCTCTAACGCATTAGTTGATAGTCCCATAGAATTTAATGGGTTTCTCTCATTAGAAAACATCCCAAATCTAAAACAATATACTGCTTCAGCCATTTCATTAGAAGAATTTGATAAAACAAATCAAGCAAAATGGCATATGCCCAAAGAATACTATGAACTAGATATTGCTAAATGGGTATTGGATCAATGCAAAAATGAAGAAGAATTACAACGTGCCGGTGATGAACTAATTAAGTTCCAAGAACGTAATATGTTTGTGTTGTTACAGTATTTAAAATATTTGGTTGACACAATGCGAGAGAATAATATAGTATGGGGTGTAGGACGTGGTAGTAGTGTAGCAAGTTTTGTATTGTTTTTAATAGGTATACACCGTATAAATAGTTTATATTACCAATTAGATATTGGTGAATTTTTAAAATAAGGAAATATTATGGCTAATTACAGAACAGCAATGGGTAAATCAGTTGACATGGCAGCACTAACTGCAAAAAATGAAAAAACTAGAGCAGTGGGTAATATGAAAGTTAATGCACGGGGTGATACTATTGATGCACATGGACGTATTCTACGTACCGCAACAACTAAAGTAAATGATTCATATAATAAAACTGTAGGGAATCGTTCAGCACAACCGGTACGAAACAAACCAACTACACCACCTAAACCAACTATTGATCTATCACAATTAAATGAACTTGAACGTGAGATTGAAGGAAATTTAGAAGATGAACTTGAAATTGAAAAAATTAAAGCACAGGAACTTAAAAAGAAATGAACCAATATAGTAAGCCAGCATTTAGCCCCACCAAAGTAGATACAATGAGATTCTTTAAGGATCATATCATTGTATCTGAAATGCATTTTGATGAACGTATCAGTAAAGGTGGCATCATTATGCTTGATGATGATAAGAAAAGTTCGGGCATCCGTCCCCGCTGGGCAAAGATATATGGTTTAGGTCCAGATCAAGATGATCCGCAATTAGAGATAGGTAAATATATTCTTATCAGTCACGGTCGTTGGACACGGGGTATCACAGTTGAGACACCTTCGGGTAAACAGACATTGCGTAAAGTTGATCCCGGTGATATACTCTTAGTATCGGATGAGCCGATGGAAGATGAAACAATGAGTGATAAGGTATATTAATGAAAAATTGGTTAAGACAAAAATTACAAAACTTTTTGTATCCGCTAGATACTAATGAGGTAGTAGAAACTAAAACTAATAGAGGGCGTGCTCTTATTAGAGGATCAAGCCTTGATAGTAGAGGGATGAGTTTCACTATACATCAAGCTAGTGGAGGATATGTATTAGAATACTCTGTATACGATGACAAGACTGATAGACATAATCACAATTTACACATCATTCCATCTGATCAGGACATGGGTCAGGGCATAGCTCATATAATCACATTAGAAATGTTAAGAAAATGAAAAATAGTCTTTGGGTAGAAAAATATCGTCCACAAACAGTAGCAGACTATGTGTTTGTAGATGAACGACAGAAGAATCAAGTAGAGGGTTGGGTTAAAGATGGCTCTATCCCTCATCTATTACTATCAGGTGATCCAGGTACTGGCAAGACAACTCTTGCTAAAGTATTGATCCATGAACTTGATGTAAGTGAATATGATGTATTGGAGATCAATGCATCACGTGAGAATAGTGTAGATGTTGTACGTAATAAGATTGTTAACTTTGTACAAACAATGCCATTTGGTAACTTCAAAGTTGTACTACTAGATGAAGCAGATTATTTGACACCAGCTGGACAAGCGGCATTGCGTAACGATATGGAAGCATATCATATGACCGCACGATTTATATTAACTTGTAACTATCAGCATAGAATTATCCCTGCATTGAAGTCACGATGCCATGAGTTTCATATTACAAAAACAGATAAAACAGAGTTCACTGCGAGAGCGGCAACTGTGTTAGTAAGTGAGAACATTGTATTTGATTTAGATGATTTAGATAGTTATGTACGTGCTACATATCCAGACTTGCGTAAGTGTTTGAATCAGTTACAAGTTAATAGTAGTACAGGTAAACTATTGCCACCACATACTCAGGGATCTAGCGAAGATGAGTTGTTAGTAGAAGCAACTAATTTATTTAAGGCTGGTAAAGTCCTTGAAGGCAGACAACAGTTATTACAATATATTGCATTGTATCCCACACGTATTGAAGATACATATGCATGGATGTATCAGAATTTAGATTTATGGGGTAAGTCTAATGAAAAGCGTGATGCTAGTATTATTGTTATTAGAAATGGTTTAGCTAATTTAAGTATGGTGGGCATCCCTGAAATATCATTGGCAGCCACATTAGTAGAATTGACGAGTGATTTATGAGATATTTATTAATTACATTCATGAGAAAGCCCAATGGGCAAATTGATGAGCAAGTTGCAGTATCTAAAAAAGTCAAAGCCAGTGACTTTCAAACCTGCAATGTTATTTTAGATTATGCTAAGAAAAAAGTAGATAAATGTGTAATTGAAGGTAAGGCATTAGATAGAGATTGGGTTCAGATGCATGAATATTATGTAAAGATTTATCCTAATCTAATTGCACAACTTGAAAAAGAAGCAACTATTACTGAAAAGACAAATGGGGCCTAAGCCCCATTTTTAACTATACAAGTTAAGTACATGCTCAATTATTTTATGTCGTTGAACATCTTTAAGTTCAAATTTACATAATTGCAATCCCGGAATCACCCCCTTCCTCAATCGATTTTGTAAATCTAATAGCCCATTGTCGGCTGTTTTACGATCGGCTTGTTCAATATCGCCAGTAATTACAATCTTACTACCGACGCCGATTCTGGTCATAATCATTTTGAGTTGACCCGGGGTTGCGTTTTGTGCCTCGTCTAATACTACCCAACTATGTTTGAAATTTCGTCCTCGACAAAATGCTAGAGGTGCAATTTCCACTATCTGTTCTTCTAGCATGTGGGCTATTTCCTTTGTTGTGTAGTATTCACGCAGAACGTCTAATAACGGTCTAGTCCAGGGTTCCATCTTTTGATTGATATCCCCCGGTAAGAAACCGTGCTTTTCGTCATCAACACCTACTGCTGGCCTGGATAATATGATTCTTTCACATTCACCATTACGCATAGCTTTTATGGCAGCAAGCATAGCTAAGTAAGTTTTACCAGTACCCGCAGGACCTGTGACTACGACAATATCTGTCTGCTCATCCAGTAGTGCGAGGATATAATTTTCTTGGTTAACTGACTTAGGGATAAGTTGAACGGGTTTTTTATTTACCCGCATTTCCCTCTGTGCTTGTGCGAAATCTATCGTTTTTGATTCATGTGTGTAGAAAGTTTGATTATCCTGTTTTTTATTGTGTGAAAACCGTGTGTCTTGTGTACGTAATGCGCTAGTTTTTCTTTTGCTCAAGTTAATTCTCCTTTGTAGAGCGGTGAGTTCTCATAACACTCAAGTTTATTTAAGGTCAATATATACCAACATAGTAGCATACTTATTGAGTAATACCCTAGCATAAATATTAGGCTACGGTATGAAATATTGTTATTTGATGTATTCAAACTACAAAAGATAAATATATATATGAAAACCGCAGACGAATTTTTTGACAATGTTGATTATGTAAGCATAATTGACACCGTAAAAGGTATATTTACCAGCGACGGATCAATGGCTGTATTACTAGACTACGAGCGAGTACTAGATGAAGCCGACTTATATGCATTTAAGAACTGGGAATTGGGTGAATTAGTCCAAGGTCCTGATGTTAAACGCTATACAGTAGCATGTATATTCATGTATCCATACAAACTAATGCCAGACCCACGTGGTGCAAAACGTTTAGCTAGTGTGGGATGCAAAATTAAGTTTAAAAAGACAAAAATTAAAGTACCTGTAGCAGTAGAAAATCCAGATGATTACATTCCCGGTACACGTTATCCTAAAACAGCTATGCGTGAAGTATGGCTAATATACATTGAAATGCCTAAAGAATTGATGGATGATATCCGTGAAGGTTCAATTGATTTAGCTGGTCAGAACATTGACTTAAATGAGCTAGATGATGCATATGATGATGACTTAGATAAAGAAGATACTGGTGAGGATGATGACCAGGAACAAGATATGATGGATCAAACGGGCACTGCAGCACCAGGCATGGGTATGCCTCCTCCATTACCACAAATGTAATATTATGACAAATAAAACAATATTAAATGAGGGATTAGAATATCATGACCTAGAGGGGCAAATGCTCCCTACAGTAACTGTGGATGAATATGCCGCACATATGGGTGATGATAGTGAAATTGTCACATTGGCATTTACAGTTAAAAGTGCTGCCGCTGCCAATGATTTAGTTGATTGGTTTGAACGTGGTTATGATTGGGTACTTGATGCACAAGTTAGTGAAGGCGAAGTAAAGCCAGGTCAATATCTAGTGTTTGTTGAAATGAATCGTAGAAGTAGTGTACCTAAACGTATCATAGAATTATTAGATGATTTAGAAACATTAACAGCCATACCAGTTAAAGATTGGACTATTGTTGTAGATGAAGAAGAACATTCTCCTGAAGAAGATATATTGAAACAAGTTATAACTATTAGTCCACATGATTATCGTGAAACTGAAGAAGTTGAAGAAGAAGAAATTAATGAGATGCGTGAACGTGCTGGACTAGAAGTTAAACCAATTCATACAGATAAACAAGATGCTGATATCAAAGCATTTAAAGCAATGGCAGGATTATAAAGATGGCAACAATATTACCTAAAAAGGCTGGTTTTGAACAGCCCATGGCACTGGATGATGATCACCATGAACTATTAGCGGCTGATCCTACAATACAACAATTTCCACAAGGTAGTACATTTGGAGCTCCCGTAACAAACAGTTTTGGTAATGCACCACTAGGAGGTAATAGTATGAACATGGGCGGTTTTAATTCACCAGGGTCGTTCTCAAGTCCAAGCTTCAATCAACAATCAAGTTCAGGGTTTGGAAGCACACAAAATGTTAATCAATCAAACAGCAATCAACCAGTACTCACAGGTGCCGCTCCAACAAATGCCGCTAGTGGAGCAGATGTATTAGTAGCAAATGATAATACAGATTGGATTAACAAAAAATGGCGTCCGGTTATGGGTTGGATATATATGCTAACTTGTACAATGGACTTTGTTGTATTCCCGATATTATGGAGTTTGTTACAAGCAATGAGTAAAGGTAGTGTTACAATGCAATGGCAACCATTAACATTACAAGGTGCTGGACTATACCATATCGCTATGGGTGCTGTTCTTGGTATCGCAGCTTATGGGCGAACAAAAGAAAAAATTGAAGGAAAATCATAATAAATATTGACTTAACACACTAACTGTGTTACACTTGATATTATGACAGATCATTACTCCACATTAGGCGTTGGTAAAAATGCTAATGCCGAAGAAATTAAAAAAGCATATAGAAAATTAGCAGGTAAACATCACCCTGATAAAGGTGGTGATACTGCTACATTTCAAAAGATTGAAGAAGCATATCGCATTCTTTCTGATCCACAACAAAAACAACAATATGATAATCCTATGACTCAGGGTAATCCATTTCAAGGATTCCCGGGTGGAGGTTTCCAATTCAATATGAATGGGTTTAATATGGATGAAATATTTGGTCAAATGTTTAGACAACATAACCATCAACAACAAAATACATATAGAACTACATATTGGATTAGTTTAGAACAAGTATACAATGGCGGTGACGAAGTATTAAAACTACAAACTCCTACTGGATTACATATGGTTAAAGTAAATATTCCAAAAGGGATACATGACGGTGGGCAAGTGCGTTATGAAAAAGTAGTTAATTCATCAGATTTGATTGTGGAATATAGAATACATAATCACTTAAAATATGAAAGAAAAATGAATGATTTGTATGCCAATTATTCTATATCAATATTAGATTTAATTGTTGGCACATCATTTGAATTTACTACTATTAGTGGTAGAACTTTAGAAGTAACGGTAGCTCCAAAAACTCAACCATATATGCATTTAAAACTAAGTAATCATGGCATGCCAATACAAGGTACTAATGCGTATGGCGACCAAATCATCTTGCTAAAAACCTATATGCCTGATATTATAGACAGTCGTATAACTGATAGCATTTTGCAATCTAAAACACAGTAAATATTATTTTTAAAGGAACTGGATGTGAATAATTCACCCGAAATTGAAGCCATTATTGAACAGGCTATAGAGTTGTCCAAACAACGTAAACATGAATATTGCACAATTGAACACTTACTATTGTCTCTTATCACACATACTCCATTTAAAAAATGTTTAGATAGTTTTGGGTGTGATACTCAAACTATGGTAGTAGAGGTTACTTCATATATTGATAGTTTACATGCTATCGTTGCAAAAGTAGATCCTGCTATTCAGGTGCAACCTAGAAAAACAAACAGTTTAGAACGGGTAATGAATCGTTCAGTAACTCAAGTACTCTTTACTGGGCGCAGGCAAGTAACTACTATTGATTTGTATTTAAGTATCGCAAGTGAAGGTAATAGTCATGCACATTACTTCTTACTAAAATACGGTATTCATAAAAATGAATTTGTTGCACATTGGCAAAAAACTTATAAAGGTGCTGAATTTACTGCAAAACTTTCTGAAAGTCAAGCAGATGAAATCTTGGAAGAATATACAACTAATCTAACTGATTTAGCACGTACAGGTAAATTAGAACCCTTGATTGGACGTAGCACAGAACTAGATGATATTGTTAACGTTCTTGCTAAAAGATTCAAATCAAATGTATTGATGGTAGGTGATCCAGGTGTGGGTAAAACAGCAATTGCTGAAGGGCTTGCTACAATGATTGTAGATAAAACTGTACCTGAATTCTTACACGGACATGAATTGTATTCACTTGAAGTGGGTGCATTACTTGCTGGAAGTAAATATCGTGGTGACTTTGAAGAAAAAGTCAAACAAGTATTAGATGCATTGAACACTAAGAAAAATTCAGTATTGTTTATTGACGAAGCTCATACTATGAAGGGTAGTGGTTCATCTAGTAGTGGTTCAATTGATTTTGCTAATATGATTAAACCTGCAATCACTAAAGGTACATTGAAAGTTATTGCAAGTACTACTTGGGAAGAATACTACGAATCATTTGAAAAGGATCGTGCATTAATGCGTAGATTCTATCGTGTTTCTATTGACGAGCCCTCACATGATAGTACCATTCGTATCCTTAAAGGTCTAAGTACCCGATTGAATGATTTTCACAATGTTGAAATTAGTGAAGAAGCTGTTGTTGCAGCCGTAGATAGTTCAGCACGTTATATTCATGACCGAAAGAATCCAGACAAAAGTATTGACCTGTTAGATGCGGCTTGTGCAAAACAACGTGTTGCAGGTAATAAAGGTGCAATTATTACTAAAGACTTGATCCATGATCAGGTTGAACGATTCACTGGTGTCCCTGCTGATAAACTTAATGGTGATAACTTTGACCGTATCAATAGCCTTGAAGTTAATATCAAAGGCAAACTATATGGACAAGATGAAACAGTTGAACAAGTGTTAGAACGTATATATGTTTCATTCGCTGGAATCGGTAATGAACATAAACCTACAGCAAGCTTTATCTTCTTAGGCCCAACTGGTACAGGTAAAACAGAATTGGCTAAGTTGTTAAGTAAAAATCTTGACATGCCATTACTCAAATATGATATGTCAGAGTATAGTGAGAAACACTCTGTATCAAGTTTGATTGGTCCTCCACCTGGCTATGTTGGGTTCGGTGATAGTCAAGTAGGTGGCGGACGATTAATTAATGATTTGAGCAAGAACCCACATAGTATATTGTTGTTTGATGAAGTTGAAAAAGCTCATCCGGATATCTTTAATATCTTTTTACAAATGTTAGATGAAGGTCATATCACTGGAAGTAACGGTAAAGAAGTTAACTGCAAGAATACTATCATTATTATGACTAGTAATTTGGGTAGTAGTGATAGTGAGAAGAACAATATTGGATTCGGTAGCCAAGAAAAGACAGGTGAAGATGATAAAGCAATTAAAGAGTTTTTCAAACCTGAATTCAGAAATCGTATTGATTTGATTTGTAAGTTTGGTAAACTTAATACTCTTGCTATTAAGAAGATTGTGGTTAAGTTTACAGAAGAATTAAAGAAAGCTTTACTAGAAAAACATAATATTAGTTTGAATTTAAGTGAGCCAGTAGTTGATTACTTGGCTGATAAAGGATATGATAAGAATATGGGTGCTCGTCCATTAAGTCGTAAGATTGATGAATTGATTCGTGTACCACTAAGTAAGAAAGTATTGTTTGAACGTATTAAAAATGCTAGTGTAACTTGTGTTTTAGTAGATGAAAAAATTGAATTTACTGTTGTTCAAAAATCAATAGCGAAAGTAGGAGAAGATGGGATCATTGAAATTAGCAACTGATACCCCGGGTATTGATTTTTACGATTATCGGGATAGTGATTACTATAACAAATACAAGTATCGTGTAAGATTCTCTATAGAGGGTGTTAGATATGCTATGTATGAGAAAAACTTTGATGGGTTAATGAAGCGATATAATGCTATAACTGGTTGGAAAAAAATAAGAGATGCAGATAGGCCAGTTGTCACAGATAATCTAGAGGCTCTAGGGAAGTTTATAGATTTTCGTAATATGCTTAAGGAAAATAATACTGGATTAGTTCGTATTGAGAGTAGTAAGATATCAATCTTTAGTAATGATTTAGCCTTATTAAAAACAAGTGAAAGTATTAAAGCTGGTATCTTTTATGATTATACAGAGGTTAAAACAAATAATTTTGTAGGAATAAAGTCATTTGTCAAAGATCCTAAATATAAGTATAGGGTTTATTTGAAATCTAAAATGATTCAAGAATCATTTGTTACGCAATTAGATGATTTATTGAACCGATCAAAAGACTTACATCCTAGCCCTTCATTAAAATACTGGTTAAAGGGATACAATAATACTGCTCCTTCATGGAGTTGGAGATATCGTTTTACTAGTGCTACTCATTTTATTGATTATGATGATGAAAGTACATTAAGCTATCTAGCATTAATGCACGGGGATTATCTCGGAAAACGCTATAAATTAGAAAAACGACCAGAAGCTATCTAAAATGATAAATACTCTAATAAAATGGAGTATTTACCATGGCAAAGATTGTAACAGAATCAATCGTAATCACTTTTAGTAAGATAGTAAAAGATAATGATGAGGGTACTAGTATTACTAGCCCTGATATCCAAGCGGCTTTAGAACAAGTAGCCCAAGAATTAATTGGCGATAGTGTCGTTGTTGAGGTTGTAAAAGCATAATGAGCCAATCAACTACTCTTATCCTATTGCCACAAACAGCATATGTTAACCCAGGCAATGGGGCACCCTATACCGTAACTGGTAACAGTCAACCCGCTGCCGCATATTATTTAGGCAATAAAGACTTACAAACAGTTAATATTAATTTGACAAATTGTACCGGAAATATTACAATTGAAGCAAGTTTAGCTACTACACCAAGTAGTACAGATTGGTTCAAAGTATATGAGTTAGAAGCTAATGCAAATGCGGCAGCAAACTCTGCCCCTCAGATTGCAAGCAATGCTTCTGTTTACACAAATGTAAATGGTAACTTTGTTTATATGAGAGCTAAGGTAGTAGATTTTGAAGGTGGTCTAGTTAATTTTGTAAAGCTAAGTTATTGATATGAGTACGATTGTTATAATGCCCGGAGGATTTCATCCCTTTCATGCTGGACATGCATCATTGTATCAATCCGCATTAAAAGCATTTTCGGGTGCTGATGTATATGTTGCGGCTACTAATGATACAAAGACAAGACCTTTCCCATTTGCTATTAAAGAAAAATTAGCTAAGGTAGCAGGTGTAGCTCCTGGACATTTTATACAAGTTAAAAGTCCCTTTCAACCTAGAGAAATTACTGATAAGTTTAATCCAGAACAAGATGTAGTAATATTTGTTCGTAGTGAAAAGGATCGTAATGAGAGTCCTAAACCAGGTGGAACAAAGAAAGATGGTAGTCCAGCTTACTTTCAACCATATACAGGCAAAGATGTACAACCATTTGGCAAACATGCATATATGGCTTATTTACCTACAGTAGAATTTGGTCCTGGTATTAGTAGTGCAACAGAGATACGTAATGCATGGCCTAAATTGAATGACAAACGTAAGACTGCAATGGTTATGAGTTTGTATCCAGCAACACAAAAGAATCCTAAATTAGCCGCTAACGTTGTTAAGATGTTAGATATGGGTATGGGTAATGAGTTAGCAGAAGGATTAATAAATGAATTTGTACCACCGAGTAGCGACAGAGGTGGCGGGGATGATAGAAGTCGTAGAATAAGAAAACTATTAGAAATTGCTATACAAGTAGCAAAGGAAAAAAATGTTGATGAATTGGGTATGATTCATGCTATGAATATGATAGCAGGTGATGAATTTTTCAATACAGCAGTTGAAGGTATACTACCAGATATAACAGATAAAGAATATATGTTTGTGCTACAGAGTGCTTATAAAACAGTAAAGCAAGGTTTGGCGGAAGGTGATGTTGTTCCATTCAAACAACCATCAAAAACATTAACGTGGCAACAAGTACCTAAAGATATTTTGATGTTAGCAAATGATTGGTTTTGGGCAAGTGAAGATAACTCAGGTCTTGCCGCTACGATAGATCCTGATGGTTTCGGTAATGGTACTGCTAATGATGTAAAGTATAATGCCGCTAAACTTCAACAAAAAGGTTGGACAATTGATTTTAATGATGAATATGATGGGCCGGGTGAGTTCAATCTAAGACTTACTAACAATCGTGGACAAAATGTATTGTTGTCTATTGAAGATGCTCAGACATTTACTGGCTGGGCAAAGGGTACTAGTCAGTATGATTTAGAAGAAGGCCCTATAGTTAAACGTATTGTTCATCCTAACAAGATTAATATCTATGTAAGACCAGGTGGTAATAAACCTCCTTTACTTGTCGCAACAGATATTCCTTATAAAATATTTGATAAGTATGTAAACAAAGCTATACAAAAATACCCACAGTTTAAACAAACTGATTTCTCATTCAAATCTTCAGATAAAATTAAGGAAGAAACTAATTTATCCGAAAGTGCTGATTACTTAGACGAAAATTAAAAATATTTTGATCACCTCGTTTTGATGTAAATATTACTATCTTAACAAGAGGATCAAATGGCAACTAAGAAAACAACTGAAAAGGCAATTGCAAAACCAGCAAAAGCCGCAACTAAAGCACCGGCTAAGGCTAAATCTACAAAAACAGTTCCTGTAGAAAAAATACAGGAAATTGCCGCACAAGCAGCCGCAAATCCACCGGCAGCACCAGCTCCGGGACAAGTACAAGTTAATGTAGACTTTTTAAAAACTACTAAAGTACATATCGCTATGCCATGTTATGGTGGTATGTTAACTGAATCAACATTCATGAGTTTCATCAAGTGGGCTAATACTGCCCGTCAACTTGGTATTGATTGGACATTAGAAACAATGGTTAATGAATCACTCATTAGCCGAGCACGTAACACATTGACTGCTAAGTTCCTAGATATGCCAGAAGCAACACACTTATTCTTTGTTGACGCTGACATTGGTTGGGAGCCATGGCACTTACTAGTATTATTGAACCGTGACGTAGATGTTATTGGTGGATTGTACCCAATGAAGACAATGCCAATCAAATGGGTTGTTAACGGATTTGAAGGTGCAGAAGAAGGTCCAGATGGACTACAAGAAGTATCTAAAGCAGGTACAGGTTTCTTGTTGATGAAGAAACATGTGTTTGAGAAAATGAAGTCTCATCCAGCTGTTAAACAATATAAGAACGACATTGGATTAGATCCAAAGTTTGACCAACACTTGAAAACATATTTTGACACAGCAGTTCGTCAGAATCGTTATTATAGTGAAGATTGGACATTCTGTGAAAACTGGCGTGATATGGGTGGCAAGATTTGGATGGACAAACGTGTATTGTTACGTCATTCAGGATCATATGTTTTCTGTATGGAGAATCAAGAACACTTGATGAAAACTGTAGGACCCATGTTCTTACAAGAACAACAAGAAAAGCACGGCATGAAGTTTATTGATAAAGACGGCAACGAAATTAAGAAACTATAACAAAAGCCCCGAAAGGGGCTTTTAACTGGATTTGACTAAATACTACGTGAAAACAAAAGGAATATTATGCAACTTGACAATGTAACTATTAGTGGTGGATTTGCTTATACAGTAGGAGCTCCCACTCAAGCAACAGCAGGATGGTATGGTGGAGGTAGAGCACCATCATCTGTATCTACCGTGCAAAGAATAACTTTTGCAACTGACACCTCAACAGCAAGTGTACGTGGTCCATTAAGCTTCATCGTATCTCAATTTGCCGCGGCCGGCAATACAACTAACGGATGGTTTGGCGGAGGTTATACAGAGCCTGGACAAACATCTACAGTTCAACGAATAACATACGCAACAGATACAGCAACAGCGACAGCACGTGGTCCTTTAAGTTTAACACTAAGTGGTTTAGTAGCCACCGGTAATACAACTGACGGTTGGTTTGGCGGAGCCTTTTCCATATCAACCGTAAATAGGATCACTTATTCAACAGATACAGCAACTGCATCGGTTCGAGGTCCATTTAGCGCAAGTAAACTATTTTCGGCAGCAGCCGGTAATACAACTGACGGATGGTTTTTTGGAGGCAGAGGATCTGAGTCGGTAGTAAATCGTATAACATATGCAACAGATACAAATACTGCAAGTGTACGTGGTCCGGTAAGTTTTGGTGTTGAGGCAGCAGCCGGTACCGGCAACACCACCGACGGATGGTTTGGAGGTGGTTATTCACCGGGCAATGGGAGGATTAGTACTATACAACGAATAACATACTCAACAGATACAGCAACAGCAAGTGTTCGTGGTCCTTTAAGTGTAGCCGGGAGTTCCTGGTCTGCATCTAGTGACACCACATATGGATGGTTTGGTGGAGGTTATGTCGTTCCTAATATAATATCTACAATTCAACGAATAACTTTTGCAACAGATACTGTAACAGCGACAGCACGTGGACCGTTAAGTCTAGCAAGCCGACAGTTGGCCAGTGCATCCGGTATACAATAAAATATGGACTTAAAAGAACTACATTCATTCAAAATGTCAGATGCAGTGACATTTCACGATAACCTCAATCCAAAATTATTTCGTGGTCAGCACTTACAGCCTGAAGTAGAACTACAACTAAAAAATATAGCACAAGATTTCTTACAAGAGATGGGGATACATGATTTAGATGTACGAGATATCACTATCTCTGGAAGTAATGCAGCCTATAGCTACACAGACCATAGCGACTTAGATTTACATATATTAGTCAATATGAAGGATCTACCAGACGATGACATTTACCATGAATTCTTCAAAGCTAAAAAAGATTTATACAACGATTCACATGATATCACTATCAATGGAATTCCAGTAGAATTGTATATACAGGATGCGGCAGAACCTGTAACTAGTTTAGGTGAATATAGTGTTAAAGATAAGAAATGGTTGCGTTTGCCAACTAAACGTAGAGCAAATTTTGACCAAACAGCTACTAAAGCAAAATATACAAAACTATTAGATATTATTGATACAGCATTACAATCTAATAAAATAGGTAAAGTTAATAAAATATTAAAAAAGATTAAGCAATATCGTCAAGCTGGCTTAGATAAAGGTGGAGAGTTTGGACCTGAAAATCTAGCATATAAAGCATTACGTAGCCGTGGATATATTACAAAACTATATGATTTAAGAGATAGATTACATAGCAAACATTTGAGTTTAGATAACATGTATGCTAATGTAGATGAAGATTATGATCCAAATGGACCTCCACCTGGTCCAGAGTTTAAGCCAACAATGCCTGCCGGTACAGTTAAAGTAGATGTAAGTGATGTATATGATTGGTATAAACTAGGTCAACATATTAGCAATCTTGATGGTTTAGGTAAACATGATTTTGGTCAAGGTCCTCCTAGCACTATTCTTGCGTTTGGCGATGAAGATACTGAACATAAATATATTAAAGATTTAGAAAAAACAGGATTGACAACAACGGATATTGATCCAGTTGATATTAATCAGCCTAAAGGTATGAAACGTCAGAAGACTGATCCTACATACAATGTGGGCGAAGCCTCAGGTTATATACCATCTGAAAAAGAGAAAAAAGACCCACGTTTTAGTACAGCATTAACAGTAGATGTTAAGCCTGACAGCATCAAAAAGAACGCAAAAGCATTCTATTGGAATACAAGTAGAGCGGGTATTCCACCAACAGCAAAGCCATCAGGCAAAATCTAATAAGTTTCCATATTATGGTATTTTGATAAATACACTATTAGTATGGAAATCCGTTATGAAAATCAAACAAATCACTGAAACTACAACCGCAGGCTCAATAGCTACTGTAAATTCACCATTAGGTGGCACTCAAAGTAGGGGAAATACTAGCATATATGGTGGCAAAAAAGTAGGAACTCTATTCAAGGGTAAAAAGACTAGTGTCCCATATGCTAATAGCATCAATGAAAGTGCTGAACTTAGTGAAGCACAACTAGAAGAAGATGATGTTATTGTCGTTCCGGGACAAGGTCGCAAATCAAAAACTGGATTTGTTCCACATGGACAAAGTCGTATAGACCATGAAGTTGAGATGGCACGTAGTGATTTATTCAGTGCCGCAAAGAATGCTCAACAAGTCTATTCAATGATTAAAGATGTTAGTGAAGATGAAGGTCTTGATGGTTGGGTACAAGAAAAGATTATTAAAGCTAATGACTATCTAAACACAATACGTGAATACTTAGAAGGTAAACAAATTCAAGGTGTGAATGAAGGACCCGAGTTTGGTTCAAAGTATGCAGAAAAATTAGCACAATATGTTTATAATGTTAGACCTAATCTTAATAGTGAAGATGATGTTTTAAACATAGGATATAAAGTTGCTGTACAAGATTTAGCCAGTCAAACACGTGCTGTATCGTTGTTTAGCAGAGATCAAGATTTCCCTAGTGACTTTGTAAGTGCTTATAGATTCTTACAAAAAAGACGAGGTGTAACAGAAAACAACCAAAGAGGTGATTCACTTGTTACTGACTCATTAAAAATAATGCGTGGTGCAGAAGTAAGTGATGCTGTAAGAGCACTAACGACCGTACTAGGAAATAGAGAATACAATAGCCGTCGTGGTTTTTACAATTTCTATATTAAACAAATGATTGATATGTATAGACAACAAGGTGTGAATGAAGGTTCTAAGTCACCTAATAAGAAAGCGTAATATGAGCAATATTCTTAAAGGTATAATAAACGAAACTAGTCCGCATAATTACGATAGTGATTGGGATTATCAGGATGCTTTAGCACGTAGTGGCAAATCACGTTCTAGCTATCGTTCACAAGAAGATGATACGTCTGATGCTGATATTGCATATTCTAAAAAGATGTATCAATTGGGTCAACAACAGAAGGCTGCTAAAGAGAAAGCTCAACGTGATAATGACCATGATAGATTAGCAACTGGTACAAATGAAGATGATAGTAATCAAACTAGAATGAGAATGAATGATTATTACGATTTAGCTGAGGCTCTTCAGGAAAAGCTTAGACAAGCAATTAAGATGGGTAATAACGAACTTGTACATAAATTATCCAAAGAACGTGCTGAATTAGATGCACGTGTTAAAAAATATGGATTAATGCCTGAATCAGAACAATTAGATGAAATCTCTAATGAGAAATTGGCACAATACAAAACAGCTGCCGCCGCCGACGCAGGCAAAGCTGATAAAGAGGGAGACTTTAAGCGTGGTGATAAACGTTTCAGTGGTATTGTTAAAGCAACTAAGAAACAATTTGCAAATGATACAAAGAAATCTGGTATAGGTCAAGGTATTTCAGAAGATAGATTTAACAGTAAACAAGAAGTTATTAACCATTTTGTTAAAAATGGTAAAAGTGCGGCAGCAGGTGCGGCAGCATGGGAACGTGGTTATAGAGGTTCAAATCCTAACAAACCAATAGAAATAAAAAAGCCACCTCAAAGAAGTTACCATGATGATTTAGATGATAAACGTTATTCTAATACGTTTGAAAATTTAGGTGATCAACTAAAATCACAATCTCTAGAAGCATTACAACAAATCAAACAACAAATTGAACAAAAACGTGCCGACGAATTAGCTCAATGGGAACAAGATTTTAGAAATAATGTTGCTGGCAAAATGAGAAGCCAACCAATACGTTCACCGGAAGCAACACCGGTTGCACAACCTGGTGAGAAGCATTCAGTATTAAAAGCTAGATTAGCACAACTCAATAATGCTATACAAAAACAAGAACTATTGGACAAGTTAATTGATAAAATTGACCGTAAAGGTTTGTTGACTCCAGCAATGCAGAACGATGCTGATACTAGAATGCATGTTAAGTATGGTGCAAAAGATAACTATCAATCATTGAATAAAAAGTTAGACAATTCTATTTCAATGTTACAGGATAGATTGTATATACGTAAAAAATCAGGTTTAAAAGAATCGCCTAAGAGAATTGATTATGATAGTGATACATATGATAATACTAGAATGGGTAGAGAGTATGGCAAGGCTAATCTATTTGTAGATCCGGGGTCAAATGAATTTAAAAAAGAAATACATCCTGGAGATCCTGAAGGTGAACGTGGTAGACCAAGAAATCTAAAAGGTATTTCAAAAAGGTTACCTGCTGATGCGTTTGGTCGTACTAGCGGAGTTGTTCCTGATAGTGCAAGACCTAAATCAAAAGAAGATCCTTTTAAAGGAGTAGATGAAGCTGATATGAACCGTAGAGGGTTTTTAGGACAAGCAGGCAAGGCTGCAGGTGCTGGCGCATTGGCTGCCGCAGGCTTAGGTGGTGCTAGCAATGCTCAAGCATTTAAGGGAACACTTCCTGCTCCTCGTATATCTGAAGATGAGGCTGAAGCTCAAATTAAAGAATTAAGAAGTAAAGCATATAAAGAGTTAGCAAGTATGATGTGGAATGTATGGCCTAAAATACTAGACACAACATTTGGCGCAAATACTCCTCAAGATAAGCCAGCTACACCCGATGAAATTGGTAAAATGTTAGGCTACAGATTAGCTGAATATGCTGATGACTATAGACAAAAAGTTAGAGCAATTAAAATAGCAGCCGGAGTAAGAGATCCTCAAAGTTTAAATAAAACAACTGCCGCAATTTATGTTAATGAACAAGAGATGGATGAGGGTTGGAGTCAAAAGTACAAGAGTAGTATCAACTGTAGTCATCCTAAAGGTTTTAGTCAAAAAGCTCATTGTGCAGGCAAGAAGAAACACAATGAAAGTATTGACAATGTTATGGAAATGACATGTCCTGATTGTGGTATGTGTGAAACTCACGTAGACCATGCTAAGTTAGATGAAGCTTGTTGGAAAGGTTATCACAAAGAAGGTAACAAAAAAATGTTTGGCAAAACATATCCTAACTGTGTAAAGAATACTAACGAAGAACAACTAGATGAAAAATGCTGGGACACACATAAACAAGTTGGAATGAAAAACAAAGGTGGACGTATGGTCCCTAACTGTGTGCCTAAAGAAAGTGTAGAAGAACAACATTCACATAGTGAAAGTTGTCCGCATTGTGGTGGCGAGATGGTTAGTGAAGAACTAATGAATGAAAAGAAAGATGCTTGCTACTACAAAGTAAAGAGCCGTTATAAAGTATGGCCAAGTGCTTATGCATCTGGTGCGTTAGTTAAGTGCCGCAATAAAGGCGCAAGTAACTGGGGTACAGGCGGAAAGAAAAATGAAAGCTCTATACTAGAAGGTATTGAACAAGCAGACGAAAGTTTACATGATTGGTTCAATAAAGAAAAATGGGTTCGCATGGATACTAAAGGAAAGATTAAAGGTCCGTGTGCAAGAGAACCAGGCGAAGGTAAACCAAAATGTTTGCCACAAAGTAAAGCACATAGTCTAGGTAAAAAGGGTCGTGCTAGTGCCGCTCAACGTAAGCGTAGAGAAGATCCTAATCCAGAACGTAGTGGCAAAGCCATTAATGTTGATACAAAAAAGAAAGATTAAAGAGTAATTATGTTGTCAGACAATCTAAAAGTATTACTAGCAAGCACACAAAGTTTTGCTATCAAAACACAAAACTTTCATTGGAACGTAGAGGGAAGTAACTTTCCACAATATCACGAATTCTTTAATACATTGTACGAAGATGTAAGTGCTACGATTGATCCTATTGCTGAATATATAAGAATACTAGGTCACTATACTCCTGGCAGTCTAACACGTTATGCTGAACTAAGTATCATACAAGACCAAATAAAGATTCCACGTGCTGAATTAATGTTTGTTGAATCATTACAAGATTGTGAAACAATGCTTCAGTTAGTAACAGCAATGTTTGATGAGGCAGCTGGTGAGAATCAACATGGTATTGAAAACTATATGGCTGAACTACAAGACTTGTATGGTAAGAAAGCATGGTTCATTCGTTCTATATTAAAAAGAGAACGTGAATGAGAGCAACAGAGTTTATTACCGAACAAGCAAATCCTAAAGTAGATTTGACTCCAAATTATCCTAACTATCAAGTGTTAGTGGGTGAGTTTGTCGGTATGAAAAAAAACAGAGCAAGATTTTTAATTGTAGCCTCTGAACTTAAACCAGGTGTGCGAGAGACTGATAAAATTTTTAGAGCTAGAACTACTAATACACCTATCAGTATTGAGATTGGTAGGGTAAAAAATCGTAATGTAGTAGATGAAGATTTATCACGTAGAGGCTTCTTAGGTGGTTTAGCTGGTATGGCTGCACTAGGTACTAGAGATACAAAACCTACTGTTAATAAAGATACACCAACGGCACCACAAAAAGAACCTACTGTAACTACATTGAGTAACAATCCTCAAATTGAGAGTTTATTACATAAAGCCGCTGTAGCTGCCGGTATAGTTGGTATTGAATTAGCACAGTTTATGGCTCAAACTAAACATGAATCCTGGAATTTTAGTAGACTAAAAGAAAAGGGTGTAGGTCAAGGCTATTTTGCTAAAAAGTATGACCGTCAATATGCACCACGTACTGCTAAGATATTGGGTAATAAGCAGATAGGTGATGGAGAAAAATATCATGGTCGTGGATTTATTCAATTGACCGGTCGTGATAACTATCGTATGGCTAGTCAAAGTTTAGGTATTGATTTATTAAATGATCCTGATTTAGCAGAACGACCAGATGTTGCAGCCAAGATTGCTATATGGTATTGGAAGACACGTGTTAAACCCTATATAAATAACTTCAACGATACGAAGGCAGTAACACAAAAGATTAATCCAGCACTACGTGGATTACAAGATAGACATGCAAAGTTTATTGACTACAAAAACATATTATAAAGAGAACCATGAAGAAAATAATAACAATCATACTATTAGCAATATCTACTATTGCATTTGCACAAAAACAAAAGCCAATGAATGTATATGATTTTACAATCACTAGAGTTATTGATGGAGATACAGTAGCATTTCAAGCAACATTTTTACCCCCACCATTAAAGCAAGAATTAAGTATTCGTGTGTTTGGTGTTGACACACCTGAAAAGGGTCATAGAGCAATGTGCCCCAGTGAAGCACAGCGTGGCGAGGCTGCTTCGGCCTTCACAAAAAATGCCATAGCTAAAGCACAGAAACGTCAAGTAGCTATAGCTGATTGGGATAAGTATGGTGGACGTGTATTGGGTGATATATTACTTGATGGACAAAGTTTAAGAATGATGTTAATACAGAATGGATTTGCAAGAGAATACTACGGAGAAGCTAAAACTTCTTGGTGCAACTAACACCCTTAGGACCGTAACTTAGTTACGAGGGTAGGCGGCTTCTGCCTTAAGCAATCCAATTCGCTACTGGACCTTATAAGTGAGCATAAATACTAATATGAGAGCAATAGAACTATACGAATCGGCCGCAAGTGAACTAGCTAAGAAACTTCCTAGCTTAGAGAAACACGACTATAATACCATTGATAAGCTAATGAAAAACATAGCAAAGAAACATCGTATAACCGGTGATGCATTGCATGATTTGTTTGTTAGAAAATATCATAAGACTCCAGACAGTTGGATTAAAGATAAACTAGATGAGAGTGAACAAGAAGATTTGAATAACAATCCTATTGTACAGAAGTTTCTTGCTTGGACAAGTAAGAAGTTGAATTTAGAAAATACTCCAAAGATAGAGTTTAGTTATGATAGTGATGAAGCACAAGAAGGTCATCATACTGGTAGACACAATCCAGAGACGGGTGAAGTATGGGTTTATTGTGCTAATAGAAATCTAGTAGATATATTACGTACTGTGTTCCATGAATTAACTCATGTACGCCAGGGTGAATTAAATATGATTAAGCCGGGTGATAGTTATCCAGGTAGTCCAATAGAAGCAGAAGCGGATGTAATGGCTGGCAAATATATTAAAATATTTGGTAAAGCACATCCAGAAATATTTCAATAAAGAGAATAAAATATGTCAATATCAATAACAGGTGGAATATCATTTAGTGGTGGAGTAGGAATAACTGCCGCACCACCATCAACTCCAACAGCAGGATGGTTTGCAGGTGGGTCTGACGATTCTGGTGTTACTTCAACAGTACAACGAATAACATATGCAACTGATACCGCTACTGCAAGTGTTCGTGGACCATTAAACGGCACCAGATATCAAAATGCCGGTACCGGTAATTTAAATTATGGATGGTTTGCTGGTTCACGCATTACAGTTGCTATTAGCTCAGTATCAAGGATCACCTATGCAACAGATACTGATACAGCAAGTAATCGCGGCCCACTAAGTTATAGTGCTTATAGTATTACTGCGAACGGCACAGATACATATGGATGGTTTGCAGGTGGTAAGGATCAATCACCTAGTGATTATTCTACAGTATCCAGAATAACATACGCAACTGATACTGGTACTGCAAGTACAAGGGGATCATTATCCGGTTGTTCATATCAAGGTGCAGCATCTACTGACAGCACTACATATGGCTGGATTGCAGTAGGATTTGATAACCCTAGTACTATCGGATACCGTAGTATCGTAACTAGGATAACATATGCCACTGATACAGTAACATCAACTATTAGAGGTCCATTAAGTTCAACTAGATCATCAATGGCCGGTACTGGTAGTACAAGTTATGGTTGGTTTGCCGGTGGATTTTTCGTCGGCCCGCCGACATGGGAGGGAATTTATTATTCTAGGGTAGATCGTATTGATTATGCAAATGATACCGCTACAGCAAGTGTTCGTGGTCCGTTAACTAGAACTAATCAAGGTCAAGCAGCATCAACCGATGGAACAACATATGGTTGGTTTGGTGGAGGAAATAATTTTTCAACTCCTGCCGGTCCTTTTTCTTCCGTAGACAGAATAACATATGCTACTGATACTGTTACTGCGACTGCACGTGGCCCGTTAAGTTCCGGTAGGAGGGTTTTTGCTGCCTCATCCGGTATACAATAATATAAAGGTTAAAAAATGTCAATAACAATAACAGGTGGAATAACATTAAATGGTGGTGGTTGGACTATTGAGGCACCACCGGCGGGTATTAGGGCTATATTTGGTTATGGAAATGATGGATCAGTAACATCAATAACTAATTTAGTATCAACTACTGGTGTTGTTGCCACAGATACCGCAGGGGTAGGGACTGCTAGATATGGATTGGCAGCCGCAGGATATGGCACAGATAAAGCTATATTTGGATATGGATATGCCTCTCCAAGCGCACGTTCAATCACCAATCTAGTATCAAATACAGGTGTTGTTGCTACTGATACAGCAGGTGTAGGTACTGCTAGATATCAAATAGCCGCCGCAGTGTATGGCACAGATAAGGCTATATTTGGTTATGGATACGGGGTTTCTTGGACATCAATAACTAACCTAGTATCAAACACCGGTGTAGTAGCAACAGATACAACAGGTGTTGGCACTGCTAGAGCTGAAATTGCGGCAGCAGCCTACGGTTAATTATACAATAAAGGTTTTATAAATGTCAATAACAATAACAGGTGGAATAACATTAAATAATGGTGGTTGGACTATAGTTGCACCACCCGCAGGTAATAAAGCTATCTTTGGATACGGGACTGATGGTATTTCTCTATTAGCAATGACCAATCTAGTATCAAACACTGGTGTAGTAGCCAATGATACTACAGGTGTTGGTACTGCTAGATTATACTTAGCAGCCGCCGGCTATGGAACAGATAAAGCTATTTTTGGATATGGGGTTACATACTCTCCAGGTTTCACTCCTTACTCAATTACCAATCTTGTATCAAATACAGGTGTTGTTGCTACTGATACAACAGGTGTTGGAACTGCTAGAGGAACATTAGCAGCCGCAACCTATGGCACTGATAAAGCTATATTTGGATACGGGTATAACGGAAGTACTAATGTATCAACTACTAATCTAGTATCAAACACAGGTGTTGTTGCTAGTAATACTACAGGTGTTGGAACTATTAGAGGAACATTAGCAGCCTCAGGTTATAGCACTGATAAAGCTATATTTGGATATGGATTTGCCAATAGTGGCATAGTGTCAATGACTAACCTAGTATCAAACACAGGTGTTGTTGCTACTGATACTACAGGTGTTGGAACTGCTAGAGAGGAATTAGCGGCCGCAAGTTACGGATCTTAACATTATGATTAACATAAATACATTTATTATAAAGGAAAATAAAATGATAGACTTAGAAAACATGCCTGCTCCAACAGCAGAGGAAATTGCACAAGCAAGAGAAAATGCATTTAATGCAGAACATCCAGCATCATGGACATGGGATGAGGCAGCAACTACATATGTTGCTCCAGTTGCTATTCCAAGTGATGGTTATCCATACTTATGGGATGAAGCTACAACTAATTGGGTACCATTTCCAGATTATCCAAGAGAATAAAGAATGTCGGTAACATTTAGTGGTGGCGGTGTAACAATATCAGGCGGAGGATGGACTCTTAGTCCTCCACCAGGTGGTAGTAAGGCTATCTTTGGATATGGTTATAACGGGACAAATTTGTCAATTACTAATTTAGTATCAAACACAGGTGTTGTTGCCAATGATACTACAGGTGTCGGTACTGCTAGATTTGGATTGGCGGCCGCAGGATATGGCACAGATAAAGCTATATTTGGATATGGATTCGGAGCTAGTAGAACGTCAATAACTAACCTAGTATCAAATACAGGTGTAGTTGCTACTGATACTTCAGGAGTTGGAACTGTTAGAAGTGATTTAGGAGCCGCAGGATATGGTACTGATAAAGCTATATTTGGTTATGGATATACAGGTGGTGTCTCTTTTATATCAATAACCAATCTAGTATCAAATACGGGTGTGGTTTCCGGTGATACTGCAGGTGTTGGTACTGCTAGAGGTTATCTTGCAGCCGCAGGTTATGGCACTGACAAAGCTATTTTTGGATATGGTAACGGTAGCGGATTGCAATCAATAACCAATCTAGTATCAAACACGGGGGTTGTTGGCAACAATGTTACAGGTGTAGGTACTGCTAGAGATAGTCTTGCAGCCGCTAGTTATGGTACTGATAAAGCTATATTTGGTTATGGATCTGGACCAACTGCAATAACTAACTTAGTATCAAACACAGGTGTAGTTGCTACTGATACAACAGGTGTTGGAACTGCTAGATATTATCTTGCGGCCGCAGGATATGGGGTAGGTACAGCTATATTTGGATACGGTGAGAATGGTAGTATTAATGTATCAATGACCAACTTAGTATCAAACACCGGTGTAGTTGCTACAGATACTACAGGTGTCGGTACTGCTAGACAATTATTAGCGGCCGCAAGTTACGGTTAATTATACAAAGAAAGAATAAAGAATGTCGGTAACATTAAACGGTGGTGTAACATTTGGCGGAGGGTTAACTCTTACTGCCGGACCAGCCGGTAATAAAGCTATATTTGGATACGGGTACATTTCAGCAGTAGGAGAGACTGCAATAACCAATCTAGTAAGTAATACAGGCGTTGTAGCAACTGATACAGCTGGAGTAGGTACTACCAGAACTAACCTAGCGGCGGCTGGGTATGGTACTGATAAAGCCTTATTTGGTTATGGAGAAGGAAATGGTACTTATTTATCAATAACTAACAAAGTAAGTAATACAGGTGTGGTGGCTAATGATACTGCAGGTGTTGGTACTGGTAGAACTGGAATTGCAGCCGCAGGTTACGGGACTGATAAAGCTATATTTGGATATGGCTACGCCTCTGGCGGCAGAACAGCAATAACTAACAAAGTATCAAACACCGGAGTAGTTGCTACTGATACGACAGGTGTAGGTACTATTAGAAATGGACTAGCGGCCGCAGGCTATGGAACCGATAAAGCTATATTTGGATATGGGCAAAATTATCCCACTTATTATTCGTTAACCAATCTAGTAAGTAATACAGGTGTAGTAGCAACTGATACAACTGGTGTTGGAACTATTAGAAGTGAGCTAGCGGCAGCAGGTTATGGTACGGATAAGGCTATATTTGGATATGGATATGCTTCCGACAATTCAAGTGTATCAATGACCAACCTAGTATCAAACACAGGAGTAGTAGCAACAGATACGACTGGTGTTGGTACTGCTAGGTTTTATCTAGCTGCCGCTGTTTACGGCACTGATAAAGCTATATTTGGATATGGAGTAACAACAGCAGTAACTAATTTAGTATCAAATACAGGTGTGGTTGCTACAAATACTACTGGTGTTGGTACAGCAAGATATTCACTTGCGGCGGCCGCCTACGGTTAAACAATAATTAACCATAATCATTGCAATACAAATCATTATATGCTATAATGCATAAATGATTAAGCTAACAGTTCCATTACCCAAAAGTATCATAATCGCATGTAGCGGTGGTGTAGATAGCATGGCAGTAGTTGATTTTCTAAGCCGCAAACATGATATCACTATCGCCCATTTTAATCACAGAACACAAAACGGTGAAAAAGCCTCTAAGTTTGTTTCCAAATATTGTAGTGATAATAATATTCCTATGCTATATGGAACACCACGTAGTCAAAAAAATAGCAAAGAAAGCCAAGAAGAATACTGGCGTAGAGAACGCTATGATTTTTTAAGTGAACTTGGTCCAGTAATCACCTGTCATCATTTAGATGATTGTGTTGAAACATATATCTGGTCAAGCTTACATGGCACACCCAAAGTTATCCCACTAACACGTAACAATGTTATTAGACCATTTCTAACTACTAGAAAACAAGATTTAATATATTGGTGCGAAAGTCATAATGTACCCTGGATTGAAGACGAATCCAATAAGAATTCCAGATATACCCGTAACTACATTCGCAATGAACTAATGCCACATGCATTACATGTAAATCCCGGATTACCTAAATTGGTAAAAAAGATTGTAGAAGGTAAACAAAATACTTGACTTCTCTACACAAACCAAGTATACTAACTAATTATTTAAGGAGAAACTATGTCGGATTATAATAGAACGTTTAATGGTGAAGCAAAGATTAAACTAACACAATTAATCAATGAAGGGATGCATGTCCTACATGAAATTGATACATTGAATGGTGGATTAAACGACACTATTAAAGCGGTTGCTGAGGAGCTGGAAATCAAAGCTAGTACATTGAAGAAAGCCGTGCGTATTGCACACAAAGCAAGTCTCGGTCAGACTAACAAAGACCATGATGAACTCAACACAATCCTAGAAACTGTGGGAAAAACGCTTTGAGTTATGTGGATGCTATTCATAGTAGGGATGAGGATCGTATCTATGTAGTAGAACGATCTCCTGAGGGTAAACGATTGTATAAAGAATACCCTACTAACTATGTATTGTATTATCCTGATAATAAAGGTAAACATCGTAGTATCTATGGCGATCCAGTCAGTCGTTTCAGTACTCGCAAACGACAAGAGTTTGAAAAAGAAAGACGCATACACTCAAATAAAAAACTATTTGAGAGTGATGTGCCAGTAGTCTTCCGTTGTCTAAGTGAAAACTATCTTGGCATTGATGCACCTAAACTTCATACATGTTTCTTTGACATTGAGGTGGACTTTGATCCTGAAAAGGGATTCAGTCCTACAAGTGATCCATTCAATCCTGTTACAGCTATCAGTTGTTACTTAGATTGGCTAGATCAATGTATTACATTAGTGATTGCTCCTAAACATATGTCTAGTGAAACAGCACAAGAAATCACTAATGAGTTTGAGAATACAATGCTATTCACAAACGAAAAAGAAATGTTTGATGTGTTCTTCCAACTCATTGAAGATGCAGATGTATTAACTGGTTGGAACTCAGAGGGCTATGATATACCCTATATGGTCAATCGTGTTACTAGAGTAATGAGTAAAGATGACACACGCAAGTTCTGCTTGATGGGTCAACTACCTAAAGCTAGAGAATACGAACGATTTGGTAAGAGTGAAACAACTTATGACTTAGTAGGTCGTATTCACTTAGACTATCTACAACTATACAAAAAGTATAACTATGAATCACGCCATAGTTATAAACTTGATAGTATCGGTGAGATGGAAGTCGGGGAGAACAAAACACAATATGAAGGTACTCTTGACCAATTGTATAACAAAGACTTTAAAAAGTTCATTGAATATAACAGACAAGATACAATGTTGTTAGTGAAGATTCACAACAAACTTAAGTTTTTAGAATTAGCTAATCAACTTGCACACGAAAACACAGTACTGCTTCCAACAGTTATGGGTTCAGTAGCAATGATTGAGATGGCAATTTTTAATGAAGCACACGAACGTGGCTTAGTGGTTCCAGATAAAAAACGAAAGGTTGAAAATGAAGAAGATGTCCAGCAGGCAGCAGGTGCCTTTGTTGCTACGCCGAAAAGAGGTATGCATGAATATGTCGGAGCAGTTGACATTAACTCACTCTATCCCTCGGTTATTCGTGCCCTCAACATGGCAGGTGAAACCATCGTTGCTCAAGTCAGACAAACAATCACTGACAAATACATGCTTGACAAAGGTGTGCGATTAGCAAGTGAAAAGAAACGTCACAAAGAAGGTGATGATGCAGTTACAGGATCTATCTTATGGGAGAACCTGTTTGGTGCATTAGAATATACTGCTATTATGAACCAAGAACGTGGTACTATTCTTACAGTTGATTTTGAAGATGGTCGTAGTGTAGAAATGTCAGCGGCAGAAATCTGGAAGATGGTCTTTGACAGTCATAAGCCCTGGATGTTAAGTGCTAACGGTACTATCTTTACTTATGAAAAAGAAGGTGTCGTACCCGGTCTACTAACTCGTTGGTATACAGAACGTAAAGCTATCCAGAAACAAGCTAAAGAAGCATATGGTACTGATATGTTTGATTATTATGACAAGCGACAACTTGTTCGTAAGATTTTACTTAACTCAGCATACGGTGCATTGTTAAACGAACATTGCAGATTCTATGACAAACGTATCGGTCAAAGTGTTACACTATCTGGAAGACAAATCGTTAAACATATGATGAGTACTATCAATGAAACAGTTGAAGGTATCTATTCACATGAAGGTAATGCTATTGTGTATGGTGATACTGACAGTTGTTACTTCACTGCTTATCCAACATTAAAGCCGCAGATTGAATCTGGTCTATTAGATTGGAATAAAGAAACTTGTATTGGTTTGTATGATGGTATCGCTGAACAAGCAAATGAAAGTTTCCCAGCATTCATGGAACGTGCCTTTCATGCTCCAAGAAAGAACGGAGCTATCATTAAAGCTGGTCGTGAACTAATCGGTGATCGGGCGATCTTTATTGTTAAGAAGCGTTATGCTATTAACATCTTTGATAAAGAGGGTAAGCGCAAAGATAGTGACGGACAACTAGGCGATATCAAAGCTATGGGTCTTGACTTGAAACGTGCTGATACACCTAAGTATGTACAAGAGTTTTTAATGAATGTACTACAAATGGTTCTTCAACAAGGTAAAGGTCGTGATGAAGTTATTGAAGCAGTAAAAGACTTCAAGCGGATATTAACTGCACAAGATAGTTGGACAAAAGGTTCTCCTAAAGGTGTAAACAAACTTACGATGTACGGTGACTTAGAAGCTAAGAGTAGTACGGGCAGAGCTAACATGCCGGGGCATGTACGTGCGGCATTGAACTACAACTATTTGCGTAGAGTAAACGGTGACCAGTATAGTCAAAAGATTATTGATGGTATGAAGGTTGTAGTATGTAAACTTAAACCCAATCCATTAGGGTTTACAAGTGTAGCATATCCTGTTGATGAATTACGACTACCCAAATGGTTTACAGAATTGCCATTTGATGATTCGGCAATGGAACAAACGTTAGTAGATGAGAAGATTGATAACTTATTGGGTGTATTAGATTGGGATATTCGTAGCAATACAGATACTAACAGTACATTTGATGACTTATTCAGTTTCGGTTAAATTGGTGTTGCAATTCGTAATATATTCCATTATAATACGTATTACAACTACCTAAATAGTTAAAACAAAGGAAAAACATGAAAGATAATTTACAAGATTTAATTCAACACACACATGGCTTAGGCTGTATTGATTTGATTAAGGTCAGTGGAACTGACACAGAGACAACTGTAAACGCAGTAGCAGAAGATAAGAGTGTTATTGTTAGTGGTGTGCTTAAACATCCTAGCGCAGAGTTTATTGGTGTGTTTGGTATGCCTAACTTAGGTAAACTAAAAACAATTCTAGGCTTTGATGACTATGATGAACATAGTAAAATCAATGTTACACGTGTAAACAAAGACGGTGTAAGTGTGCCAGAGTACATTCACTTTGAAACAAAAGCAGGTGATTTCGTTAACGATTATCGTTTGATGAGTAAAGCTATTGCTGATGAGAAAGTTAAAACCGTAATGTTCAAAGGCACTACGTGGGGTGTTGAGTTTGAACCTACTATTGCTGGCATTCAACGACTAAAGCGTCAAGCAAGTGCTAATAGTGAAGAAAAGAATTTTACTACTAAAACGGAAAACGGTAACTTAATGGTTTACTTTGGTGACCCATCAACACATTCAGGTAACTTTGTGTTTCATCCCGGTGTTACTGGTACATTGAATAAAGCATGGATGTGGCCTGTTAAAGAGTTCTTAAGCATCATGGATCTTCCCGGCGATAAAATTATTCGTATCGGTGACGCAGGTGCAACAGAGATTGTAGTTGACAGTGGTCTAGCAGTTTATCGTTATTTACTCCCAGCACAAGCAAAATGATTAAGAGCATTCACTCTAGTAGTCCATTCTTAACTGTATCAGGTGGTAATCCAGGTTCTACTTATATTGGTAATTTTAATGGTACTGGTGTGGGTAATATGCGATATAACCCTAACAGTCAGAACACAGAAGTATATGATGGTAGTACTTGGATTATTCTCTCGGCACATCACGCTACTATAAACTTAAGTGATGAAGCAGTTGGTTTGTTACAGTGGGCACGACAAAAGCGTGATGAGGAACTTGAGATAGAAAAATTAGTACTAACTAATTCAACTATCAAAGACCTCGTTATGCAAATTAAAGACAAACAAGAACAAATTAAAGTAGTTCAAACATTGATAAAAGAAGAAGTAAAAGTTTAATGGAACAAGATAATCTATCACAAAAACAAAACCCAGATTGGGCATTGTTCTTACCCGCAGTCAGTAGTTTTTATATCTCTGGCTTGGGTAAACAACGTAAAGGTGAAGAGTACTTTGATCCTGCACGTATCCCTGCTCAATTCAACGGTGATGTAGAGAAACTAAACTTTCTTAATAGTAAAGAAGGTCTCTATTATTACAAATGGGGCTTGTACAGTGCTGGTCATGCTAACTTAGATACTACTAAAGACGATCCTAGTGAATCAATCATTAGAGAACGTGAAGAAGGTACATTTATGTTAGGTGACTCTGGTGGATTTCAAATTCTTAAAGGTCAATGGCCAGCTGATTGGAAAGATCCTAATTGCCCTAAAGCTATGATTAAGCGTAAAGCAGTATTGAACTGGATGGACACGTACATGGACTATGGCATGGTCCTTGATATTCCTTCACAATCAATAACTACTTTTAATATGAAGGATAAGAATGGTGTAAGTCTTCATGGTATCAGTACTATCCAAGAAGCAATTACTGCTACCCATATTAACAATGAATACTTTATCAACAATCGTTCGGGCAAATGTAAGTTCTTAAATGTATTACAAGGTCGTACACATACCCAGTCAGATGAGTGGTACGATGAAATGAAGAAGTATTGTGATCCAAAACAATACCCAGACAATCACTTTAATGGTTGGGCTTTCGGTGGACAGAATAAGATTGATGTACACTTGATGTTAACAAGAATGATTGATATTATCCATGATGGGTTATTAGTAGAAGGTAAGCATGATTTAATTCACTGTTTGGGTACAAGTATTTTAGAATATGCTGTATTGTTTACTGATATTCAACGTGCTATTCGCAAGTATCACAACCCTAAACTTAAAATTACATTTGATTGTGCAAGCCCATTCTATAGTGCGGCTAAGGGTTTAGCATATTTCAATACTAATATTGAGCATAACAAGAAATGGTCATACAGTATGGAAAAGACTGCTGAAAAGAAAAGTTATGCTAATGACACCCGTAAATATAGGGATGCTGTATTAGCTGAAGGAATCCATAAACTCTTTACAGATAGTCCAGTAACTGATAAACTAGTGCTTAAGGACTTGTGTTATCGTGGTCAAGGGTTCTTAGGACAACATGGTAAAGAAACTAAGACCAGTTGGGATACATTAAGTTATACATTGCTTCAAAGTCATAATGTATGGATGCACATGAATGCCGTACAAGAGGCTAACCGTCAATATGATATAGGTATTGTACCTAAGATGTTGATGAATGAACAATTTGAACGTGTATTGTTTAAAGATGTTATTGACGAAATTTTCAGTAAGAAAACTAAACAGGAAGCAATTGATTTAATTGATGCTAACAGTAGATTATGGATGCAGTTTCAATCAGGTAGTCAGGGTATTAGTGGTAAACGAACAGTTAATGCATTGAGTAAGTTTGAAGAACTATTTGAAGTTCAGAATGAAATAGAGTTTGAAGAAGTAATAGAAGATAGTGATGATGCTATGAATGAAGTATTACATGAAAAGGTAGATTTAGATGATGACAATTAATCCATCACTTACACTGAAGTCAACAATGACCGGTGATACTCAGGAATCTGTTATTACCTTTACCGGTGGTTCAGATGAGATGTTACGTATAGCAAAAGACGGGTTTTATATACGTGGTAAACGGGTACCTCAAGATGACAAAGAAGCTGAAGTAGTGTATAATACATTTCATCAGTGGTTAACATGGGCAACACTTAATAGGGATTATAAATGATAGAACAACATGAACATGCAATGCACGAAAAACGTGTACGTATTAAACAACATGCATTACGTACAATCTTTGTACGTTTTCAAAAAGAAGGTATTCATAAATACCCAGCGGCAGCAACAGATCCAGCACTTGCTACAGGTGATGAGTATGATGTTAGCTTTTTAGGATCTCCACATAGACACATCTTTCATTTTGAAGTGTCTATTGAAGTATTTCACAACGACCGTGATATTGAGTTTATTCAGTTTAAAAGATGGTTAGAGAAACAATATTCTCAAGGCATACTAGAATTGAATTACAAAAGTTGTGAAATGATTAGTGATGACCTCTATGATGTTATTGCAACTCGGTATCCAGATCGTAATATCGCTATTCAAGTATCGGAAGATAATGAGAATGGTGCTACTATTGTCTATAACACAAACAAACCTTATCAACAACTAGCTATTTAAAGGAATATAAAATGGCAAAACAACAACAATCTAACCCACGTGTTCAACAAATCTTTGAGGACCTAGAAAACTATCTAATGTTCTGTCAGGACTATGGATACAAGTTTGATGAATCAACTCTATACGATATGCGTAGCTTTGCATATCGTCAGTTTACTAAGGCAGTAACTGGCAAGTGGGCTAAAGATCAGTGGCAGGAAGACGCACGTCCATGAACGTTGTGTTAGTCACTGGTGGTTTTGATCCGCTACATAGTGGTCATATTGAATATTTCAAGGCTGCTAAGGCATTAGGATTTTTACTAATAGTAGGAATCAATAGTGACGCATGGTTGACCCGTAAAAAAGGACAACCTTTTATGCCTGTACAGGAAAGAAAAGCTATCATTGAGAATCTATACCAAGTACATAAGGTAATAGAATTTGATGATAGTGACGATACTGCTATTGATGCTATTCGTAAAGTCAAAGAGATGCACCCACAAGCAAAGATAATATTTGCTAATGGGGGAGATAGAACTAAAGATAACATTCCCGAAATGGTTTTTCATGATGTTGAATTTGTTTTTGGAGTAGGTGGTGAAAACAAACTAAACAGTAGTAGTTGGATACTAGATGAATGGAAACATCCAAAAACATTGCGTGAGTGGGGGTATTATCGTATACTACATGATGTAGATGGTTGTAAAGTTAAAGAATTAACTGTAGAGCCAGATAAAAGTTTAAGTATGCAACGACATTTTAAACGAAGTGAATACTGGTTAGTAACTGACGGTTCTTGCATTGTTTATAGACAAATGAATGGCGGGTATGCATTACCTCCCATGCAGTTAAGTAAACATCAAGAGTTTAAGATACCAGCTGATTCCTGGCATCAACTATCTAATCCTTTTGATGAACCATGTAGTATTATAGAAATTCAATATGGTGAAAAATGTATTGAAGAAGATATTGAAAGAAAAACAAATGCGTAAATTATTTTATATGGGGCTAGAACCCTACAAAGCACGTTATACTCTACAACTACAAGAATGGAATGAACGTGTCTTTAAACGTAGAGGTATTAACTATGTTATCGTTCCAGGCGAAACATTAAGTAATGACCAAGCTATTGTGACGGGACAAGTATTAGATGCACATGGTCGTACATACTTTGGTATGTCACAACTTATGAATTTAGTTAAAATGATGAAGGCGGGTGAGTGTAGTGATGAAGATATTGTCTATTTTGAAGATATGTTTCAACCGGGTATTGAGAGTTTGCCGTATATACTTAAGCAAGTTCCTGCTAATCTCCGTCCTCGTATATTTGTCCGTTGTCTTGCTCAGTCAATCGATCCGGATGATTTCGTACATGTATGGGGAATGAGTGAATTCATGGGTCACTATGAAAAGATGGTTGATTCATTCGTTGATGGCGTACTAGCTACAAATGAAGAAATGATTATGCATATGAAGATTGCGGGATGGAAGGCACCATTATATAACATTAGCGGTCTAGCATTTGGTAAAGATGAAGTGCGTGGTCGTATTGATGGTCCATTAAAACCCTTCAATCAACGTAAGATGCGTGTAGCATTTAGTGCAAGATGGGATCAAGAAAAACAACCAGACTTCTATATGGATTTGATTGAAACATTTCATTCTAGGTCTAATACTAAGGTAGAGTTCTGCGTGTTCAGTGGTAGTAAACTGAAAAGCAATAACGAAAGTTATATGGAACGTACACGTAAACTTCAAAGTGAAGGTAAACTAGTTATCTATGAAGATTTGGAAAAGAATGATTACTATCAACTATTAAATGATACTAGAGTATTGTTTAACTGTGCTTTGCAAGACTGGGTAAGTAATACAGTTAGTGAAGCAGATACATTGGGTTGTAATGTATTATATCCGGCATATCGTTCATTCCCAGAAACGTTTGCTAATGATAATACACGATTATATATTCCTTGGAGTATTGATGATGCTATGTCTAAATTACAAAATTTATTGATGGCACCACATAACTATCAAGGACGTATTAGTAAATACAATGATGGGACTATTGACCGTATCTGTGATATTATGGAAGGCAATGGAGAACAATATTTACGCATGACTAGTGATTATCGTAAATACACAAGAGAAACAAAATACTCATAACATAAAGGAAATAAAATGAGCGCACAAAATGATATTGAAACAAGCTTGGCAGCATATAATACTGAGAATGATAAGTTTAACAAAGGTAATGCAGCCGCTGGTACACGGGCTCGTAAGGCATTAGCAGAACTAGCTAAAGCGGTTAAAGCACGCCGTAATGAAATTACAGCAGAAAAAGCCGCACGTGCAGAAGCAAAAGCTAAGGCTTAACCATGGCTCGCAAGAAAATTCAACTTGCAGAAGTTAGTTCATTGCCAGACTCAGTACAAAAAGGTAGTCACTTAACGGTGACTACTTATCCTGATGGCAAAACAGAATTAGAATGGGATTGGGACGCATTAGTTAATGAGGTACGTGAAGCCTGCGCTAGTGTTGAACTTGCCAATACAAAGCCGGCAGTTAAGGCTAAATCAAAAAAATCAGTTGCTAAAACAAAGTGATAAATACTTGTGTTACACAACGGTAACACAATATCAAAACAAAACCATCACAAAGGAAGGTTATCTATGAGTTATAATAAAACAAAAACCGATCCAGTACTGGGTCTACAAGTACACGAACACTTAGTTAGAATGGGTGTTGAGACTCCTACAATCAAGTCTTTGGTTCCGGATCGTAAAGATAAGATTGCGGTCATTGAGCCGTTATTTGCCGAGATTATGAAAACACTTGGTTTAGATTTATCTGATGATAGTCTTATTGAAACACCTAAACGTGTTGCCAAGATGTATGTCAATGAAATATTTTGGGGTCTCGATTATGAAGCATTCCCTAAATGTACAACAGTTGACAATAAGATGCAATACAACGAAATGGTTGTAGAGCGTAATGTTAATGTTCAATCTAACTGCGAACATCATTTTGTAGTCATTGATGGATTGGCTACAGTAGCTTATGTCCCTAAACAAAAGGTGTTAGGGCTTAGTAAGATAAACCGTATTGTAGAATATTTTAGCAAAAGACCTCAAATTCAAGAGAGGTTAACAGAGCAAATTTTTCACACCTTACAGTTCATCCTTGATACAGAAGATGTTGCAGTTATGATTGACGCACAACACTATTGTGTAAAATCACGCGGCGTAGAAGATACAGGTAGTAGCACTGTTACTTGTCGTTTAGGTGGTGGTTTCAAAACTGATCCATCAGCACGACAAGAGTTCTTACAAATTGCTAACAAAGGTTGCAAATAATGGGCTTTCGTAAACAAATGGACTATAACAGTGTTCATCATCAAATCTATATGAGTGGTGTAGAACTACATAGTAACTATAATGACGGATTTAATCAATTTGAAATCAAAAAAGACTTACATCGGATCAAATGGCTATTGGATGAGATTATAGCCGATAGTCCTACATTTGCCGGTGAAGATGAATTCTTAAAAGAACACGAACAAACTAAGATGTGGAGAACTCTTTCAAAATGATTTTCAATCACATTAAAGAACTAAAAGCACAAGGTAAAAAGATTGGTATCACTTTCAGTACATTTGACTTGCTACATGCAGGGCATGTTGCTATGTTAAGTGAAGCTAAGAATCATTGTGACTATTTGATTTGTGGGTTGCAAACTGATCCTACTATTGATAGACCTGACACTAAGAATAAACCCATTCAAAGTATTGTAGAGCGACAGATTCAACTTGCGGCTTGTCGTTATGTTGATGAAGTTGTTGTCTATCAAACTGAACAGGACCTTATTGACCTATTACTTATTCTACCATTAGATGTTCGCATTTTGGGTGTAGAGTATGCAGATAAAGAGTTTACTGGAAGATGGGAGGGCGGTGAGCGTGGCATTGAACTTGTGTTCAATGGTCGTGACCATAGTTTCAGTAGCAGTAGTTTACGTAAACGGGTAGCTGATGCCCAAATCATTAACACTCTTAATAAATAAGATAACCGGTCTCTTTGGGCTCATCCCGGTATACAAACTCTGCGTCCTATGCTATAATATAACATAGGAGAACACAATGGCAAACAAAAAATTCTTTTCAACAAAAACATACAGACAAATAGGTCCTGTCGCATATCGTCAATGGCGTGCTGACAGTCATTGTAACTTAATTCATGGCTATGCTATGAGTTTTCACTTTGAATTTGAAGCAGATACATTAGATGCCCGTAACTGGGTAACTGACTTCGGTGGATTACGACCACTTAAAGATAAACTAGAAGAATGGTTTGACCATACATTATTAGTCGCACAAGATGACCCAATGCGTGAACATCTATTAGAACTAGGTCGTTTAAAACTAGCAAAGATTACAGAAGTAGAACGTACTGGTTGTGAGGGTATTGCTGACTTCTTATATGAATACATTAACACAATCTTTTTACCTAACTGCGGTAGTGAAGAAGCAAAACGTGTATGGTGCTGTAGAGTAGAGGTCCGTGAGACTGATAGTAACATGGCAGGACGAGGTGGTCACAGGGAAGACGGAGAGTTTGCATAATGGCACAACTAAAAATTTCAGAACTATTCTATAGTATACAAGGAGAAGGCCGATATATGGGAGTTCCCTCCGTGTTCCTAAGAACATTTGGTTGTAACTTTACATGTGCAGGCTTTGGCATGCCTAAAGGTGAAGTAAGTAAAGAAGTAGAAGATATTGCCGCAAGGGTTCACTATTATGATGATTATAAAAAACTACCGTTGGTCAGTACAGGGTGTGACAGTTATGCTTCATGGGATCCTAGGTTTAAGCATCTTAGTCCTGTTCGCCCCACCGATGATATTGTTGACGACATTATGGCTATGCTTCCTCACAATCGCTGGATGGATGAGCACCTTGTCATCACTGGCGGTGAACCTCTTCTTGGATGGCAAAGAGCGTATCCAGAACTGCTTTCAAACGAGAAGATGAGGTCATTGAAAGAGATTACATTTGAAACTAATGGTACACAAGAACTAAGTCAAGACCTCTCTATCTATCTACAACAATGGAAGATTAACAGAGAAAAGAATGCACTTACATTTAGTGTTAGCCCTAAACTAAGTATCAGTGGTGAGAAGTGGGAAGAAGCAATTTGTCCTAGTATTATTCGTCAATATGAAAGTATTGGCTTTGTATATTTAAAGTTTGTTATCGCTACTAAAGAAGATGCATTAGAAGCTGATAAGGCAGTACAAGAGTTTCGTAATGGTGGATTTAGAGGCCCTGTATACTTTATGCCATGTGGTGGTGTAGAAAGTATCTATAGTTTGAATGCTAAGAATGTTGCTATTGAAGCAATGAATCGTGGTTATCGTTATAGTGATAGACTTCAAGTCCCACTGTTTAAAAACGAGTGGGGCACATAAAATAGTCTCTACATGTTAGATTATCCAATAGATGATGATGTATTTTACAACAATGCATTAATGAGAGGTCTAGGATCAACTCTTAAGTTTGCATGGTTGCCTAAAAGATGTGTGTTAACCGGTAAGTTGATTTGGTTAACATATGGTTATAGGGTTACAGCAATGTGGTCAGGGCCAGGTGAGTCCATATTTGAACACAAATGGCATTCTAAGAATGCCCACATTATGTGGTTATTAAAAAGGTAAATATATGTATGAATTAAGATATCTTGTCCGAAACGGTTATGACGGACCAGAAAAAGTGTTACAATATAGAACACAAAGTGAAGTAACTGATTATAGTACAACTACCCTTAACGGCAGTTTTACTAAAAAGCGTGAGTGGACTGAATGGCAAGATGTACCTACTGTAAAAGATAAATGAGAACATACGATAAACGAATTGGCTTCTTAGTAAGCTATCAAACATTAATACCACATGGTGGGATAGGGCAATTTACAAAAAGCTTCTGTGAACTAATGGACCAACATAATATTAAAGTTGATATCATTACCGATAAAGAACCACAAGATACTGAGTTTGTTAAATCTATCAAAGCAAATGTTATTGCCCCATTAGAATCACTAAAATATACTGACCACAGCAATATCTTTATGTATGGGGATACATTCTGTTATGAACGAATGGCTAATTTCCGTACAGCAATTGTAGAAGCACTGGAACATAATTTGTATGATGTACTGATATGCAACACATATGAAACTGTGCAGGTAGCTAGTACTATGGGACTTGAAGATGTGATTCAAATCATTGCATATACTCATTTAGAAAGTCAGATATTCACAGACACCAAGAATCCCTTCTTGTCTAACACTAATGTAGCAATGCGTCACCAATTAAGCTTAACGAATATTGATGTGGGTACACAGAGTAAATTCAATCAAGTACATTTAGATGAATCTTCATATCACTTGCCTATTCCTATTACAGAACGTGGATTACTGGAAGAACATCATAAGACACGTGAAGGTATATTGTTTGTTGGACGATGGGAAGAAGGTAAGAATCCTGAGTTGTTCTTAGACTTGATTGAACAAACAAACCTTCCAGCAAAAGTAATGACTAGTGCAAATGGTGCAAAGAAGTTTGAAGATAGACTACAGAAGATAGGTGTACCTTACGAAATTCGTGTAGGTATCATTGGTCAAGAGAAAGTTAACTTTATGACAAGTGCTAGAATTGCATTCAATCCTAGTATTGTTGAGAGTTATGGTATGGCATTCTATGAACAACATATTCAAATGCCTACATTAGTGTTAGAACATCAACGTTGGACTAATAACTTTAACAAAGATTTCTTTTATACTTGTACTAAAAAAGACATGGCAAGTAAAGCAAAAGAATTGTACGATATTTTTGAAAAAGCAGAAAGATGGTATAACTTGGGAGCATTGCAACATGCACAAGAACAAGAAGCTACTGTCTTTCATAAATGGAACAACTGTTTTAATGATTTTGAACCTAGAAAATCTAACAGTAATACAGCAAAAATATGCAATGAGACTACAATTAAACACGTTGATTTTATCAGTGATTTGAACCGTAGTATTATTTGTATTGATGATGTACGTAGTGTTTTAACCAATAAACATAAATTTAGGGTTATCTATACAGATGACGATACATACTTAACAAAAGATCCAAACTTTGAACCAATAGAAGAAGCAGAAGGTCTATCATTATTTGAGGGTTTATGAAAAAGATTTTAATTACAGGATGCTCAGGATACATTGGCAGTCATCTATGCAAAATGCTTGAGAATGAATATGAAGTTCATGGCTTAGATATTGATGAACCACAAGCGCCATTGAATGAGTTTTATCGTTGCGATATCAATAGACAATTTGCTATTCCGGGTGATATTGAATATGATTGTGTAATCCATTTAGCGGCATTAGTTCGTGTAGGTGAAAGCGAGCAGATGCCTATCAAATACTATATCACTAACTTGAATGGTACAATGAATGTAGTTAACAAGATAAAGACAAAGAACTTTATCTTTGCTAGTACAGGTGCCGCACAAGATTGTGCTAGTGCTTATGGTATCAGCAAACGTGCCGCAGAAGATGTGGTCAGAGAATATTGTACAACCCATCGTCAAACACCATATACAATCTTTAGATTTTATAATGTTATTGGAAGCACCGTCGTGGCTCCCACTAACCCCGATGGGTTAATGTACAATTTAATTAAAGCTAAAGAGTCGGGTGAGTTTACTATTTACGGTAATGATTATGATGTGTCCGTTATTGATGGTACATGTATACGTGATTATGTACATGTTAATGAGATATGTGATGCATTGATGCAAGCAATTGAAAAGCCTAGCAATAGCTTTGAATGCTTAGGACATGGTGTAGGATATACTGTACAGGAGATTGTTGATTTATTTCAAAAAGTCAATGAGTGTAGTTTTGATGTAAAATACGGCCCAAGGAGAAAGGGTGATTTACCTAGTTCTGTACTAGCTAATGTATCACCCTATATGCGTAATCTATACACTATGGAAGATTTATTGAAGGTTTAGTGTTTCAATAATAATGTAGACAATACATCTTGTCTATTAGCACTGATATCACCCTCACCTGGTGCAATGATAACATTCCATTTCTTAATGTTATTCTTTTGTGGAGTAGCCATCATCTCATTATAATCAATGATACTATCACGTTTTAAATTATATTGATTTGCCAATCTGTCTTTTAATTCTTCTAATGCGGCTGCGTCTTTTGGTTGCCAAGCACCATCAGCGGTCTTATCTAACTTACCATCCTTATCCTTCTTCAATAAGTCATAGAATAACTTACTTGGAACAATACGACTATTCTTAGTTACATCTAGTTGTGGATCTTGTTGTTTAACTTGTTTCTCTTGACTAGTACTTGCACCCTCACTCCAATTAACAATAAAGTTACTTGGCTTTTGACCTAAGGCTGCATCCGCTATTTTTGTATAAGCATAGAACTTAACATCAGGATGTGATGCCGCTAATTTGAATGCCAAATCCATATATTCTGGACTAAAGAAATCACCAGCATCATGCCAACGAATAGTTAGATTGTAACCACCCTTTTGTGCTAGCTTTTCTTCTTTTGTGATTTCTGCACTTAGTTGATTAAAGAATCCATCTGGATCATTCAATAAGAAAGTAAGAATTCTTCCGTCACTTAACCAAGGACCTTCAAACTGAACCTTACCACCCTTCATAGCGAAACAATCTACTTTACATGATCCAGCACCCGGACATGTATTAACTACTATGAGTTCGTTTGTACCTTCATCTAATGCTATACCGACTAGTGCGGCAAAACCAATGTTATAGAATTGTTCTAGTTCACCATTAGAATGTTTCATCTTCTCATTTTGTTTAAGAAGTTTCTTTGGGCGAACACCTAATGCTGTTTTGATTTGGTCTGTATCGTAGCGTTTACCTTCTTCATTGTAGTATTTGACTACACTTGAGCGATGGATGTAAGGAAGTTTATATTTGTCTGTTTTACCCTTTTCACGATTACGAATTCTATCTAAGTAATCATCTAGTTCTTGGCCTTTTAGTTCACGTGTTTGTGCTGGTAGTTTTGTTGCTTCTGCTACAGGTTGTTGTTTAGTAGCAGGTTCCATTGTAGCACGAATCTTGCCGATAGCTTGACCTATACCAGCGGCTCTTTTTTCAGCCTTTTTAAATTGATTTTTAGGATCTTGTTTAAGTCTATCTCTAGCATCTGTATTAGATTTTCTAACATAGCTTGCTAATGTTTGAGGAGACAATTCATCTAATTGTTCATCGGGCAAATCATCAGATTGAGCCAGAAACTGATCCATGCTCATAACTTTGATGCCACCTACAGCACCCGGTAATTTGGGTGTTGCACCCTCAAATAGTTCTACAAAATTCATTTCTTAAGATTCCTAATATATTGTTCAGCTAGCATTACTAATTCTTCCATTTGCTCTACACTCTCGCAATTCCATCTACGTAGTGCTAATGCTTTAGGGGTAGGTTTACCATTAGGCTTTTTCATAGGACCTTTGTTACCACTCATACGAGCACAAAAACTCTTGCGGCGTTTGGCAGCTTTTGATCCAGGCTTTAATTTACTAGGTTTGGTAGTAACTGCTGTTTGCAATTTGCTGCCTGGATTTTCCCTACGATATGCTTTCACTGCTTTACGGCTCATGCCGGACGTTTTGTCTTTCTTATTGACTTTGTTCCAGTCTTCATCGATACCTTGCTGAGGTGTTGTACCATAATGGCTCATATTATCATAGGTTGACCTACCTAAATGTGTGTTGATTAAAAACATCTGAGCATCCTTAAGACTCTTATGATTCATTTGTTTTATAAAATTACCATCTTTTCTTCTAGTTGTAAAGGGAGGTTGACCTGTCCTACTATATATATGTCCTATTTTTTGACCATCGTATATAAATTCATATTCTTTCCATGGATCTTTTGCTTCATTCATACCCTGTTGACCTAGTGGAATATTAGCAATATCATTTACAGTAATATTAACTAAATTAGTTGTTCCATTTGCTATACGGGCAAAGTGTCCCTGATTGTGTAAATTCATCATTGCGTAATAAAGATAGTTTGGGTCAATAACATCAGTTTTTACAACTTTAATGCCAATCCTTGATGGATCAAATTCTTTGAGAGGCTTACCCACAGTCTTATCACTACCCTTACGCACTAACCAAAAGTCAGCGTCTGGCATATTAGTAGCAATTTTTGCTATGTCTTTTAGTCTGGTTCCTGAACTCTCTGATATAATTTCGGTAAATCTCATTTTGTTATCCGTAAATAGTTGACTTTATTGTGTAAATATGTTACACTACATCTATTATTTATCACTTTGGACTATTACTTTGACAAATCAATCTATCAAACGCATCGGCTTTGCTTGTAAATGGGCAGAAATCAACAGTAAAGGCGAGATTGTCTCTGCTGAAGGCCTTAACACAGGCGGTACAACTCAAGCATGGGCAAAACGTAATAACCGTAGTGTAGTGGAAGAAAAGATTATGGATGTTGCTAAACGCAATATTATGAATACTCACGCATTGGTTAAGCGTGTTGCTACATTAGAACCCGAATTGCGTATGGTTCGTCTTACTAGTGATATGCTTAGTTTTTATACTATGGATGGATACAAAGAATTTTGGCAAAGTACTGATGTACAAAATAGTTTACAACGATGGTTTGCACCCATCGGTGAGACAGCTAGAGCAAATGATGTACGTCTTTCATTTCATCCCGATCAATTTGTAGTTTTAGCAAGCGACCGTGATGAGGTAGTAAATAAGAGTATAGAGGAGTTTGAATATCATGCAGATATGGCCAGATGGATGGGGTTCGGTAGAAATTTCCAGGATTTTAAGATTAATATACACATATCTGGGCGTAGAGGCCCACAAGGAATCAGAGATGTTTACGGAAGACTCAGCCCCGAAGCAAGAAACACACTAACACTAGAAAATGAGGAATACACACATGGACTTACAGACTGCTTATCATTATCTGATCTCGTACCTACAGTCATGGACATACACCATAATTGGATACGTGAAGGAGAATATATTTCCGCAAATGATGACCGGGTTAAGATGGTTATTGATAGTTGGCGCGGTGTTAGGCCTACTTTACATTACTCCGTCAGCCGTGAAGATATACTTGTCGGACATCCCGGATCACAATTACCCTCTCATGGTGCGTTGATTGAAGCAGGACATAGTAAACAGAAGCTTCGGGCACATTCCGACTACTATTGGAACGATGCTGTGAACGATTGGGCATTGACATTTATTGATAACTTTGATATGATGTGTGAATCAAAGGCAAAGAATCTTGCCAGCTTTAAACTATACGAAAGATACAAATGTTTGAAAAATTAAAGAACTTATTTAAGAAACAAGAGGATGCCCCTGTTGTTAAGAAAGAGCCTAAGCCTAAACAAGTTAAAGCTAAGACTGAACTTACTGAAAAAGAAAAAGCAACGGCGGCAGGTGAACCATACATTGCTATTACTAAGGTAGAAATCAATCCTGAGAATATCAATGATGGTGCATTTGATTTAGATTTCAATGACAAGTTTGTATTGAATCTTATCAAAGCAGGTTATAGACAACGTGAAGATGATACAGATGTAATCATAGTTGATAGATGGTTTCAGACAGTATGTCGGAATGTAGCATTAGAGATGTATGAACAGCAGGTAGCTGATCCGGAGAACCGTACAGAAAGCCGTGATGCAAGAGTTATTCGTACAAAAGATTTAGGTAACGGTAGAACAGAGGTAAGTTAAATGTTAAAAAATATTGATTTGTTTAATCCAGATTTTGTGATAGATTGCTCAAAATTAAAAAATTGTAGAGATATCTATGCAATTATGAGACACAATGGCATTGTGAAATCATATGTTTACGGTATGTGTTTTAAGCCAGGTCCATTGTCATATGACTTTTCAAAGGTTGGAATGAGTTCACCTAGTCTTGGTAATAAGAGACAATATCAAGTTGGTGAGCGTATTACTCGACAATTAAGTTGGGTACCTGGATGGGAAGAACTACATGTCCGTAGTTCACATGGTGCTGATTTTTGGGGAGGCATTGAAAATTATTTAATTCCACAAGGACTTTTGCCAGCATCATTCAACAAGAATGATGTAACTATTGCAGTTTGGGATGTTTCTACAAGAATGGTTTTTTCAAATGTCCATGAAAGTGATGAATTGAAGGCTACTACCTGGGCCGAGGGTGAATTAGCAAAGCAATACAAAGCTACGTTTGGTAGATTACCTTATCTCAATGTACAAGACCCTACTAATACCAAGCACTATAGAGGTGGATATATACCTAAATCTGTGTATAATTTGTTTGGAATGTAGTAAAAATACAACATTCTCATAGTTGACAATAAATGGAAAAGGTGCTATAATTAACTATTAAATCGCATAACGGACTATATTATGGCAGCTATATCATTCAAACTGTTCAAAAACTCATGTGAGGAACGTGGGTATACCGAACGTGTTTACGAGGAACAAAACAACTGCGTACTATATACCAACAACGGTGTAAAGTGTGAAATTAAAAAGAACCACTATACTGTGGGCTGGCTTGCACTTCCAGAAGATGTTGCCGAAATGCGTAAACAAATCCTAGGTCAAGGATTTACTGAGAAAACAGGTAAACGTTCCGAATCACGCAAAGATGCAAAGGACTTTATTAATATCCCTTTTGATGGTGATATACTTGAAAACTTTTGGGTCATTGTCGGTACCATTGAAGCTATTGAAACTATTGTACGTAAGGTACGTGGTCAAGCTATCAAACCGATTCCACGTGAAGTATCCGAACGTAATATCTTTGAAAAGATTGCCAAACGTTTCAAGTATTTTATTGATAATGAAGATGGGTTTGGTTTAGAAAATACTAGAGCATTACTTGAGGGCGATAGTATTGACCACTTAATTACCATCGGTCAAAGTATTAAACGCACTAAAGAAAATACTTATCGTGAACATATCGTTCCTTGTATTTTAATTTATAATCAAGCGGTTACAATGACTATGGAAAAACGTAGTGTAACTGAAGTAGCACAAATGATTAAAAACAATTTGGCTATTGTATTGATTACTAATGAGGAAGCTGAATTGCTTGACAATGAACTGGACATGCAAACAAGTATGCCCGACGGATGGACATTCGGCAATGATGTTTTTGCTCGATTAACAACTGCCCAAATACAATTGAAATAATCTAAATAGTAGTATATAATAAACATATGAAATACGCACTAATTGACACAGCTAACACATTCTTTCGTGCCCGGCACGTTGCTTCCCGAAACTCAGATACATGGGAAAAAATCGGGATGGCACTACATCTTACACTTGCATCATGCAATCAAATAGTTCGCAAATTTGGCATTGACCACGTTGTGTTCTGTCTCGAAGGCAGAAGCTGGCGCAAAGACTATTACGAGCCATATAAGAAAAATCGTGTTGTGGATACACAAGCACAGACTCAAGCTGAAAAAGAAGAAAATGAAATGTTCTGGGAAACATATGAAAAATTCACAACTTTTTTGCGTGAGAAAACTAACGTATCAGTATTGCGTGATCCTAAAGCAGAAGCTGATGACTTGATTGCTAGATTTATTCACTTGCACCCTGATGATGAACATTTCATTATCAGTAGCGATAGTGATTACATTCAACTGATTACAGAAAATGTAAAACAGTATAATGGCATTAGCAATCAATTAATTACACTTGAGGGTTATTTTGACGATAAAGGCAAAATTGTCAAGGATAAGAAAACTAGTGAGCCAAAACTGTTAGGTGACCCACAATATATTCTATTTGAGAAATGTATGCGTGGTGATAGTACTGACAATGTGTTTAGTGCATATCCCGGTGTACGTAGTAAAGGTACACAAAAGAAAGCAGGATTGATGGAAGCTTATGCTGACCGTAACAAACAGGGCTTTGATTGGAATAACATGATGTTACAAAGATGGGTAGACCATAATGATGTGGAACATCGTGTACGTGACGATTATGAACGCAATCGGGTATTGATTGATTTGACTAGACAACCTGATCAAGTTAAACTATCAGTAGATACAAACATTCGTGAGGGTGTACGTACAACGATTACTCCTCAGGTTGGCATTCATTTTATGAAATTCTGTGGTAAGTATGAATTGACTAAGATTAGTGAACAAGCAGATACATATGCTAAATGGTTGAACAATCCTTATAAGGGTAATTTGGCATGAACTTTACTAAACCGGACAAAACTATTAAAACAATTCGTCCAGGCGATCCGGACTTTATGATTTACAATGGAAACTTTATGGCTGCACGTGCTGGATTTGAGATTAGCCAACAATGCCCGAACAGTTACAAAAAAATAATACAAGAATGTATCAGTCATGGGTGGTTAAAGCCTGTGGCATATATAAAAGAAGTTGATTATACTTGGGAAAAATTAGGAGAATAAAATGACAAGAGATTACAAAAACCTTCAATATATCTTAAACAAGAATCCACAAGAATTGTTTGAGTGGTGGAACTCATTGAATGATGAGGATCAAGCTTATGCTTTGGAAATCATTACAGAATATCGTAAAATCCTAGAAGAACCAGTGGTAGAGGACTTGTCTTTAGCATATGATTTGCTAAAACAATTTATGTTATAATGGCAAGTTTAGCTGAGTATTTTAATGCAAACCGATACATGGGTAAATACAGTATAGGTGACCGTGTTATTGGTAAATGGAATAAGATTCCATTTGTCGGTACTGTGGGAAATGACACATTAATTAATGAGATTGAAGGACCAAGAATTAGTGTGTGTTTGGATTTACCTATTAAATATAAAGATAATATACATCGTGTTATAATTGTCAAACACAAGGATGTGAAATTATTTAAATAAAGGATAAACATGGATAATGAAAAACTAACAAAATTAGCAGAACAATGTATTACTGACGATCAATTTGCGGTAGGTGCATTTGCAAAGATATTAATAGATGAATGTATATTAGCATTAGATAGTACGGAGAAACCGCATGTACATACTACATTTGACCAATCACAACATGAAAGTAGTATTGCAGAAGCAAAGAAAGCAATTAAGAAGCATTTTGGATTTGAATGAATAAGATATCTACCCCCACTCCTTTGCTTAATTATACCTTACGGTATAATATGTTAAAAGATGCTATGGAATTATCAAAGGTCCGAGATATTGCAACGGCTCAAGATTTAGAAAAAGAAAAGATATTAAAAGCACAATCCTCAAGACGATTAGAACAAGATAGAGATTTCCAACATCATGTTGAAGAAATAAAACGTTACGAATCATTAAAACTTACCCGAGAATACCAAGAGTACCAATATCTGTATAATCTTGGTAAAACGGTTGACATGTACATTTAAACATAGTATACTTACACAGAGGAATAAAAATGACTAAAACACTAATTGCAAAACCCGTAGTAAAGAATCAATTCTGGATTGTTACTGATGGTAAAGAAAAAGTTGGTAACGTGCTAGCAGACGGTTCAGGATTTGAAGTTAAATTGAATGGCAATAAGAGCCATTATAAAAATACTACAGCTATTAAACGTAAGACAAATATTGAGTTTGAAACTGTACAAAAAGCAGATAAAACTAAACATGATTTACCCTTTAAAGTATATCCTACCACTGATAAAGTCTTTAATAGTATGTTAGATATTAAACGTAAACTACATTTATTTACAACTGGAGCTAAAAGCAAATGTTATCATGCGGCAGGTTGGTTTATAATCCAACAAGGACATGAAAAAGAAACAGTTTTTTGCCCTAAATATATCTTTATTCAGCGTTATCCATATCAAGGACCATATAAAACTGAAAATGAGGCTAAAAAAGCGATAAATACTTGATGTTACATATTAAACGATTTATAGACAAAGTATCCGTTATGGAGAGTAGACAGGGAAAAGATGTGGTCATTCCCATTAGTGAGGCTAGGATATTGCGTGATGAATTAAGTAAATTAATTATTGATAACTATGAATTGTTGCAAAATAAGGTTGTAGCAGAACCTGTATTACAGGTAGAATTAAACGGCGGTAGATTTTAATGAGTAGAACACAACCCAAGGTACTACTTGAACTAGTAGACAAAGTAACATATAAATGTGATCAAATTGTAGAAGCCGCTGGCATATGGGCTGTGTTTTATGATGGTCAACCTATTAATCTAAAAAGCCAACATTACTTAGATAATGAAGCAACACCTAAGTACAAAAAGACAAGTTTTAGTAATCCGGGACATGCACGTAATCTATGTCGCAAATTAAATGTACAATTTAAAACCGATAAGTTTACTGTGGTGTTTATGAATTCAGGTAGAGTTGTCTACCCAGATGAGTAAACGTAAGACCCTTAAAGAAACTATTACAGAAGTTGTATTGGCTCAACTTCCTGACTCTCTCAATCAAGAAAAAATTATACCGATAGATAAACTGTTGTTCAAGTGGTGGATGACTGGTCGCCAAGATGGATTACGTTTAACGGACACCGGGGATTTAGCATTTAGAATGGCAGAGATAGAATTTTATCAATATGAGTTAAAATTACAGCCAGAAACTCAATATCATGCTTATATATTAGAACTTAATAAAAAAATCAAATGCCCCTATTATATGGGGGTAAATAAAGATGGGAAGAAAAGCTTTCCTTATATACGATTTTATGATAGCAAAATAGCTATGATGGTAAGTTTATATGGAAACGTTAATGAATATTTAGATAGCATAAAGGTGAAAAGATGACAGAAGAAAAGAAAAGTAAGAATCCATTTATTAATTTAGCTAATGCCGCTAAGAAAGATAATAAGCATCCTGGATTAGGTAAAGCACCAAAATCACAAGGTCCTAAACCTACTAAGGGTAATGGTGGTGCAAGTGTTGTACGTAGAACAGGTAGGGGTGGTTAATACCACTCACCCTCATTACGCATACGTTTAATGAAGGTTAAATAGGTGCTACATACACCGTAGCATCTTAATTGTACAGTACTAAACAATGCTCTGTCTTTTATTTCAGGTAGAACAATAATACTAGTATTGTTAACCGGGACTGTCCCGGGTGTCCATAACTTATCGCTACTAGTTAATGCATTGACCATGCTGTTGGGCTGATAAAAGTAGTTAGGATATAGTTTTATTGATTGTGTAGTAAACCAATCATATGTGTCCTGATTACCACATTTAATCCAAAAACGATTACCCTGTAGATATTTGTCAGTTACCGGAATAGGAGCAGCTTCTGGTCCAACACAAAGTGTATTATTTATTCTCCAAACATCTACCATACAAGCAAATCCATTGTTAAAGGATTTACCTATTTGGTCAGGCGTATTGGCATATTCATAGTTTTGCCCGTCGTAAATTCCCTGATAAGATATATATAACATAATGTATTTATGTCAACGAAACAGTTGGCTACCGCGTTATATATATGTAGACTGTAAAATCTACTTCATTAACTTAAAGGAAACTTAAAATGAAAACATTAGCAATCGTAATCCTATCAGCATTGTCATTAACAGCATTTGCCCAAACCGCAACTCCTGCCGCTAAGCCAGCGACCCCTGCTCCGGCTGCTACTGCACCTGCTAAAGCAGAGGCGCCAAAAGAAGAAATGAAATTGGCTAAGAAAAAGGATGCTCCCAAGGCAGATACCAAAAGTGAAACCAAGCCTGCTAGTCCTGCAAAAGCCGACGATAAAAAAGCCGAAGCTTCTAAGAAGTAATCCATACAGACTCATAGCAATTAGGACCTGGGGACTTGATCCTAATCAGGTTCTAGTTAGTGATGAGGATATATTAGTTAATTCCCGTCGTATTATATTAAAGATTGAAACCTCTTTAAATAACGATGAGGAATTGACTGATTATGTCAAGTTAAGATTATTTCTAGCCAGAGAATTGGCTATGTCAAAATATAGAGAAATCTATCAGACGGCATAAATATATATGAAGTTACGGGTTCTTCATAAAAACCCACTTTAAACACACACAGGAGAAAATTATGTTTAACACAGCAACTTACGCCTTTATTGACGGCGTTTCAGACTTTAAAAAGAAATTCGTAGAACAAACAGTTCAACACGAAGGCATCAAAACAGCAATGAATACATTTGTTGATGCACAATCAAAATACACAAAAGCAGCCGCAGATGCAGGAATGCAATCTATGATGGCTTTGGGTATGATTTTCACAAGCAAAACATTCTATGATGAAATGAGCAGCCAGTTCAAGACAATGGTTCCTGCTTTCAACACTGCTAAAACTGCAAAATCTACAAAGGCTAAGTAATATGAAGAAACTTCTAGGGATGCTATTAGTGTTCCTAGGTTTCTCTACAGATACCTATGGCACTGAGTTAGAAAGATATATTGTTGGCCGAAATCCAAAAGATGCAGGCGACATTGAGCGATTGACCTACGAGTTCCATCGCAAACAATCAGATTGGAGATTTCTATGAACACACTTAAACAACTATTCAACAGCCTACTAGAGGCAATACAGTCTATCAAAGACTACAAAGCGAGTAAAATGAAATGACATTTTCCCGAAAGATTTGAACAACTTAAAAAAATGTTTTATACTATATAAACATTAACACACTAAGGAAATATAATGTCAGACTATACACCAAAACTACCCGAAGTTAAATTTAATAAAAATGGCTATGAACTGCGTACTGATATTTTAGCTATGGCTAAAGACATGGTACAACAAGAATACTCAAGTAAATTTGCTGGTTGGGAACTAACAGCAAAACGTGATGAAAAAACGGGTCAACTTGTTTCAACAGTCACAATGCCAGAGTTTCCCGGTCTAGACAAAATCCTTGAAACTGCTGAAAAAATGTACGGTTTTGTTAATCAAAGTACTAATACTAAAAAGTAATACTTTTAGTTCTCAAAAATGCCCCGTTTTTGGGGCTTTTTTACACCCAAAATTTGACAATAAATGGATCTTCTGCTACAATAGAATCTTATACAGTTAGATAAAGGACACGAAATGACTACATTCATCAAAGGCAACTTCTACGGTACTGAGTACGTTGATTACACAAACCCAGTTGACGGTACTACAAAATTTGTAGCCCGTTTCAAGTATGCTAAAAGTAGCAAAAATAGTTTCCTTACATTCCTTACAAAGAACTTTACAGTTGAGGAATACTTTGGTCGCTTGGAAAAGAGTGAATCCCCACTTGAAATCTTGAAATCCAAAGGCTTTATTCAACCCCATATCAAAAAAATGCTCAAAGCACAGGGTTACCCGATTACTCTTGCTGGATTTGAGCAATTAGTACAAGATAATGTTGCAAAAACGCAACAAAGATTAGCCGCTTAAATTTGACAATAAATGGCTTTGGGTATATAATAGAATCTTAAACAGTTAAACAACGGAGTTAAACATGAAAGCATTACAAAAATTCATTGACCAGAAGAATCACTGGAACAGTATTTTCAAAGGTGAGCAGTACGAAATCACCACTCATGCTGGTCGTCAACGTGTTGCAGATATGATTGATTCGGCTTTGAGTCCAGAGAATCTTACTTGCGATGGTGAACTGCCCCGTGCAGAAGTTAACCGTCGCTACAAAGAATTGATGACTGCCGCTAAACAACTAAAACAGTTGGATCCATCTGTTAAGTTTTACGAATACGAAACTGAAGTTTAAGGAGAAGAACATGCACGGATTTGCTAACGTATCAAATATGACTAGTCGTCAAATTCAACGTATGGGTCATGCTGATGATTCTACTCCATATCGTGCTAAAACTAGAACGCAAAAGGTTACGGTTAATCACAATGCCGATGATGTGTGGAGTGCGGCATGTGCGGCTCAACGTATCAATGGTAGTTATATCAAGTTTACTATGATTAGCGAATCAGATCCTGCAGTGACAAAACTATCCAATCGTATGATTGTTGAACAATTATTGGCTGATACATTTATTATTACCGATCAGGATCGTGAGCAAGGTAAAAAGGTTCGTGCGTTTTATCAGGCATACACATTCAAAATCTTGCAAGGTAAACAACTAAATGATTTTGACAACACCACAATGTTGATTGCTAATCGTGATGTTATTACTAGCACCTATGATATTGCTGTTATTGCTAGTTTGCCATCATGCTATGAGCGTGGTGTTGTACGTCAATCGGCAGATCAACGTATTAACTTTGCTACAGGTGGTTTTATTGGTAAAGCTAATGATAAGGTAACGGCTTCTATTGAAGTATTGAAATCAGTATTTTCAATGAAATGGAATACAAACTATGTTACTGGTATTACTACTGATGACCAAGTAGTGTTCTTTGCTTATAAAGAAGCATTGGATATTGGTAAAGTGTTAAACATTACAGGTACTGTTAAAGCACATAGAGATAACAGTACCCAACTTAATCGTGTAAAGGTAATTGCGTGAATACAGAATTGATTCAAAAGTTAAAGGCACAATGTATCTTCCGTGAAATGCGTGGTACTAATGCGTTTGACAATTATATGGTAGATCGGTTCGATAGTGAGAAGTTTGCAGAACTGATTGTACGTGAGTGTGACCGTTATGCCCGTAGTGTATGGGAACATGGTCCGTTGTTAGGTAGAGACTTGTTAATACATTTTGGAGTTGAGGAGATGAGTGATGAATAAAGATATTGAAAAACTTTTTAAAGAAGCCAAAGGTTATGTTGAAGTAGACGGTGAAGGTAATCGTTCTACATATACATATGATTTTGACCCTGACGCTTTTGCTAGTTTGATTGTAGAAAAGTGTATTCAAACATTAGTCAATCATGGCTATACAGATGCGGCAACTGTTTTAAAAACAGAGTATGCTGAAGATTGGCAAAAATTAGAATTTCCGGAAATTTAAAATGACAAATTTATTAATAGGCTTTGTTCTTGGCATTGTAGTATCAACCGTGGGCTTTAGTGGCATTGCTAAAATAGCTGACAGCGGTGTAGAGAAAGTTAAACAGGTAACTGTTGATCAGGCTAAGTGAAATATAAACGTAAAAAAGTGGAGAATATTATGGGACTAGATATGTATGCGTATGTTGCTAAAAAAAGAGGGCAATATAATGACTTCTACGACACCGCAGAGTTGGATGCCAATGGTGATGAGTTTGTGAGTCAGACGGTCACCAAGCCACATGAACTTGCTTATTGGCGTAAGCATCCTAACTTACATGGTTGGATGGAACAACTTTGGGTTAGTAAAGGTCGTCCAAGGCAAAGTGTTGGTTGGCCTATATTCAACGGCATTGAGTTAGAACTAACTTGGGATGATTTAGATAACCTTGAACGAGCTATTCGTACCGGACAACTTCCGGATACTGAGGGTTTCTTCTTTGGTAGTCCGGCAGACAATCATTACTATGAACAAGACCTTGAGTTTGTCAACAACGCTAAGGCAGAAGTGTTCTTGGGGTTGAAAGTATTTTATAATAGTAGCTGGTAGCTAAATACCCCGTAAGGGGTAACATCATGGACACAATTAAAACAATAATTATAACAATACTGGTAGTCGTAGGAATGGTTTGGTTTGTAAGAGAAGGTACAGACGATCCTGATTATGTTGTCATAGAATATCAATGTTCCAAACTAGATACATATGAACATGTACCCAATGAAGTAACTGAAGAATGTAATAAACGTAAGGCAAAATAATGGCTATCTTATATCGTATCAAACCCTCTGATAAAAAATCAGTAGAAGCATACTATGATGTTTTCAGTAAAGATGAACAAGGCAATGTACGTGGTTGGAGTGTAACTGAACTGTATCGTTGGGGTCAAGGGTTTGTTGAAGATGAATCTGAGTTACCCTTTAGTGATGATAGGTATCATTGTGTCGATCCTACAATTGGTTGGGGTTGTGAACTTGAGGACCTTTGTGCAGTAGACTTTGAGTTTGATGATAGTTTTACCGATGAAGAAAAAGAAGAAATTGAACAACTTTGGGCAGACGGTGGCGCGGGTTGGCTCTATGACGGTGAACATAATTGGGAAGTTGAAGAAGATACTATTACTATTTTGGGTCCGTTTACTGTTGACAAAATTGACGAGGACGTGTATAATGAGAGTATTGAAACAGTAGAACTTAAACCCCGTCCACCTTTTGTCGCAACAACGGCGTGGCCATTCTCAGGATAAAATATGAACGAACGATTTAAAACATTGTGCAAAGAAGCATTTACTGAAGCACACGAATCTAGGATAGGACCCGATGGTCTAATTAGATCCGATGGAAATCCATATATCTTTTATGAAAAGTTAGCCAAGTTGATTGTTCTTAAATGTGCCGAGATTGCTGATACTGCGGAACCATTCCTTGCTTCGGATTTGATTAAAGAACATTTTGGAGTTGAAGAATGAGTGCAAGTTGGATTAATAAACTAAACGAATCAGATAGCCGCCTGCACAAGGAAGATGTCATTTTACAGGCGCTTGAGGCAAGTGTCCTAGGTAGCACTAATGCTCAGATTTTTCTGGGTTTGACAAAAGCTTGTTACAATCCTTATGTGACATTCGGTGTGCGAAAAGTTTCTGATACAGTAGGTATCATTGATGCTGAAAATCCTTGGAGTGATTTTAATACATTACTGACTATGTTATCACACCGTGATTTGTCAGGTAATGCCGCACTTGATGCTATCAATGAAATGAGTGAACGTTTTGATAGTATAGAATGGAATACATTCTGTGCTCCTGTTATTCGTAGAGATTTACGTGCAGGTATTTCAGACAAAACAATTAATAAAATCTGTAAGAAAACAGAATATGAAATTCCAATCTTTGGTTGTCAACTAGCAACTAATAGTGAGGGTCGTCCTGAGATGAAAGGCACTAAACGTCTAGAGCCTAAACTTGATGGTGTACGTGTATTGTTGATGGTTATCCCTGGTGCGAGTGAGGGTGTAACTACTATATGTTTCAGTCGTAATGGTAAAGTGTTTGATAACTTTACACATATTGAACAACAGGTTAGCGACAACTTTGTTAAGATTGCTAGAGGACATCAGAACGCATTGATTAACGGATTTGTATTAGATGGAGAAGTGATCGGTAATACATTTCAAGAACTTATGCGACAAGCACGCCGTAAGACTGATGTACAAGCAGATGATAGTGTATTCAACATATTTGATATTATTCCATTAAGTGATTTCCGTGAAGGTCATTGGAATGCTCAACTACGTAAACGTATTGCTATACTTGAACATATTCGTCATGTAGTTGACACTATGCCTAACGTTGAACTACTACCACATATTATGGTTGATTTAGATACAGCCGCAGGTAAGGATCAACTTGAACGTTATGCTAAGGATCAAGTTAATGCAGGATTTGAAGGCATTATGATTAAAGAATTAGAAGCTCCATACATCTGTAAACGTAGTACTGATTGGATGAAATGGAAGCCAACGTTAACTGTAGACTTGGAGGTCGTAGGTGTTGAAGAAGGTACTGGTAGAAATTTGGGAAGACTTGGAGCATTGGTTTGTCATGGAGTTGACGACGGGAAAGAAATTACAGTCAATGTGGGTAGTGGCTTTAGTGATGATGATAGAGATGACTATTGGAATAATCGTAATTTGGTCATTGGTCGTACTGCTGAAGTCTTATGTGATGTGATTACACAGAACCAAGATGGTACTTACAGTTTGCGTTTCCCACGCTTTGTTAGATTTAGGGATGACAAATGAATGATTTAAAATTTACCACCGCAGGTGATTATATGAACACTAACGAACGAATTAGAGAACTTGCTGAACATGCTGGCTGGGACAATCATCACTCAAAATTTGATACTAGGATTAAAAAGTTCGCCGAGTTGATTGTGGCAGAAATGTTGCAGACTTGTGAGGATCATCCAGGATGGTCGGGTCGAATGATTGGTGAGCAGATTAAACAACATTTCGGAGTTAAAGAATGACATTCAATGATTGGGTTTATTTTATTAGTGGTATAATTTGGGGCGGATGGATGGTTCGTCCTCTAGTAGATACAGTAGTAGATATAGTAAAGAAAATTTACCAGAACGCTAAGGAGGCACAAAATGGTAACAATAGTTAAACACGAATGGCATCAACATGATAGACAATATGCTATTGAAATTGATGAAGCATTACTCAGTGAAATCTATCCTGACAAGGAAGAAGATGAGATTAAAGTAATACTAGATGGTATTATTGATGGTACATATGATTATGAAGATGTTATCAATGATGCTTATGAGAATGATGTAGAAATTGAATGGGAGTTTCAGTATGATGATTGTTGGACTGACCGCAAAGGTGGTTACGATGTTACCTACGAACTAGGCGATGAATCTAGTTGGCATAGTGAACCCGAGCCTCCACCACATACTCATAAATGTACTAAATGTAAATGGACAGGTCAAAGTTATGATACTGAATGGTTATGGCCTGAAGATGACGAGACTGGTGAGAAAGAAGCCAAAAAAGTTTGTCCAATGTGTGATAGTGACACTGAATTAACAGAAGCCGGCGTTAAAGAAGAACAAGAACGTAAAGAGCGTATGGCACGTTGGGATAAAGAAAATATCATTAATGAAGAAGATGAAGAACTAGTTGATGAAAATGAACTAGAAGAAGCATTGGAAGAACTTAAGGCAGAGTTTGAGACACTTATTGCAGAACCAGATTTATTGCCTAACTATCCAGCTGGCGAATATACAATACGTATCTGGGGTCGTACACGTGAGATTGGCGTACACAAGATTAAGAAAGCTCAATACGAGTATTGGAGTGATGAGGACCACGAAGATGATTTGAGTGATGCTCTTAATGAGAGTTATGACTACGATGAGAATGAAACTCCCAAAGCGGCACGATTTGATTTGCCATACTATGAGTATCAAGGTAAACATTCATTCTGGGGCTTTGACCAAGATGATACTCACATGACTATCACCAATAGTGAGGGTGAAGAAATCTATGAAGGTGATTTAGAATCATTTATTGCTGAAGCACACGGAGAAGAAGATAGTCGTTGGGAAGCTACAGAAGAATTAGAAGAACTATATCCTGAATACTTAGGTAAAGGTTATTGGCTGATGTGGACACAAGGTGGTAAAGGATCATGTATTCAAACTACCATTGAGATTGCTGAAGGTGAGGAGTTTGATCCTCGCAAACTTAAAGTATTGAACTGGGATGTTCAAGGTACAAGTGTTGTCACCCGATTAGTATATGATGGTGAAGAACTTGATGATGAAGGAATGGACAGTGAGCATGATAACTGGCGAGGTCAATGGGCACAGTTTGATGTACACCATAATACAAAATGAACGCATATACCTTAGTAGGACAATCCTATGTATTTGAAGATGGCAATAAGATTGAAATAATACAGGTAAAAAAGACTGATGAGGATCGTGGTGATTATTTAGTTACATATCACGTTACTCACGGACCCAGTATACCTCAAAAACTAGTTTTACCTGTAAAAGAATTTCTTAGTTATTATAGTCACTTATTTGATGTAGATATAGACTAAATATTAGATGCGCCTTAAATTTTTATCATTCTCAAATCTCACACTATTAGTAGCACTCTGTCTTAGTTCGGTAGCTGCCTGGTATAGTATTATTGGCTTAACCGCTATCTTTGCAGGTGCGGTTATTCCTGTTATCATCATGGGTGGTATCCTTGAAATAGGAAAGATTACCACCACTGTTTGGCTACGTAAGTATTGGCACCGAGCAGGTTGGTTATTAAAACTATATCTTGTGCCTGCTGTGATTGCACTAGCATTACTTACTAGCATGGGTATATTCGGCTTCTTAAGTAAAGCACACATGGAGCATGGTATCAGTACCGGTGATAGTCAAGCCAAACTGTCATTATACGATGAGAAGATTAAAACACAACGAGACAATATTGAGTTAGCACGTAAAGCATTAACTCAAATGGACAATCAAGTTGACCAACGTTTAAGTCGTGGTGATAGTGAGAATAGTGCTGAACGTGCTGTTCAAATTCGTAGGCAACAAGCCGGTGAACGTACTAAACTACAAAAAGATATTGGTAATGCTCAGAAAGAAATTGCTAAACTTAATGAAGAACGAGCACCTATTGCGGCTGAAAATCGTAAAGTAGAAGCAGAAGTTGGACCTATCAAGTATATTGCCGCATTGATATATGGTGATACTGCTGATAACAATACATTAGAATCTGCCGTTCGCTGGGTTATTATCTTATTAGTTATTGTATTTGATCCGTTAGCTATTGCATTAGTGTTAGCTGCCAATGCTAGTAGAGAATGGGATAAAGAAAAAGAAGATGAGGAGGGTGACAGCCCTCTAGGGACCGAAATAGCGGCGACTCCCACTGTCACTGAACCTGCATATGAACCTGATGATGGTCCATTAACTGATGAACAGATTAACCAGATTATTGCAACTGCTGAATCTCCCAAAGAACCCATTAACTGTTATATGTGTGGTACCGAGTTAGTTAATGCCCCTGGTATAGGTCCTTTCTGCCCAAACAAATTATGTGATGTTCGTGATGGTCCGTTTGAAGAACCAGAAGAAGAACCAAAATCTTTATTAGAAAAGTATCCATATTTAGCTAAACCATTTGTTAATTTTGATACTAAACCAATGGTTGCTAAAAAAGAATCTGATGGTACAGAAGTAATAGTTAATACCTTTGAGAAACCTTATAAGGAATTAGATGGCGGTTATGTAATGTTTGAGGATAAGCATTACAAAGTAGATGCATTAAAGAGTTTGCGTCCAGATGTATTCCTGGCAACGGCAGATAATCAACGTTCTATTAGTACAAATTTTGGTAGCAAGTTTCCGGATGAGGCTAATAAAGGTGATGTATTTGTACGTGTAGATTCCTTACCAAACCGTGTCTATAAGTATGATGGACGTAAATGGATTGAGGTTCAAAAGGGACAGTCGGATACCTATCTACATAACCAAAATTATATTAAATATTTGGTTGAAAAGATAGAAAAGGGCGAATACGATTTGGATTTATTGTCCGAAACTGAAAAAGAACAGATAGAATTGTTCCTAAAGAACCAAAAATAATTGACAATAATTGGATATCGTGTTAATATACACATATCTTAACTTATTGGAGATTGAAATGAATTTCAAATTATTAGCTTTAGTAACTGCTCTTTCATTAGCGGGCTGTTCTGGAATGAAACGTGGTGAAGGAGAATTTGAACAGATTCGTAACCAAAAACTATCTACATCATTTAAACAGGATACAATCCGTATTGAAACTGATTGTTCTTGGTATACATTAGATAAATCAAACTGTGATATTACAAGTATTGAATCGGTTGGTACAGCTAGTTCTAATGGCAATAGTGATAACAATCGCCGAACAGCGTTAATTCGTGCAGGTGATCGTGCCCGTGCTAATGTTCGTCACTTTATTCAGGAAGATGTATCAAGTACACGTGTAACTAATACTCTTGCTAAAAACGTTGAGAAGGCAAGTGACCGAATGAAATCACGTACTACAACCGGAGAAGTTGTTGCAATGAGTGACACCGATGCTGAAAAAGATACAAATCATTCGGTACGTGAAAACAGCAATGATACTGCTTATCAATTAAATGAAACCATTCGTGTTAATGCCCAAGGCATATTACGTGGATTCAAGGTAATTAAACAAGAGGTAGTTGGACCACAAGAAGTTTCAGTAACGATTCGTTGGGATAAAGAATCTGCACAAGTTTCTAATCAATTGCGTAAAAAATTCGGTAACTAATTATGCGGTTATTATTACTAGCGGTATGTTTAGTACTTACCGCATGTGCTTCTACCACTAAACCAGATACTTATTTTCGTTCTACTGGTATAGGTAATACCTACGAAGAGGCTAAACACAATGCTTTTAAAGAAGCTATTGAGTATCAAGTAGGTGTAGTGATTGCTAGTGAACGTGAGTCATACAACGAGAAACTAGTAAAGAATGAAATCCTAGCATATAGTTCAGCCTTTGTTGATGAATATAAAATTATCTCACAACAAAATGTTGGTAATAAGGTTCAGGTGGTAGTAGATGTTAAGTTATCTTTACTTAGATTAAGTGATAGGATCCTATCTAAGGGTAAGGATAGCAAAAACCTTGACGGTGCTAAACATGATAATCAATATAAATCATTCTTAGAAAATAAACAGAATGGTGATAAGATACTTGCTAGTGTATTAAATGATTACCCTAGACGGGCATATGATATTAAACAAAGTGATTATGTTGTTAAGATAGATGCTTACCGAAATTTAACATTGACTATTCCATATGAATTGAGTTGGAATCCTAACTATATTGCATCATTACATGATGCTATACGATTAGTATCAGACGGGAAACCATCATTGTGGACAAAAGAAAAGGGAATTGCACAACAGTATCCTTCTACAGTTAGAGTAGGTACTGAGAAATATTATTTTAATGAATTTATTATTACAAATAAAATACTTGATTCCATCACTGATTGGAATGAGGTTAGAATTAATATGGAAATTAAAGATTTATATAATAGGACACATTATAGTGAATGCTTTGTACCTAAACAATTACATCGGAGAGTAGGTGATTATTATGATGTTAACTATATAAAAACTATTAATATCGGTATTAATGCAAAAGCCGGTGAGAGAAACACGATTGAGATGAAAATTCAAAACAATAGTAAATTAGCAAACATAATGTATAATCTATCTAAAATTGAGTTATCAGTTGTGCCTAAAAAAGTATGTGTGAAAAATAATTAAGATAAGTAATAGTATGTCAACAGAAACAAAATTAAGCCATTGCTCATTCTGCGGTAATCACAAAGATGTAGTAAACAAACTCATTGTAGGGGAAGATGTAGCTATATGTAGCGATTGTATTGAGTTATGTACTCAATTAATGCACGATGATAAAAATCTTGAAGAAGAAAAGATTGAAAAAGATTATATTAGATTTGATCCAGAAACTATCAAAGAGTTTTTAGACCAACATATCATTGGGCAAGATAATGCAAAAATGGTACTCAGTGTAGCTATTGCTAATCATTACAAACGTATTAATTCTCCTCCTAAGGATCTTGAAATCCAAAAAGGTAATGTATTATTAATCGGACCTACAGGATCTGGTAAAACATTACTAGCAAAGACTGTAGCAAAATATTTAGAAGTGCCCTTTATTGTTGCTGATGCTACAAGTTTAACAGAAGCTGGTTACGTAGGTGATGATGTAGAATCCATGATTAGTATGCTATTAAATGCCGCAGGTGGTGATGTTAAACTAGCAGAACGTGGTATTGTCTTTGTTGATGAGATTGACAAGATTGCCCGTAAAAGTGAAGGTTCAAGTATCACCCGTGATGTATCAGGTGAAGGTGTTCAACAAGCATTATTAAAAATGGTTGAAGGAACTACATGTCGTATTCCAGCCGGCGGAGGACGTAAGCATCCCGGTGGCGATATGTTAGAAGTTAATACTAAAAATATCTTATTCATTGCCGGTGGTGCGTTTGTTGGATTAAAAGATATTGTTAACAATAGGTTAAACGGTACAAGTATTGGCTTTGGGGCTGATATTAAAGATGCACGTAAAGAGGGTGATTTGTCTATGGTTAGTCCAGATGATTTAACACGATTCGGAATGATTCCTGAATTTATTGGACGATTCACTACTACAGTTAGTGTAGAGAATTTGACTAAAATTGAAATGGTTCAGGTTCTGACAAAAGTTAAAAATAACTATATTGACCAATATAAGTATTTGCTTAGTTTAGATGACATTCAGTTAGAATTTAGTGAAGATGCTATCTCACAACTAGCTGAAAACACAATGAAATTAAAGACCGGGGCACGTGGATTACATACTGAAATTGAAAAGGCCTTGATGCCACATATGTATAACACTAAGAAATACCGTGAAAATAACATTAAAAAGATAAATATTAATCAGGAGCAAATTTTAAAGCCAAAAGCCGCAATATGATTAGAGGACGTAAAGTTTTAGTTAATGACGGAAATACAGAAAAGGCCCTACGTAAATTTAAAAAATTGATTACGGATTATGGTACTTTACAAGAAGTCCGTGACCGACAAGAATTTGTGAAACCTACTGTTAAACGTAAACTAGCTAAAAGTCAGGCCAAAAGACGTTGGGACAAACATTTGCGTGAACAAACTTTACCTAAAAAGTTGTTCTAAAATACTAGGATTTGTCTTAGGTATACTAAATAGAAGTATGCTTAAAATTAATTCATCATTTAATACCTACCAAAATTGTGCTAGTTGTAATAATATTATTACAGTAAAAACATATGCTCATCCAAATAATCCTAATTACGGCAAACCAATTGTTGCCCACAAAACAAAAATAACATGTAGTCGTAAATGCCATAAAGAATGGCAAAAAACAATTTCTTGGGAAGAACGAATAGGATTAGAAAGAGCCAATCAAATTAGAGAAGAACGACGGGAACAACTGTTGTCCAATAACCCTAGTACTGATCCTGAGGTGGCTAAAAAAATAGGTACCAGCTTGTCAGACTATCTAACAAAAAATCCAGAAGTTAGGCAAGGGAAAAATAATCCATTCTTCGGTCATTCACACGATCCTGCCCAAATTGAAAAATGGAAAAACGATAAATCAGGTAAGTGGTCGTACTCACCTGAACAAAAAGAAAAACAAACTAAGAATACCCCAAAGAAAGAATCTCATCCAAATTGGAAAGGCGGAATTTCAAATGGCGAATATGGTCCGGAATTTAATAAAGAACTTAAAGAAAGTATTAAAAAAGATTACAGATATGTTTGTCAGATGTGCAATGCACCTAAGGTTAAATTAGATGTACATCATATTGATTACAATAAGAAAAACAATGCCAATAACAATCTTATTCCGTTATGTAAACATTGTCACGCAAAAACAAATTTCAAGAGAGAAGAATGGGAAACTCTTTTTAAGAATAGGTTGAATAAAAATTAAAAATAAAGTATAATATGATAAATAAAGATGTAAGTGCTGAATGAGTCAGGCTTACTAATTATACATCTTGCTTATTAAAGGAGAAAAATATGTCAAAGCATGTTATTGGCGTGGACTTAGGAACAACTAATTCCTGTGTAGCCATTATTGAAAACGGAATCCCCAAAATAATTGAAAATTCAGAAGGTGCTAGAACTACACCCTCAATCGTTGCCTATGCTAATGATGAGATTCTAGTAGGTGCTAGTGCTAAACGTCAATCAGTTACAAATCCAAAGAATACAATCTATGCTGCCAAGCGATTAATTGGACGTAAGTTTACAGAACAAGCTGTACAAAAAGATATTGACCTTATGCCTTATTCTATTGTCAAAGCTGATAATGGTGATGCATGGGTAGAAGTAAATGGACAAAAGCTAGCCCCACCTCAGATTAGTGCTGAGGTATTACGTAAAATGAAAAAGACTGCGGAAGACTATTTGGGTACTTCAGTTACTCAGGCAGTTATCACAGTACCAGCTTACTTCAATGACAGTCAACGTCAAGCTACTAAAGATGCAGGACGCATTGCTGGTCTAGAAGTATTACGTATTATCAACGAACCAACAGCGGCTGCTCTAGCTTATGGTGTAGATAAACAAGATAAGAAGGATCGTAAGATTGCGGTATATGACTTGGGTGGTGGTACATTTGACGTATCTATCATTGAACTAGCAGACGTTGAAGGTGAAACTCAAATTGAAGTACTATCAACAAATGGTGATACATTCTTGGGCGGTGAAGACTTTGACCAACGTATTATGGATTTCTTAGTTGATGAGTTTAAGAAAGACAATGCGGTTGATCTTAAGAAAGATATGTTAGCATTGCAACGCTTGAAAGAAGCGGCTGAGAAAGCTAAGATTGAATTGTCCAGTTCAGCACAAACAGATGTTAACTTACCATATATTACTGCTGATGCTAATGGTCCTAAACATTTGAACGTTAAGTTAAGTCGTGCTAAATTAGAATCATTAGTTGATGAATTAATTCAACGTAGTATCAAACCATGTAAACAAGCCATGACAGATGCAGGTGTTTCAACATCTGATATTGATGAGGTTATACTTGTTGGTGGTATGACACGTATGCCTAAAGTACAGGAAACTGTTGAAGCATTGTTTGGCAAAGCACCACGTAAAGATGTTAATCCAGATGAAGCAGTGGCAGCAGGTGCCGCACTTCAAGGTAGCGTATTAGCCGGTGAACGTACTGATGTATTGTTATTAGATGTAACACCATTAAGTTTAGGTATTGAAACATCCGGTGGTGTATTTACTAAGTTGATTAAGAAGAATACAACTATTCCAACTAAACATAGTCAAGTGTTCAGTACAGCAGATGATAATCAACCGGCAGTAACTATTAAAGTTGCACAAGGTGAGCGTGATTTGTTTACATATAACAAGTTATTAGGTGAGTTTAATTTAGAAGGAATTCCGCCAGCAATGCGTGGAGTACCACAAATTGAAGTTACATTAGATGTTGATGCTAATGGTATTCTTAATGTAAGTGCCAAAGACAAAGGTACAGGCAAAGAGAATAAGATTACTATTAAATCTGATTCAGGATTGACTGAACGTGAAATTCAACAGATGGTTAATGATGCTGAAGAAAATGCAGAAGCTGATGCTAAACAAGTTAAATTCATTCAAGCAAAAAATACTGGTGAATCAACATTAAACAGTTTCCGTAAAGATTATGAGAAGTACGGTGACAAAGTAACAGCAGAAGAAAAAGAAAAAGTATCAAATGCTATTGATGCATTAGAAGTTGCGTTAGCCGGAACTGAAGTTGAAGAAATTGACAACAAAGTTAAAGAACTATATGAAGCTATTGGTCCTATTACTAAACTCAAGTATGAAGAGGAACAAAAAGCCAAAGAAACATCTCAATCACAAAAGTCTGATGACAATGTGGTAGATGCAGAGGTTAAGGAAGCACCTTAATCTAAACAAAATCGGGTGCCGCATTCGGCGGGCCCGATATCGTCATAAACTTGCTTATTAGGAGAAAAACATGACAACAAAAACATTAACCCTTCGTGCCATTGATATTCCATCAATACACAAATTCGGAATCGGATTTGATTCTATGTTAGATGAATTAATGCGTCTAACAGCTGGACAAACAAACACCAACTATCCACCTCACAATGTTATTAAAACAGGTGATGAGACTGTAACTATAGAGGTTGCTGTAGCTGGTTTCGGAGAAAATGATTTAGATATAAAATTAGATAACAATGCTTTAATTATATCCGGGTCCAAAGCACGTGAAGAAATGCTTAACTATGAATATTTACATAGAGGATTAAGCAGTAGAGATTTCACACAAACATTCCCATTAGCTGAACATGTTGAAGTAATACATGCTGAAGTAAAGAACGGAATTCTTTCTGTTTATTTAGAACGTAAAGTTCCAGAAGAAAAGAAACCAAAATCTATTGCAATTACTTATACTAAGTGATATAATAAATTTTATATAAATAAGTGTGCGGGGTAACTCGCACACATAACTAAACTAAAACAATGTCTAAAACAGAAATTAAAACTACCATTAAACCTAACTTGAGTTTAACAGAGCCTCCGTTATTTAAAATCATTTATTTAAATGATGAGGTAACGAGCATGGAATTTGTCGTAGGTAGTTTAATTGAATATTTCAATTACACTGATGACACAGCGGCACATATTACAGAAAATATTCATAGTCAAGGTAGTGCAGTTGTTGCTGTGTTACCATATGAAATTGCTGAACAAAAAGGTATTGAAGTAACAGTATCGGCACGTAGTCAAGGCTATCCTCTACAAGTTAAAGTAGAGTCTGAAGCTAATTAAACTTCTATTCTTTTAGCCCAATATGGGTTTCTTTTATAATAACTGTTGTTGATATAGTTAATACCATCTAACACAATATCAACACTTTTATTATATTGACCATACACCCAATGAGTTACTTTACCCTCTGAATCTTTAATCAAGGATAATTTTAACGGTGGTATGGAATATATGTCATCTGGTTCTTCTCCGAATAATAATTCATGTCCGGGAGCAGAATGACTAACAATTAAGATTTTTGTTACATCTAAATGAAGCTGTAGTTTTTCAATAGAATTACCTAAATAACCTATATCTTCATATCGTTCATTTTCTATGTGTACAGGACTTAGTAAAGGATATGCATATTCATTATGAAACCAACCATTGGTTCCTACAATAGCAATACCATCTATGATAACTACATGGTTATGTAAATATGCTACATTGCGTATACTTTTAGATATAGTAACCAGTTCATTAGTACGTACAGTTATATTAGCTACACCTTCATACTCTAATGATCCTGCGGTGTAGAACACGCCTTGATAAAAATGTGATAAATGTAATAGGATTTGATGTATAGTACGTAAATCATTACTGATGTTACCTGCTATAATACAATAGAGACTTGTTGCTTTTCCTTCCCAATCAAATTGTTCGGTCGGGCCAAGATTTAGGTCACTTATTACATCAAATCCTATTTTCATTAATCGGGTAGTTACTTAGCTACTGTAACTTTTGGCTTGGCTGTTTTTGCAGGTGCTTTAGCTTTAGCCGGGGCTTTAGCGGCTGTTTTTGCCGGCGCCTTTGGCTTTGCTGGGGCTCTAGCTTTTTTAACAGGTGCTACAATTGATGAAGCTTCTGTTCCGGCAGGTAGTGCTTCTACGTTAGGTGCCTCAACCTTAACTGGCTCTGCTACCGGAGCAGATGCTTCTACCTTATAAGGTGCCGCTACTTCTGTTGTTTTATCATTACGCATGAAAAAGAACCAAGCTATACCAGCCAAAATAACCAATCCTATAATAATTTCCATTTAATTTCTCCTAAACATATATTTACTCTAGGACGTTAAATTGGTTATTTTTTCCTAATATATTGCTAGATTGCAGGGTCCTGCTACAATAAATACAGTATGACAAAAAAATCCGAACTTTCCAAATTAATGCGTGAACCGCTACCAAGTATCGGTTACCAAAAACGTCTAAGCTACCGAACGAATAACGCTGAAGTAGTAGAACTATATAAACTAATCAATCAGGCATGCTTTAACAATAAGTTGAACATGCCTGAAATTGAGGTTACAGCCCGTTGTAGAAAATACTGGGGTATGTGTTTTGGCAGTTTTGAGATTGTTAAATATCGCAAAACCTATTGTAAAATCCGTCTCATGGACAAGTGGTTCTGTAAACAGTGGTTAATCACTACTTTAGCACATGAAATGGTGCATCAATATCAATGGGATATTGACGGAGCTAAACGTGAACGTGAAGGTAAAGATAGAATAATGAGTCATGGTCCTAGCTTCTATGCTCATAGAGAAAGACTAGCTAAACATGGGATTTCATTAAAAGTAGGCCATGGTCAAAAGCGTTGGCTTAAACATCAAAGCTTTGCTAAATGTTAAGCTCGTCCGACTGCCCTAGCCCCTACATAATCTTTGTATGATTTTGAGATAGACTTATCGTGCTGTGCTTGATCCACTGCTTTTTGATTAGGATTATCTATAACGTTACCGTGTTGATCCACTAAGATAACATCCTTATTACCCTTTTTACCTATGCCACGAGTTAATGTAACTCCTAAGGGACGAATACCTGCAACACCCAAACTACCACCATTACGTGTACTATCATTACGCAACAACCAAACCATTAAATGGCTTTCTGGTATGTCGGCTGCACTAGTAATAACAGCATGTGCATCAACTGTTACAGTAGCACCATCTTGTACAAAATGCTCTGGCTTGAATGTCTGTATAACAATTCCACCTTTAGGATTTAAATCACTTCCAAAGATAGCATTCAATGCTTCTTCTTCAGTAGGCTCCATAACAATTTCTTTACTTAATTCGTATACAGGAACAGTACCTGTCTTTAATTTACGTTCGCCAATTTGGTTAAGTTTGACATAACCCTTTTTGACTAACTTATCTAATATTTTTCGTGCCCGCTCACCAAACAAATTATCAGCACTTTCCCACATATCGGCATCTAATTTCTTAATACTAATTGGTAAAAATCCTTTAGGACTTTGTAATACAACATCTGCTTTCTTACGGTTACCCGTATCACGTCCTGCAACGTCAACATTAATGCAGTTCTTAATGGTCATCTTCTTACCACGTGGATCAACAAACGTTACATTGGCTGAACCATATGTCTCAACTACTGATTGAATAATACTAGCTAACTCTAGTTCATTAGCTACACCTGCACTTTTCTCACCCTGTTTACCGCTATCTTTTACAACAACTTGCACTGCACTATTAGCAAATATTACACCGCCCAAACTACTTATACCAGGATCACGTGAATATTCAACCCCATCCTGAGGGTATGCTTTTTTCAATACAGCCAATACTTCTCGTAAGATATCATTACGGAATTCAGCTTTTTTAGCACCATCGGGTATCTGTACCAAAACATTGATTTTGTTCCCGTTAATTTTGAAATCTTCATACCCAGCTTTACGCAGAGTCTGTTCCACATCATGTTTGGTAACAGTCTTTAATTGGTCAACAGCTTCAACCAAAGTTCTTGTAAATTCAGTATATCTCATGTATAATATCTCAAATAATATGCTAATTATAGCACCATTAAGTATTTATCGCAAAACATTTTTAAACAAGGAAACAATATGAGCTTAGTCCCAATGGTATTAGAACAAACAAGTAAAGGCGAACGTAGTTATGACATTTATAGTCGTTTACTACGTGACCGTGTTATTTTACTTGAAGGTGAGGTACATGACCAAATGGCAAATCTAATCGTTGCACAACTACTATATTTGGAAAGTGAAAATTCAGATAAGGACATCAGTCTATATGTCAATAGCCCGGGCGGATCAGTTACTGCTGGTATGGCAATATATGATTGTATGCAGTTTATCAGACCTGACGTACAAACTATTGTTATGGGTCAAGCTTGTTCAATGGGTAGTTTGTTAGGTCAAGCTGGTGCAAAAGGTAAACGAATGATTCTTCCTAACGCACGACATATGATTCATCAACCAAGTGGTGGAGCACGTGGTCAGGCCACTGATATGGAAATTCAAGTTAAAGAGATTTTGGCTATGAAAAAGTCTCTAACACAAATCTATGTTGACCACAATAGTGCTGGAAAGTCGTTTGAGGAACTTGCAAAAGACATGGAACGTGACTTTTTTATGAGTGCTAACGAGGCCGTAGCGTATGGCCTAGCTGATAGTGTGTTGCAAAAACGCAACAGTTAATAATTTGACAATAAATGGAATTCCTGTTAAACTTACATCTTGTTTGTAACTTTAATAGGAATTTTTTATGTCTAAAAATGCAGTATTGTTCCGTGAAGTAATTTTCAAATATCACCCTGCATTCAAACGCAGTCAGGACTTGTGTAATTGGGCTTACAAGAATCCTGATATGTTTAACGTTACTAGGTTAATAGAGGAAAGTTTTGCGGCAGTAGGATCTTATAAATTTATTGATGGTAGCCATTGTGATTTTTCAGATGGTACCGATAGTAAAACAGCTAGTATTGGTGTTAATTCGTCAGGTGCATCAAACACTAGTTTTACAGGGGCAGTACATAGTGTAGTCACATCTGCCGGTACACTTAAAGAAGGTGGGTTAAGAGTTATAGTTTACAACCCACACACTGATTCTTTAATGTATTATTTCTTACCCAAAAGCTTTTGGAGTAAACATATCACAATGCATAATAAAAAGAATTGTGGATTAATTACATATTCTTACAATATTAAAAAAGACAATATTAAAAAATTTGAAAACTTTAGATTTCGGTCTTTTCGTCAACTAGCGTTATGTCCCTATAATTGGGAAATTTGACAATAAATGGGCTTTCTGCTACAATAGAATCTTAGACAGTTAACTAAAGGACTACGAAATGGCAAAGAAAATCTCTATCAAAGTATTCGGTGACCCAGGACACGCTTGGGCACGTTTCCCTAAAGCTAAGTTGGTTAGTCTTGGTATTGCCGACAAGATTACTCCCTACAGCTATCAAAATGGTACTAATGCTTTCCTTGAGGAAGATTGTGACCTGTCAACATTGTTGACGGCTCTTAAAGCCAAGGGTTATGAAATAAAATTCAACGAAAGCTTTACCAATAAACAAAGCAAAATCCGTGGTTATTGCACATACCAAATTTGACAATAAATGGGTTTGGGTCTATAATAGAGTCTTATTCAGTCAAAAGGAGTTAGCAATGAGTTTACGATACGATACAGTGGGCGAGATGATTACCATGAACGAAAGCCAAAAACGTGACATTCGTATGTATGGATGCACCGAGGCGCAAATGCGTGAGGCTGTAGAACAAAGTATTACTTTTCGTCATTCTGGTCCTGCTATGATGGCCGCTAGTCTTATGTCCGATGCCCAAGAGATGATTAATACCGAGTACGGTGACATTGACTATATGCGAGCCGAAGACGCCCGTCAAGCCCTCAATCGTGCAAAATGGATCCTTTTTGAGTATTGCGACAAACGTTAAAATTTGACAATAAATGGATTTGGGTATATAATAGAATCTTAGACAGTCAACTAAAGGACACGAAATGAAAGAAGTTACAGCAATCAAAGTTATCCAAAAAGATGCAGAGTTTTTGGGCATGAGTTTTATATCAATGGTTAAGTTTATTGAAACTAACCCTTTGGCACAAACCAGTAAGACTTTGGAAGCTTTCAAGGTTCTTAATCCCGGATTCGTATTCCCCAAGAAAACAGTCACTAATTTAATGACCGGCAAGAAAATAGAGATTGATGCTGATACCCCACACTGTTGTAATCCTGCAACAGAGACTTATTGGTCAATGTAAAAATTTGACAATAAATGAGTTTGGGTATATAATAGAGTCTTATTCAGTCAAAAGGAAACAAAATGTTGTTAGTTAACAAATCTCTCAAAACTTCAGGTAACGGTCTCTGGTCAATTGCAGTTAAAAGTGTTAAGGTTACAGGTTTGGACCTCTCTTATATAAATGACGAAGGTGAATTCGGTGAGTTGCGTGTGTACTTTGATACTACATCTTGGAACGTTGACAAAGACGGATTGATCTATACTGACAAACAATTCATTAAGGAAGTGAAAAAATTGTTGGCCGAACAACATCTCGGTACTGACGTTTCATATTCCGAGCAAGGTATGCAAGGTGATACTTTTGTATCACTGGATTGCGGATCCGAATTCATCAAATCTTTCCAAAATTTGCTTGTTGTAGAACTATAAAAATAGCCAAAATTTGACAATAAATGGCTTTGGGTATATAATAGAATCTTAGACAGTAAAGAAAAGGACTAAAAAATGCGTACAAAAACTATCATTGACGGCTTCAAAAATTCACAAAAATTCCGTGTAATTTTCAAGGGTGACGGATCCGAAAACGATATCGGTATGTATATGACAATCCAGCAAATGACGGAAATGTTTGCTACCGTTAACGCCCGTGCTACTTGCTGGGATGCATTGATTAAATTGTCTTATTTGCGTTATGAAGCTAACCGCACAAATCAACCGATTCCGACAGGTCTCGGTCACACAATCCGGGGCAAACAAGTCCAAGTAGACTTGGTGTAAAATTTGACATTAAATGGCATTTGTGCTATAATATATTCTTAGACAGTTAAATAAAGGACTTACAAAATGGCTACTCGCTCTACAATTGCATTAGAATTCGCTGATGGTACTATCGGTCAGGTGTACAGTCACTGGGATGGTTATTTGGCTCACAACGGTAAAATGTTGATGGAGTATTATTCTAATCCCTTTATCTTGCGTGACTTGATTGACCTCGGTGACTTGTCTAGTTTGCGTCCACAAATTGGTACAAAGCATCCCTTCAGTCACTATGATGTGGAAGACATGACATTGGTTGAATATTCTCATTTGTATAAAGACATGACTACATTCTATGGTCGTGATCGTGGTGAAGTAGGTTCCGAGGCTCGCTATTACAATGATATCAATGATTATTTTAATAAGTGCGAACATCAGGAATATGATTATATCCTGCGCAACATTGATGGCAAAGCTGTTTGGTTTGTTTGTGACCACGACGGAGCCTTTGTTACATTAGAGTCTGCAATTAAAGACGAACAAGACCGTATTGCACAAGAAGAAACAGAGGTAGCTTAATATGGAAGCAGTAGTAGAAACAACAGTTTGGAATGATAGTAACAATGCTAATCATACTTACTTACTTGACGGATCCAAAATGGTTGCGTACATCAAGGTTGGTTCTACTACTCCTCATTACTTTAAAAACCCGATCACAATAGATAAACGTGGTCGTAAGTTTGTAACAGCAAAGCCAAATCCTTTCAAAGAAGTAAAAGAAAAGAGTACAATCATCAAAGTGTCAGGTAGTAAAGGCAATGTCTATTCTATTGATACTGATGAAAAAACTTGTACGTGCCCGGGATGGACATATCGTGGTACGTGTAAACATATAACAGAATTGGTTAAATGAAAATCGCATTGTGCAGTGACCTGCATTTAGAGTTTGAAGATATTGACCTCAAGAATAGTGAAGATGCTGAGGTCCTTATCCTATCGGGCGATATTATGTTAGCAGAAGATTTACATAATCATCCCCCAACTGTAATTAGTCCATATGAATCTTATACTGAATTAGGCACAAGACAAAAAGCCGCACAAAGGTTTCGTGCTTTCCTTACTAGAGTAAGCAATGAATTCCCTCATGTTGTTTATATTGCAGGTAATCATGAATTCTATCACGGACGCTGGAGTGCTAGCTTAGATCACCTGCGTGAAGCATGTGCGGCTTATCCTAATGTTTACTTCCTTGAAAACGACATTAAGGTTATCAATGAAGTGTCCTTTATTGGTGCTACGTTGTGGACTGATTGTAATAAAGGTGATCCATTAACACTACATTCGTTAAGTGATATGATGAATGATTATAGGGTAATTCGTAATGATGAGCATGGATATACTAAGTTACGTCCAGCACATACTGTACACCGTCATCAACAAACACTAAGTTACTTGAAACAAGTGTTAGCTGATATGAAGGATAAGAAAGTTGTATTTGTAGGACATCATGCACCTAGTGCAATGAGTACCCATGACAGATATAAACATAATGTTCATTATGTAATGAATGGTGGTTATCATAGTGAATTGAGTGAATTCATGTTAGATCATCCACAAATTACCCTATGGACTCATGGACACATGCATGACCCATTTGATTATAATATTGGCACTACCAGAGTGGTATGTAATCCTCGTGGTTACAAGGGTGCTGATCCTCAAGCCGATGTGTTTGAGTTAAAGTTTTTGGACATCTAAATTAAACTAGGTGACCAAAAGATATTGTATATAACTACTAGTTGTTATACAATAGTAACACGTTGTGAGAACAGCGAAATTTTTAAAGGAAAATAAAATGACATTAACTAAACAAGCACGCCTTATTCAGGCATTTGAGCAAGGTGCAGAATTGACTGCAAAGCAAATTACCCAACGTTTTGGATTTGCTAACCCAACAGCTACAGTAAGCGATTTGCGCTTGCGTGGCGGTTTGGCAATCTACGCTAACAAGCGTACAAACAAACTTGGTGGTACTTACACTAAGTATCGTTTGGGTACACCAAGTCGTGAAGTTGTAGCCGCTGGTTACAAGGCCATGGCAATGGGCCTTGTTTAATCTCAAATTTGAGATGTGAATAAAGGGTGATTCGTCACCCTTTTTCTGCCTTTAGCCTTGTGTTTAATTCAATTGTATGTTATAATAGTCTATCAGATAGGAGATAGTAATGAGTTTATTTCACAAAATTATGAATAAGTTAGGTCGTTATCGTTTGATCCCTGATCGTAGGACAGGACTAGATTACATGCATAGGTATTATTTGTTTCTTAAAGACCGTAATTGGTTCCCCTTCAACATTACATTACATAAGATTGTTCGTAGTGATGATCCTATATTTCATGACCATCCATGGTCTTATATGACTATCGTTCTTAAGGGTGGTTATTGGGAGCATACCCCAGTGTTTGATGATAACGGTAAAATGCTTACAGAATTTCAAACGTGGCGTGGTCCAGGTAGTATTATCAAACGTGGCGCAGGCGAATATCATTGGCTTGAACTAGATGGTGAAGAACCAGCAACAACATTATTTTTCATGGGAAAACAACAACGTGAATGGGGCTTTCTAGTACAAGCAAAGAAGGGCATACATCGTTGGATTAAACATGAACATTACTTGACTGATTGGAAACCCTATCACGAAAAATACGTAATGAGTAAGGCAAATAGGAAACAAAAATGATTTTATTAAACATAGGAGTGGTATTGTTCTTTGGTTATTTACTAATAACTAAGGATTATACTAACAGTCCTAAATGGATGTATTACATGGATGGGTTAGTTTTTGCAGTTAATTTTGCAATAGTTTTTTTATATATAACTAATATGATTGGATTTTAATAATGTTTATCTCTCTTACAAATGCCAGTGATGCACACAAAGGCAATAAAATTGCAATCAATATTGATTTGATTGCAACAGTGTATAATACTCCCAATCTTGCTAAAAAAGAAGATGGGATAATTGAAAATATTACTTATGTTTTCTGTCCTCCCCATGGTATTTGGGAAGTACAAGAATCATTAGATGAAGTGGTAGCAGAATTAAATAACTACAGATGGAATAACAAATGAACGAAGATACAAGAGAAATTCTTTTAATCTTACAGGAAGAATGTGCTGAAGTTACACAGGCTGTAAGCAAGTGTTTTAGATTTGGACCAGATCAAATAAAACCAAATAAACCAATGACTAATATCCAAATGCTTGAAGAAGAATTGGGTGATCTATTGGCTATGGTTGAGTTGATTACAGATAACAATGTGGGTATTACAGTTCAAGGTTTAGAGACGGCCAAAAAGAATAAATTTAAGAAATTAAAGAAGTGGTCTAACTTAACTATTAATAAATAACATTATGACATTACTTGATATCATTCTTATTTTAGCCTTAGGTTGGGTTATGGGCGAGTTCTATACCATGTATAAATTACGCAAAAACATTCGTTCATATCTTATCATACAAGAAGAAACTAGACCCACTGTTTTTAAATTAGAGACAGAACTAGTGGACAATACAATATTGTTATATGACCGTGACACAAATGATTTTATTTGTCAAGGAAATTCACTAGAGCAACTAGCACAACTAAGTAGAGAATACAAGAAAATTGAATATGCTACAGTAAAGCACGGAGATTATTTTGTTGCATTTATTGAAGGCAAGGTAACTGAAAAAGTATGAAAATAAATATTGGCAAGTATCCTAAAAAAGGAACTCGCAGAAAAATCAATGTACAAGTTGATAGATTTGATACATGGGGACTAGACCACACTCTAGCTACTATTATCTATCCAGCATTGATTCAATTGAAACAAACCAAACAGGGTATCCCTCATGATTTCGTAGATGTTGGTGGCGAGGAATATAGTACACAACAAAGCTTTGATTTCTATATTGAATCACACGATGAAGCATGGAATGACGGTGCTAAACGTTGGGATGAAACATTAGATAAAATGATTTGGAGTTTTCAACAAATAGCATTTGAAGATTATGGTGACAAATATCATCATGGTAAAAGTGACTATGATTGGGTCAAAAGTGATAAAACATACCCTAATCCTATGACAGGTAAAGTAGAAGATACATGGCAAATGGTTGATAAAAATCCCGATGACCACTTCTATGATGCTGAAGGTCATCAACTACATGAGGAACGTATCCAAGAAGGTTTGGATTTATTTGGAAAATACTTTAGAGCTTTATGGGATTAATTGATGTTTGATAAAATGGCGCAACAACTAGACTTACAAACTTTAGGTAAAGGACAAAAAGAGTTTAAAATTACAAAGGAAGAATTTGACGATTTTTGCAAAGAGTTTCTATTTGAACAACTCAAAGGTGAGTACAGATTAGGTGAAGTTTTTTGCAAAAAATATAATGAATCAAATTATGTACTAAGTATCTTACCCGATAGTAGTGCAAAAATACATATTAAGAAATTCTACGTTAAATGAAATCTAAGTTTATAGACTATTACATGGATATAGCTGAACTGACAAGTAAATTAAGTTCAGCAATCAGATTAAATGTTGGTGCAGTTATCGTTAAAGGTAATAAGATTCTAGGTACAGGATATAATGGCATGCCAACTGGATGGACTAACGAATGTGAATATAAAGAATATATGCCCGGTGATGTTTGGGATGGACAACTATATCCACATGAAGAATATGACAGTACCGTTGAGAGTAATCGTAGATATCGGTTAGTTACTAAGGATGAGGTCCTTCACGCTGAGATGAACGTAATTTCAAAAGTGTCCGCAAGTACAGAATCTAGTGAGGGTGCTACATTATTTGTTACACATGCTCCTTGCATACATTGTGCTAAAGCCATTTATCAATCTGGTATCAAACAAGTTTATTACCGAGATGCATATAGAGATGCAAGAGGATTAGAATTTTTAGAACAAGGTGGTGTGAATGTCACCCGATACCCAATACAAAACTGAAATATCAATCGGCTACGGAGAATTAAAACCTGTCATTGAATGGTGTCAGAGAAACTGCGCCAATGATTGGGGATATAATTGCCTAGAATTTGCAGGCGGCAGTGATGGTGGATTATATGATTTCTATTTTGAAACAGAATCCGATTACATAAACTTTATACTTTGGAAAAAATGAAATACTATACTTTTTACCGTGAAAACAATAACTTCACAGATATACTAACAGACAACAACATTAAGAAAGTGGTTGATATGAAAATATCATGGCATAGACATTTAATGATTGGGATGCAAGCAACTACTAATAGCGGCACGTTTAGCTATATTACATTGAAGTATGGTGATGAGATGATACCTAGTTTAACAAAAGACTATAGTCCAGTACCCGGGGTTGATTATGTACCTAAGAAAGATATCACTAAGTTTGAAAATAAAGATTAATAAAGCATAGATAGCATCTTAGCTTCTGGGATACGAGTTTTAGTATTCTTTGAACCCAACAGGACTACGGTCCTGATTCCATTTACAGTATTAATCATCATAACAATACATCCACCTGATTTAGTAATCCATCCTGTCTTGCTTACTATAAACGAATTGTTTGGTCCTACTAGTGTATTAGTATTTCTAAACTCTATATTTTTCTTCTTATTGATACTCCAACGTACTGCGTCCATATTACTAGCTTCTACTATCAATGGATACTTGCTGGCTGCGAATACAAGTTTAATTAAATCTTGTGCTGTACTAACGTTTGTAGCTAACAATCCAGTAGGGTCGGTAAAGGTACTGTTAATCATTTGTAATGACGTTGCTTTAGTGTTCATTGCACTGATACAGTTATCATATCCTCCCGGATAGTAATCGCATAATAGTTTGGCAGCGGAATTATCTGATTTAACGATTGCCAAATCAATAAGTATTTCTCTAGTAAGTTGTTTGTTGTAGAGTTTTTTTGGAATGATTTCTGTAAGTGATTGACCACTATCTAGCACAACCATTGCAGTCATTAGTTTAGTGATACTAGCTATGCTACGTATTTCGGACATATTAGAAGCTTCAAATATTCTACCATTACTATCAGCGACTATCCAAGCTTGTGCAGTTAATGGTGTAGCGTATGCAGATGAAGCTGTTAGTGCCAGTACTGTAATTAATTTTTTAATCATATTGATGTTCCTGTCTTATAATTAATTAATTTAATATCAGTACCCATTCCAACGATACAGCTTATATCTTTTGAAGTAGCAACGATTGTCCAATTCTTATCAGTGGGGTTCATCCAAACACTGAGAGTTGATTTAGCTATATCTGTTACCTTGCCTGTTAGTAGAGGCAGTTCTTTATATTTTTCTCTAAGATTTTTAAATAGGTCTGTTGTGTTGTAGCAGGGTAGTTCTGCTTCTATGGTTTCTTTTAGTTCTTGTGAATAGGAGCAGGTTGATATTCCTAAAGTTAGTAGTATTAGATAAAGTGATTTCAATATATTCTCCTATTCGTTATAGTATATCATACAACTAGAGAATATACTAATCAGATTTACCCTTAGAAGGTGATTGAACCACTAGTGGTCCAGGTATATACTCTATATCCGCCTGCTACAGTTATTGTTGGACTACCAGTTGTACTTGTTGCCGCGGGATAACTATCTGCATAACGAATTATTACTATACCGGAACCACCTGGGCCGCCATAAGAAGTTGGTCCACCGTTGCCGCCCCCTCCACCCCCTCCACCACCAGAGTTTGCTC